GAGCAATCTCTTTAATGTGGAATCAACGTTCAGTAGATACATTCTTAGGTTTACCGTTCAACATTGCTTCTTATGGATTACTACTTGAAATCATTGCTAAGATGATTAATATGGTACCTGATGAATTGATTGGTAACTTAGGTGATACACATTTATATTTGAATCACATTGAACAGGCAAAAGAACAAATTGGTAGAACCTCATTTAAATTACCTACTTTGAAAATCGAGGATGAAGTAAAATGGAAAGAAGGAGATTGTTTACCATCTTATTCAATTACTGATTTTATATTAGAAAATTACCAATCACATCCATCAATTAAAGCACCATTATCAAATTAAAAGTTATGACATACGAAAATTTTTTAAAAGTAATTACACAATTACAAGAACAAGACAAAATTCTAGACAATCTCTACAAAAACAAATTTGACTTGACTGAATTTGTTGATCCTTACCATGCAATAGTCACTATACTAATTAAGGAAATTTATGGAGAAGAAGGATGCGATTGGTTTAGTTGGTATTGTTATGAGAATGACTTTGGAAATAAAGGACTAGTGGCATGGGATGCTGATAAAAATCCAATATGTCATAGTCATGAAACACTTTGGGAATATTTAGAAGAACTAAAAAATAAGTAATATGGTTTTATTTACAGAACAAGAAATTCAAGAACGAGTTAAATCACTAGGCATTCAGGTTTCGTACCAAGCCAACCCGGAAGGTAAGCCCAGAGTCATGATTGGAGTCTTAAATGGAGCATTTATGTTCTTTAGTGACTTAGTTAGGAATATGGAGGTTGATTGTGAAATTGACTTCATTCAGGTTAAATCTTACCAAAACCAACAGCAGTTTGATATTAAACTTTTAAAGGATATCAACGTTGAAATTGCCGGGAAAGATGTCTATGTAGTAGATGATATTTTTGATTCGGGTAACACTATGAGATACTTGATAACCCATCTTCAAACCAGGAAACCTAAGTCAATTACTCCGGTTACCTTATTCAAAAGTAATTATTCTTATATGGAAAACCTAATTTACGGGTTTGAGTTAGCTGAGGAGTATTGGATTAGAGGGTATGGGTTAGATAATGTAGATGGTACTAAGAGAAACTTACGACACGTGGAAGGAACTATTTTCGAATAGTAAAGTGGGTTATGGGCTAGACAGACTATTTATAATAGATGGCATATGTTTATAGGCATATTAGATTAGATAAAAGAACCCCGTTCTATATCGGAATAGGATCTGACGAAGAGAAAAAATACTACCGTGCAAATACGAAAAGCGGTCGAAATAAAATTTGGAAAGACATTACAGATAAAACAGCCTATGAGGTGCAGGTAGTATTGGAGGGACTTACTTGGGAGGAAGCTTGCCTAAAAGAGGTTGAATTTATAGAACTATACGGTAGGATAGACAAAAAAACAGGTACATTAGCTAATATGACGAAAGGCGGAGATGGTGTATTAGGCAGAGTAGATACAGAAGAAAGAAAACAAAAATGGAAAGAAAGCAGGAAAGGTTTTCGACATTCGGAAGCAGCCAAGCAGAAAATGAGTATGCAACATACCGGGAAAACACACTCCAGGGAAACTAGGGAAAAGATAAGAGTAAACAAAAAACAAGATTGGCAAAACTTAAAACACCCCTTTAATAGCTTAGAATACAGGGAGCAAAAAAGAGAGCATATGATTAGAAACAACCCAATGGCAAACCCGGAAATACGAACTAGGCATAAACAGGCTGTTGAAAAAAGAGAGTGGAAAGGAGGGACAGTTTTGAAAGACTTAAATACAAAGCAAGTAACCTGTCCACACTGTAAAAAATCAGGAGGTTATATGAGTTTCAAGCAATTTCATTTTGATCGATGTGAAGCTTTTACTGGCATTAAGCATACAAAACCAGAATATACTTGTCCATATTGTAACAAAACTGGGAAAGGAGCTTCTAATATGCAACGGTGGCATTTTGAAAATTGCAAATACAAATAAAATTTCTTATATTAAAGTATGTTAACAGCCAAGCAAATATTAGACCAAGGGATTGTAATCCCATCCCCCTATTCAAAACCAGCACAGGTTGGTATTGATTTATCATTAGCATCAGTTCATAAATGCACTGCCGGATCTTCTGTCTACCAAGATAAGACTCATATTGACCCAACTGGGTTCTTTGAAGAGAAAACTTACATGGTTGATGGAAAGGAATGTTGGATGCTTGAACCAGGCACTTATGCAATTACCTTTAACGAAGGGTGTAAAATTCCTGCTAATGCAGCAGCATTTATTATACACCGAAGTAGTCTTTACAGGACAGGTACTTCAATCACCTCCCCGGTCTGGGATCCAGGTTTTGAAACTGAGAAGATGGGCACTGTTATGATTGTGAATGTTAAGCTCATAGTTGAAAGAAATGCAAGAGTAGCTCAAATGATTGTTCACGAAACACAAGAAGATGCTAACCTCTATCAGGGGCAGTGGCAGGGCGGTACTCATTCATGGGAAAAAGCAAAATAATAAGCTATTTATAACATATGAAACTTTCAGAATTTAAACAGCTTATTAAGCAGTCTATACTAGAAGAAAAAGAAAAAGAAAAGAACGCTTCTGGTGCAATGACTCCTGAGGAAGAAAAAATGGTTGCTGATTATGAAGAAGAGCAAGATGCTAAGCATACTTTAGGTAAAGAAGAACCTATGGAAGAAGCTAGGGTATCTCCTGATATCCGTGTTGCTTATTTAGTACAAATTTTAGATCGTGTTTGGTATATGGGTAAAGGTAATAATACTATCGATTTTGAATCTTTAGCTCAATCACTTATTAACGATATGTTTGATGAAGAGACTATGGAAGAAGATGTTATTGCTGAAGCAGAAAAAATCGTTACTGCCTGGAATTCTAAAAAGCAATTATAAAAAATAAAGTCAAAATTATCCTGAAAGAGCCCTTGCAAGTTGAGGGCTTTTTTCATATATTTAGTCAATGGTTATCGAAAAAAAGTACTACCTTGTTGATGATAAAGAGAAAGTAAATCTACTCATCCAACATATTAACGAAAAAGAAATAATTGCTTACGATACAGAAACTACTACTCTTAACCCACGTAAAGGAAAGATAGTAGGATTTTCAGTATCCGGAGAAGAAGGAGTAGGCTTTTATATGCCTACTATGGTTTGGAATGTAGAATCAGAATCCTTAGAAGAATGTACCATTGAAGGTGTTGGTTGCAATAAAATAGCTAAGAAACTTATTGCAATGCTGGTTGGAAAGAAGCTTGTGATGCATAATGCTTCATTTGACTGCCGGTATACTCAGAACTTTTACGGGGTTAACTTACTACCCTCTCTATGGGTTGATACTGCCCTTCTGGTTCATACAGTGAAAGAAGAAGGAGCATTTGGATATGGAGCTAGTCCTTTTGGATTAAAAACAATTGCAATCATGATTCAAGATAAGATTGGATTGAATGTGGCAGAAGCAGCCAACCAAGAACAATTAAACCTAAAAGCTTCTATTAAAGAGAATGGCGGGGCAATCACTAAAGATAATTTTGAAATTTATAAAGCAGATATTAACCTCTTAAGTGAGTATGCTGCTGCAGATACAGACTTAACCTTGCGTATCTGTAATTACTTTCTACCGGTTTTAAAAGGGGAAGGCCTGGAGAAATTCTTTTTTGAAGAGGAGGTTATGCCCCTTTATAGAGAAGTAACTGTGCCGATGGAGATCAAAGGGATAGCCCTTGATATACCTCTGATAGAAAAGACTAGGGATGATATTATGGCCGATCAAGAACGTTACCGTAAGTTAGTTCTAGAAGAGCTTTTAAAACTACCTAAGGTTAAGGAATGGGTCATTGATACTGCCTTAAAAGAGTTTCCTCCTGGACATAAAGGCAAATGGGCACAGACTTTGGTTGAGCTTTACGGCCTACCTATGCCTAAGACTGCCCGGGGAGTATCTTTGAAAGAAGCTAATATTTTAGCTCTAGAAGAACATCCGGTAAGAGAGTACCTACTTACAGCAGACTTGAGCCATTTACAAGAAGAAGTTGTGGTTAGAGTATCTATGAAGCTTTGGAAAGACTCTAACGACGGGGAGTTTATTAATATACAATCTAAAAAGCAGTTGGGTGAGATTGCATTTAACTACTTGAAAGAGAAGCCGTTATCTAAAACTGCTAAAGGACAGCCTCAATTTGACGACGATGTCATTCAAGTTTTATCAGACAAATACGAGTGGTGCAAGAACCTACGTATCTACAATAAGCTTTTAAAGATTAAATCTACCTACATAGATCGATTTTACCAAGCAGCCGAAGATGGACGCTTCTACCCGTACTTTAAACAGAATGGAACTGTGTCTGGAAGATACGGTTCAGACCTACAACAGTTACCTAAGCCTAAAGAGGATGGGGAAGCTGATCCTCTAATCGTTAAGTATAACAACGAAATTAGAGCATTTTTTATTGCAGATGATGGATATTTATTTATTGATAATGACTTTGAGTCTCTTGAACCTCACATCTTTGCCTCTATTTCAAATGATGCAAACCTTCAAGAGATCTTCAACCAAGGACACGATTTCTACTCTACTGTCGCTATTCGAACTGAAAAGCTAGACGAGCAGAGAGACAAGTACCCCGACGGAGTTTCAGCCGATAAAAAGGCTCCTAACTTCCTAAAGAAGCTTGATGCACCTAAAAGGAACCAAGCAAAAGCATATTCCTTAGGAGTTGCTTATGGAATGTCTCCTTATGCATTAGCAATGTCTTTAGGAGTATCTCAAGAAGAAGGAAACAGGCTTCACCAAGGTTACATGGAAGGATTTCCTGGGGTTGCTCAATGGGTTGAAAACTCAAGAGCATTGTTTAAAAAGCACGGTTACATTAGAAACCAAGTAGGACGAATCAGACACTTAGAAAGAGGGAAAGTTGTTTACGACAAATTCGGGGAAAAGATTATGGACTGGAAGTTTAGAAACGAACTAGCTAAAGAAGCAGGAGGAGAGCAAGTAAAGCAATACTACGGTGATTATAAAAACGCACTTAATAACTGCTTAAACTTCCAGATTCAATCACTAGCAGCTTCTGTAGTTAACCGAGCAGCTTTGAACATCAACAGGGAGTTTCAAGCCCGGGGATGGGATGGGCAGGTTATAGCCCAGATACATGACCAGTTGATTATTGGCATTAAGGAAGAATTAGCCGAAGAAGCTAAATGGGTTGTAAAAGACATTATGGAGAATACAACCAAACTTCCAGGAGTGACTTTAAAAGCACCGCCAGAAATTTCTAAAAATTTCCGCGATGGACATTAATTAAGTTGCATTTAAAAATAAAAGTTCCTATATTAATATTAAGTTATGAGTAATACAGAAAAAAATTCAAACATTTTTACAATTACAGATCCTGTTTTAGAACCATACTACATTCAGTATGATCAATCTTGCTACACAGCAATCAAGAAAATTACAGCAGGCAATTCAGGCCGGGTACGTGACTCTATCTTAGGGTACTACGGCGGGTTAGACAGATGCTTAAATGCTATTGCGGAAGATTCTATTAAGAATCAGAACTATGACTCTATAGCATCTTATGTTACTACCTACAAAAATCGCATTGAAGAAATAAAACAAATTAAAATACAATGAAGTTAAACGCAATTTATAACGCAGTCATTCTCAAACCTTATGAGTTTGAAGAAGAAAAGTACGGTAACATTATAGTACCGGACTTAGGAAATGAAAAGAACAAAATTGGCCAGGTAGTCTCTGTAGGAGATGGAGTTACTGTCGCAGGAGTAGGTTTTGTATCAACCAAAGTAAAAATTGGGGATATTGCCGTCCTTCCGACTATGGGCTTTACTCGCTTTGAATTTAAAGGTGAAGAATACTTTATTGGCCCTGAGAATCAGCTTCTAGCTATTATTACAGAAGAGGAACTTGAAATAACAACACCATTTTAATTTATGAGCAAACAAGTAGAATATTCAAATCAGGCAAGAAAGCAGTTAATGGTCGGAGTTAATAAACTTGCCGACGCAGTTACAGCAACTTTAGGTCCTAATGGACGTAATGTAGTTTATAGAAATGAAATGGGAGAGGTACGCTCTACCAAAGATGGAGTTACTGTTGCTAAGATTATTTCTTTAAAAGATCCTATCCATGCAATTGCTGTTGATATGATCAAACAAGCAGCAATTAAAACTGCTAACATTGCCGGAGACGGTACTACAACTTCTACGCTTTTGGCACAATCAATCACTGATAATGGCCTGAGTTCATTAGATGCAGGAGCAAATGCTGTTCAAATAAAAAGACAGATTGACAAAGCAGTAAAGGAGGTTATTGCCTATTTAAAAGAGAACATTGCCGAGGATATCACCTCAGAGGAGCAGTTAGACCAGATAGCATCTGTGTCCGCAAATAACGACCCTGAAGTAGGTAAACTAATCACTGCAGCCTTGGCTGCTGTAGGAAGAGACGGTATTGTGAGTATAGAGGAGTCTAGAACAGGGGAAACCTACTTAGAGACTGTTGAAGGTATTCAATTTGATAGAGGTTATAAATCACCTCACTTTGTTACTGACAACCCATCTATGTCTTCAGTTTTAGAATCTCCTTTCATTTTGATCTATGATGGGAAGATTTCCCAGGCTAAAGATCTGCTACCAGTCCTAGAAGCAGTATCAGCCGAGAATAAATCACTTTTACTTATTGCTGAAGATATTGATCATGAGGCTTTAGCTACCTTAATTGTAAATAAGATGAGAGGTACTTTAAAAGTTTGTGCAGTTAAAGCACCTGACTTTGGAGATCGCCGCAAGCTTATTATGGAAGACATTGCAGTCTTGACCGGAGGTCAGGTAGTTAGTCCAGAAAAAGGAATGAAGCTAACTAAGATGAATTGGGATTGGTTTGGAAAAGCACGTAAGGCAAATATCTACAAAGAAGCTACTACCATCATTGACGGTAAAGGAACATCAGAGGCTATTGAAGGCCGAATTGAAGATTTAAAAGCTCAGATTGATAATGCTAAAACTCCTTTTGAAATCGAGAAACTTCAAGAAAGACTAGCTAAATTCACCGGCGGGGTATCAATCATTCATGTAGGAGGCAACTCTGAACTTGAAATGAAAGAAACTAAAGACCGGGTAGAAGATGCTTTGCATGCTACTAGAGCTGCTATTGCTGAAGGAGTAGTACCCGGAGGAGGGATTGCTTTACTTTACGCTGGAGAGTCTTTAGACCTTACTGAAGGACTGGGTACTAGAATCGTTTATGAGGCTTGCCAGGCACCTTTAGTTAAAATTCTCTCTAATGCCGGGTACGAACCAAAAGAGATTACTGATATTATTAACCGACTAGTTAGTCAGCCTGATAGATGGACTGGTTACAATCTCAAATTAGAGGCTTTGGATAATATGAAAGAAGCTGGTATCATTGATCCGTTTAAAGTAACTAGAACAGCATTAGAGAATGCAGCATCAGTAGCAGGAACGATTCTACTAACTGAGTGTGTAGTTGCTGATGATATTGAAGATTCAAAAGAAACAAACACAGATCCAGGATTACTATTTGGCTAATGGTTACAATTGGAAAACTAATTCAAATTCAGGGAGAATTTTTCGAAGTAGTACGTATTCTAAGAATAGGTATCGGTAAGGTTCTCCCTCTTGAATTGATTGAAGAAGGTAAGAGGTTCTGGCATGCTGAAAAAGTATTTAAACAGCAGGACCATTACTACTTTGTAAATGAAGTTAAATCAATAGAACCGATCACAGATGACGAAGACAGAAATACAAGAGAAACTACAACTGATAGCACAGAGAACACCGCCGGGGGACAGATGGACCTTGGAAGGGGAGACAGAGATCAGGAAGAGCATAACTGATGCTTTGGAGGCTTATTACCAAAAAGCTACTGTAAAACCAATTGCCTATCGCCTGGAGCCTTTGCAGGGGAAGCTATTTGCAATAAGAACCAGTGAGGTAGAAATACCAGAAGAACAACCAAAGCAATATTCAATTTACGGAGATTACGAATTATAAAAACATTATGAAGAATCAAGATTTAAAAATTAACATTGACTTAAAAAACACTCGCCCGGTAACCTCACCAGAAGGCAATCACGTCTTTGCTGAAGGAATGATCCTACGGAAAGTATCCCGCTTTGTAGCCGGAACTGATGAAGATGCTGTAATGCCTATCCCGGTATTCTACGATGTACAGACAGGGAAGATCTTATTAGATACCTTACCTAAGGATTTAAGAGAGGAGTACGAGAGTGAGCAGGAAGATTAATTACACAGGCTTTACACCAGACTCAGTAGTTGATTCTATTTTAAATAAGTTTGTTGATAGAGCTGAGATGGGCTTTACTAAATACAACAATACCTTAGATAGAAAAGACTTATCTAAACTTGAATGGATTAACCATGCCCAAGAGGAACTTATGGATGGGATCCTTTACCTACAGAAATTAAAGCAAGAGGTTTTAAATGAGCAAGAAGATTCCGGCAGTAGTCAAGCAAATACAGAAGCATAAACTAGCCGAAATAGACTATAAGACTCAAAAGAACATTTCTTTTTCACAACTGCAGATGTATTACCAGTGTCCCCATCAGTGGGACCTGGTATACAGGCAGGGTCATAAAGTCTACCGGCCAACCATTCACACGGTTTTTGGAACATCGTTTCACGAAACAGTTCAAAACTGGTTGACTGTTATGTATGAAACTACTGCAGTGGAGGCAGATAAGATTGACCTGCATGAGTATCTTTATGAAAAATTAAAGACAAACTACGTTTTAGAGTTAGGTAAGAATGAAAATAATCATTTTACTACCAAAGAAGAACTAGCCGAATTCCTAGAAGACGGAATAAAGATTCTAGATTTTTTAAGAAAGAATAGAAAAGCTTATTTTAACATCAAAGGATGGCATCTAGTCGGAATTGAAATACCAATCCTATTAACACCTAATTCAGATTACCCGAATACCCTCTATAAAGGATTCCTTGATTTAGTTCTTTATAATGACAATACAGAATCATTCTACATTTACGATATCAAGACCTCAACCAGAGGATGGACTGATAAAGAGAAAAAGGATGAGGTTAAGCCCATGCAGTTAATATTCTATAAGGAATATTTTAGCCAACAGTTTGGAGTTCCAACCGACAAAATAAATGTGGAATTTTTTATTGTTAAGAGGAAGATTTGGGAAGAGTCAGAGTTTGTTCAAAAGAGGGTGCAGCAATGGGTACCCCCCTCCGGCCCAATTAAGACTAAGAAGGCATTAGGGGTTATAGATGAGTTTATCAAAACCTGTTTTAACCTTGATGGCACAATGATAGACAAGGTGCATGATAAGAAGCCTTCGGACACAGCTTGTCGTTGGTGTGCATTCAAAGACCGGCCGGATTTATGTGACCGGGGGCAGGGAAAATAATCGAAATTTAGACCGCATTTTTCTACCCCTATATATTTATATGTATAGACATTATGAGTACAGTTACTAAAAAAAAGCCCACAGTCCTAACCTCGGTGAAGGTCGACTCGGACAAGTTCAATGACTTTAAAGTAGAATGTGTGAGAGATAAATTCACACTAACACAATTGGTGAACAAATGCATGGACCTTTATTTGAATGATGAGTCATTCAAGAACGCTATTTTAAATTACAAAGAAGGTTAAAAAGAATTTGCCTTCGGACAAAAATTAGTTATATTTAAGTAAATTATGAAACAAGGTTATATACCAAAAGACAAAAGAAAGAAAATCTTATTGCTGTGTGATGACATTAGAGTTCATTCCGGCATCGCGCACATGGGTAGGGAATTGGTTATGAACACCGCCCACCATTACAACTGGGTTAATCTAGGAGGTGCAGTTAAACATCCGGAGGCCGGTCAAAGGTTTGACCTGTCTGAGGATACCAACAAACAGGCTCAGATTGAAGATTCGTCAGTGATGTTATACCCGACCGATGGGTACGGGAATCCAGATATCATCCGTCAGTTAATTCAGATGGAAAAACCAGATGCTTTATTTTTGATTACCGACCCTAGATATTGGGTTTGGTTATTCCAAATGGAAAATGAAATTAGAAAGCATTGCCCGATTATATATTTGAATATTTGGGATGATTATCCGGCACCGTTGTACAATGAAACATTCTATGAATCTTGTGATGCATTGTTAGGTATTTCAAAACAAACCGTCAATATCAATAAATTGGTGTTGGGTTCAAAGTCCGAAGGTAAACTTATTGAGTATGTACCTCACGGTGTGAATGAGAAGAACTTTCGTCCTTTGTCTAAGGAAGAAAAATCGTCTAGTGAATTTTTGGAGTTTAAAAATCAAATATTCCAAGGAAAGGAATTTGAGTTTGTATTATTTTTCAATTCAAGAAATATTCGCCGGAAACAGATTCCGGATGCAATCCTGGCCTTTAGGCATTTTGTTGATAGACTTCCTAAGGAACAGGCTAAGAAATGTCTCTTCCTTCTTCATACCCAACCGGTGGATGAACATGGAACTGATCTACCGGCTGTAATAGACCTACTATGTCCGGAGGAGTATTGTAATGTATTCTTTACCGGTGGTATGTACGACCCCCAAAGAATGAATTGGTTATATAATCTAGCCGATTGCCAGATTCTTTTAACCTCGAACGAAGGGTGGGGTTTAAGTTTGACCGAAGCCTTGCTTGCTGGTCTGCCTATAATTGCCAATGTTACTGGAGGGATGCAAGACCAAATGCGTTTTGTTAAGGATGGTAAATGGGTTGACTTTGATGAGGACTTCCCGTCCAATCATCGCGGTACCATTAAGGAACATGGTGAATGGGCATTCCCAGTATTCCCAACATCTCGTTCATTAGTAGGTTCAGTACCAACACCTTACATCTTTGATGATAGATGTGAACCAGAGGATGCAGCCGATCAAATTGAGGCAGTTTACAACCTAGGTCCTGAGGAAAGACAGAGAAGAGGTAATACCGGACGTGAGTGGGCTTTAGGTGATGAGGCTGGATTTACATCTGAAAAAATGGGTAACCGTGTAATTGAATACGTTGATGAATTATTTGATACTTGGGAACCAAGAGAAAAATATGAATTCATTCTAGCAGGTGATTATAAGAAAAAAGTTTTAAACCATAAATTAATATATTAATGAAACCGTTATTTGTAATAAGTTGTCCTATTGATACCTACTCTATAAGGATTTTAGTAGGGCAACTATTTATAAATAAAGTATGGGATGTAAAACAGGTAACTACGTATCTTGTGCTTATTGCACAAAGGAGGTTTATAAATCTAAATGGGAACTACGCAAAGCCACCAGGTACTTCTGCAGCAGAGAATGTGCAAGCAGGGGCCATAGTTTATTTTTAACAAAACATGAATACACAAAAATACTATGTCCAGAATGCGGTTCTGAATTTCAGCAACACTGGAAAGGAGCAAAAAAATACTGCTCTACAAAATGTGCAGCACGGCACAGCCTTTCTGTTATTAATGCAAAAGAGCCAAAAAAGAGAGGAACTAAACCTGAAAAATTATTTGCAGAGAAGTTGGAGGAGTGGGGGATTGCTTTTATTTTTCAAAAAAGTTTACCGTGGAAAAAAGGCTGGAAGAAATGGTTTGATTTTTACATCCCGGAATGGAATATGCTCATTGAAGTAGACGGTGAATATTGGCATGGCAAAGACATAAAGACTAAAGACTTAAATAAACAACAATGGAATACTCGAAAAAACGACAGGTTAAAAAGCTACCTTGCAAAAAAACAAAACTACAAACTGCTCCGGGTATGGAGCTTAGAAGTACAAAAACTAACATATGAACAATTAAAAACTTACAATGCAGAATATGAATAACAAACCCTTGTTTGTGATGAGCGCGCCTGTGGATACCTACTCAGGGTATGGTGCCCGTTCTAGAGATTTAGCCAAAGCAATCATCCAAACAGATAAGTATGATGTGAAAATCATACCTCAGAGATGGGGTAATACTCCTTGGAATTTTATTCAAGACCATCAGGAAAAATGGGGCTTTTTAAAAGACCATTTCCTACAACAGCAGTTACCAAAACAGCCTGAAATTTGGGCTCAAGTAACTATCCCAAATGAATTTCAGCCAGTAGGTAAATTTAATATCGGCTTTACTGCCGGTATTGAATCTACAGTATGTGCTGCTGATTGGATTGATGGAATGAATAGAATGAATGTAAACTTTGTTTCTTCTGAACATTCTAAAAAGGTATTTCAAGAATCTTCATTTGAACAACGTGATCAAAATACCCAACAGTTGATTCGTACTATTAAGCTTGAAAAACCAGTTGAAGTGTTATTTGAAGGAGCAGACCTGGATGTATACAAGGCATTAGAATCATCAACAGAATCAGTTAAAACCTTTGATAAACTTGCTAGCATTAAGGAAGACTTTGCTTACCTATTTGTTGGCCATTGGTTAAATGGGGATTTAGGGGAGGATAGAAAGAATGTTGGATTATTAATTAAAGCCTTCTACGAAACGTTTAAAAATAAGATGAAAAAACCTGCCCTAATACTAAAAGTATCTATGGGCGGTACCTCTTATTTAGATAGAGAAGAAATGTTGAAACGAATTGCCTTGATTAAAAAGACAGTTAATTCAACTAACCTACCTAACATTTATTTGTTACATGGTGAATTCTCTGATGAGGAAATGAACTTACTCTATAATCACCCTAAAGTAAAAGCAATGGTTTCTTTAACTAAAGGTGAAGGATTTGGTAGACCATTATTGGAATTTACTTTAAGTAAAAAACCAATCCTAACTACAGGATGGTCAGGCCATATGGATTTTCTAGATCCAGAATATACTACTCTGCTTTCAGGTCAATTAACTAATGTTCATCCAAGTGCTGCTAACGACTGGTTGTTAAAAGAAGCTCAATGGTTCTCTCCTGATCACGGCCAGGTGGGAAACTCACTAAAAGAACTATTTGAAGAATATAAAAAATATATTCCCTTAGCACGTAAACAAGCTCATAAGTCTAAGACTGATTTTTCATTCGATAAGATGAAAGAATTACTAGAAGGGAGACTAGCAGCATTAGTACCTGAATTTCCTAAAGAGGTTAAACTTCAACTACCTACTCTAAAGAAAATCGAATTACCTAAATTAAAAAAAGTAAATGGATAATCTAACTAAATGCAATAGATGCGGAGGGGATGCCTGCTACACCCAGCAGGTGACCCCCCAGCTTAAAACCTACTGGTGCTACGGTTGTGGTTTTATTTCTAACGATCTTATGAAAGAAGGCGAAGAGTATTTTGCACAACAGACCTCTAACTTACCAGATCTTTACTTAGATCTTCTTTATAAGGATTCTGAAGACCGTTATTGGATGCCTTCTACGGTTAATATTGAAGATAAAGGAATGATCTTTGCCCAAGGTGTTAACCCGCAAGACTGGCGATGGACAGCAGTTAAAGCAGTTGAACGATTTGAGGAAGATTTAAAAAAGAATCCAAAAAATAAAGCCAAGTACAAAATGGATATGGTCAATCAAAAACATTTCCATGAAAAAGATTACATGGATGCTTTAGATCATATTGGCATCTTTAAAAAATAGTTCGTATATTTACTTTATGAAAATCAGTTATGCTGTTACTGTCTGTAATGAAGAGGTAGAACTTCAAAACTTATTATACCATCTCCTCAGGTTTAAAAAGCCTCAAGATGAAATAGTAATCTTATTTGATTCTAAGAATGGGAGTAAAGGAGTAGAAGAATACCTCCGATCACATTCAGTAACAGCAGATGCTGGCTTCACCTGGCACTCAGGTGAATTCGATGGTCATTTTGCTGACTGGAAGAATAAACTTAATACCTTATGCTCAGGTGATTTTATCTTCCAGATTGATGCTGATGAATACGTGATCGGTGAATGCATTGATTTAATGCATGAAATAATAAAAGCTAACCCCGAAGTTGATCTGTACTATGTTCCTAGAATTAATACCGTAAGCGGCATCACTCAGGAGCATATACAGAAATGGGGGTGGAGGGTTGACGATGGAAAGGTTAACTGGCCTGATTATCAGACTAGACTTTATAGAAACTCTTCAGACATTAAATGGAAAAATAAAGTTCACGAAGTAATTGAAGGCTTTAAACAATACTCAGTATTACCAGCAGTGGATGAGCTGGCTTTAATCCACCACAAGACAATTGAAAGACAAGAAAAACAAAACGCTTACTACACTACATTATGATAGAAAATTATAAAATAACTCAGGACGGTGTCATTGAACAGATTCACAAAGAACTTTTTAACTACGACCAAGAATATTCAGATAGTAGGTACTCTGTCTTTTCAGACAGGGGTAATATACTTAATTTGAGACTCGGTTACGTTATAGGATCGATTGGGAGAATTCCAACCTCTTTACTGGATGTTGGGTACGGCAATGGAGATTTCTTGGAAAGTTGCCGTAATCTAATACCTACCCTGTACGGTAATGATATTCAACCAGCATACCCTTTGCAGGAAGGAATTACTTTTGTAGAGAATATAACAGATATAGAAGTGGATGTAGTTACTTTTTTTGATAGTTTAGAGCATTTCCACAACATAGAATGGGTTAAGGATTTAAAATGTAGTTATGTGGTTATTAGTTTACCATGGTGCACTAATGGAGAAGATGATGCATGGTTTACTGCTTGGAAGCATAGAAAGCCGAATGAACACCTGTATCATTTTAATGAACATAGCCTACAAGCATTCATGAAGAGACAAGGTTACGAATTACTAAACTACTGTAATATTGAAGATAAAGTTAAGATTGATGCAAACTTAACCCCTAACATACTTACGGCGTGTTTTAAGAAGATATGAATAAACTTAATTTATATTCTTTTCATAGGAATATTGCCGATTATAGGTTTGATAATCATAACACTAAGCAACTAATTAGCGAGTTATCAAAAAAATACATAGTTAATCAATATGATTTAGACGGAGGAGATGGCTTTATTTTCAATGAAGTCAATATCAACCACGGATCTATTTTAATATTTGAAGATGATAATACCAAACAATTTAAGGTATTTGATTTTGGTGATAATCCATACCTAGTTAATGACCTAAAAAACCACCCTAAGTTTGCTAAAGCAGCATTAGGTCAATATAATCCACATTTGTGGAAAGATGACACTAAGGTAGTTCCTGGCACTTACCCGGAGACTATCTGGGATTTTGGCAACCTAAATTACAAAGCTGTTACTGCTTACAGAGCAGCCAATACTTTAAATTCAAAATTATACTGGAGAGGAAGTTTATATAATAACCCAAACTTAGGGTATGGAACCTACCTAGGAGCTCGAAGAGCAGTAGAACTGCTACCTAACCTACTTGGTAATAATTTTTTCTACGGCAACTATCCCATCGATTTTAACTCCTATATTCAAGAAGCTCTTAACTATAAAGTAGCTTTGTCAATAGGAGGCGGAGGGGGTGTTGTAGGAGCTAGGTGTGGAGATATATGTTTCCGAGATATTGAAATGTTCGGACTAGGTATACCACTACTAAGACCGCAGTATGTTATAGAGATGCAAGATAGATTGGTACCAGACACTCACTACATTTCAGTAGATGTAGATTTCGATGATTTATTCAAATACAGTGATCATGAACTACTGGCAGAGAAAATAGCAGACAAGTACCAGAAGGTTATCAATAATACGGAGTTTTTAGAATACATTTCCAGTAACGCAAGAGACTGGTATTGTCGTAATGTAGCACCTCCTAGCATCACAAGTAGAATATTAAAAGCTTTAGATTTATAAAATGAACAATTTACTTATAGGAGCAATAAGTGCTAACTACTCTGTTAAAGATATTGAGAATTGGGTCAAGACATCCAACTTTGAAGATACTAAGAGAGCGCTCTACCTATACAACGGAGATGAAAACTCACCCTTAGTGTCGTACCTAGCTGAAAATAATGTTGATGTTTACCTTCCACAGGTTAACTTCTTTGGAGAATCGCAGGATGAGTTTTTAACAGATACTGGAAGAGTAACTCCGGAGAGTTCTTATAACTTAGTCCATAATGTTCGGTTTTTGCATATTGCTAATTTCCTGAGGGATTCTAACTACGGGAAAGTTTTTATAACAGACGTTAAAGATGTTATATTTACTCAATCACCTTTCCCTAGAGTACCTAAAGAAGGAATTATAGCAACAGGAGAGGTTATTAAATATAAAGACCATGCATGGAACTTAGAACACCTCTATACCAATTTAGGGTTCTTAGGATTAGATTTGGTACAGGAGGAAGTTTTGAACGTTGGAGTCTTTGGAGGAGGGAAAGAGGATGTTGAAGCTCTATGTAAAGACATCTATTTAATGTCCTGCGGTAAATTTAAAGTTGCCGATCAGACTTCTTTTAACTATCTTACGAGAAATTCTTACAAACATAAGACAGTCTTTACTACCCTGGAAGATAAATTTGCAATTCACTTGCATGTTATTAAAGAAGGGGCAGTTAAGTTTGATCTGAACAATTTAAAAGATTACACAATTATTCACCAGTACGATAGATTTGGAGATGAAATACTCAATTATTATACCCTACCGCAATAGAGAGGAGCATTTGGAAGTTTTACTTCCAAGATTGCAAGATAAGTTCGCCGACAAGGATTATGAAATTATAATCTCAGAACAAGGTAACGAAGATAACTTTCAGATTGCTATTGTAAATAATATAGGCTTTAAAGAAGCAACAGGGGATGTTATTATCTTACATCAGGTAGATTATTATCCTGCTGATGATCTAGATTATACTTTCACCGGAACAGCTACCTTAATGGGGGCAAAAGCATTCTTCTTGGATAAAGATAATGCAAGCCTTAGACCTGAACATGATATCCCAGGAGGTTATAGAAGCTTCTCTCAAGCAATCGATCCTAACTTCTACGGAGGAGTTGTGATGATGTCAAGACAGCAATTCAAGACTATTAACGGCTTGAATCCCTTATATAGAGGATGGGGCAACGAAGATGAGGACCTTAGAGAAAGACTAAGATGGGCTGGCATTCCTGTAATAAGACAATCAGAAGGTACTTATTTTTGTCTGTACCATAATGATAATGGAGCAATTCATCTAAAACCAGAGCAGCATCAAAAAGATTTTTATGAAGGTAAAATGTTATACCAAAGAGCTTATGAGTACAGACATGTTGGGTATGATAATATTGAATATACTTTAGAGGAGATACCAACAGAGTTACCAAATGTAAAATGGGTTAAATCAGACAATTATAAAATAAATTTATGAAAGTAGAAATATCAGACGGCGAATTACTAGACAAAATCAGTATCCTACAAATTAAGTTAGAGCGCATCTCAGATGAAAGTAAGTTAATTAACATACAAACTGAGTATACCGCATTAACTGAGGTAGGAGCTAAGCTGTTACAAGACGGGCAAGTTTTTAATTTATATAAAAAGGTTAAAGAAGTGAATGAAGTACTTTGGAATTTAGAAGACGGTATCCGGATGAAGGAAAAAACTAAAGCTTTCGATCAGGAGTTTATTCACCTAGCAAGAGAAATTTATAAAACAAACGACAGGAGAGCAGAGGTGAAAAAAGAAATTAACTTATTAACTGGTTCCATATTTGTAGAAGAAAAATCCTATGAACAGTACTAATTGTCTGGTAGTAACTTTTGGCTTTTTTGGAGATATTATCTTTGCAACATCTTTAGCTGAAAAGCTAAAAAAGCAAGGATATTCTCAGGTGGACTACCTGATTGGCTTTCCGCAGGTAGCTCAGTTAGTTGAAAATAATCCTAATATAGATAAAGTACTAATATCACAGCACCCAGGTCCTAAACCCTATTATTCTTTGGACTTAACACATTATACAAGAGTCATTGAACTAGGTCCTTTAGACTATAAAATTACCCCTTGTGCACAATATCAGCAACAGGCAGGGCTAGGTGATCTATCCTCACATTACAAAATATACACCACTCCGGAATACGATGCAGTCGCTGAACAAGTAATCGAAGAGCTTAGAGCAACTTACAATAAGCCGGTTCTTGCCCTTATGACTAATTGGCAACCAAAGACTTACCTTTTTACTCCTGAGCAGTACAAAGCAGGTATTGATGTTCCTAACTTAGGGTATGGTGGAGCACATAGAGATATACAATATATCGTAGATGAGTTACAGGAACATTTTACTCTATACCCGGTGGGTGTAGGTGAAGCAAATCAACAACAGACCCTGCACCTACCTGATGAAGATCAAAAATCACTTCTTTTTGAAGCTTCAATAATGAAGTATTGTGATGCTTTTGTCGGAACAGATGGAGGGTTAGCTACAATCGCTGCCGGGGTTGGAACTAAGACAGTTATTACAGGTGATTTTAATTTACAGCTTTATGGATGGAATGGAGTGTTAAAAAAGATTCAACATCCACGTCTAGGTCCTAGAGAGTATTTTGGCGATCCTCATATTGTTCTAGACCCGTACCTAACTGATCATGAAGTTACACAAGAATTAATAAAAACATTACTATGAGACATACAACTTTTTTAGACACTAAACTATACCTACATCCAGAGGGTGATGTAGTCTGCGACAATATTGCCAGGGGAACACCGGCAGAAGAACATCTAGTACACTACTTTAAGAAGTTTATTAAACCTACAGATATTATTGTGGAAGGTGGGGCATATGTAGGGTTACATACCGTTAGGTTTTCACAACTTGCTTATGAAGGGCATGTATACTCTTTTGAAGCAAGTAAAAGAAACTATGATTTAACTTCTAAAACATTGAACGATAATAATATTACAAACGTCTCTCTATACAATAAAGCACTTTACTCAACAGTAGGGAACATTTATCTAGCAGAAAGCTGGACTCCGGATCAAGATTCAGTCACAAATACACCAACCGGTAAGGAGGTTGAATGTGTATCTATTGATAGTTTAAATTTAGCAAAAGTAGACTTTATAAAGTTAGATATTGAAGGAGGTGAATTAGAAGCTTTGAAGGGAGCAATCAATACTATTAAAGCTCATCAGCCTATTATAACTTTTGAATATCTAAAACACTTAAACCACCCAAGTCCTATAGGTATTTTAACAGAGTGTAATTATAGTGTTTACCAAATAGAAAACCATTGGGACTATGTTGCAATCCCAGCGAATAGTGTTTATGAAACTACCCTATGATTCAAGAAACAGTGTAAATAAAATGAAAAAAATAGCTATATGTTTTTCCGGACACTTGAGAAATTTTATCAGTGTAGAATTATCTGAATTTACAGAACATGTTAGAAATTTAACCGATAGTGGTTATGAGGTTGATTGCTTCTTTAGTATATGGGATACGTACAACACCCAAATGGCAAGGCGCGGCAACCCGGGCAACTGTGATAATATCGATTTAAACCACATTCAAGAGTCTTTCAAGATTTTAAATGTAAAAGCTTTAGAAGTCGAGAGTTATGAAGATGTAAAACATAACTTTTACTTAAAGAATTTTCACCCAACTATTGAACCAGAGCTACCAGGTATTATGAACCTGGATGGGGTATTGCATAGCACTCCTATGTTTTATAAGATATATAAATGCAATCTGTTAAAAAAGAACTATGAACTTGAGCATAACATTCAGTATGACGTTGTAGTTAGATATCGTGCAAATATTAAACTTATAAACCTGTTAACAATGACACAAATTGAAAATAATACAATATACAACCAAGGCCCTAATAGTACCCCCTATACTAGAGGTCTTGGCTATACGCATGAAAGTTTAATGACACACGATATGTTTTTTTACGGCATTTCCGCTACGATGGATATCATATGTGATGTGTACCCTAACCTAAGTAGAATCATATCAAATCATGGCTCAACAGGACCAGAGCGTATTTTTTACGATTGGTGTTTCTTAGAAAATAAACTAAAACACCAAACATCAATTAACCAGATAGACTATAGACAATAAGTATGAAGCTGGTAATATTTGATCTTGATGGTGTACTGGTAGAGGCTAAGAAAATACACTACGAAGCTCTCAATAAAGCTTTAGGTGAGGAGTATGCTATTGACTGGCATGAACATCTTTTAACCTACGATGGGCTAAAAACAAATCAGAAACTAGATATGTTACATACACGTAAGGGATTGCCTAAAGAATCTTTTAAGCCGGTATGGGACAGTAAGCAAAAGTATACTTTGGAAGCTTTAAAAAATCTTGAACCTAATAAACAACTGCAAGAATGTCTTGACTTTTTATTAAAAGATGGGTACAAGCTAGCGGTATGTTCTAATAGCATCCGTAAGACAGTCCTTACAGTATTGTCTAAGTTTGACATAATAGATAGGTTTGATTTAATTCTATCCAACGAGGATGTACAAAATGCTAAACCCCACCCGGAGGTATACTGGAAGGCTATGTCTCTTTTAGGATACTTGCCGGAAGAATGTCTAGTGGTAGAGGATTCGCCGTGTGGATTACTAGCTGCAAGTAGGAGTAAAGCTAATGTAATGAGAGTTGGTTCTCCTAAAGAAGTAACGTATATTAACATCACAAACCAAATAAACAAACACAATATGAACAGTACACCTAAGTGGAAAGACAGTAAGTTAAATATCTTGATACCAATGGCAGGAGCCGGGTCGAGGTTTGAACAAGCCGGATACACTTTCCCTAAGCCGTTAATTGAAGTGAAAAATAAACCTATGATACAGGTTGTTGTTGAAAATCTAAATCTTGACGCTAATTTTATTTACGTTGTTCAGAAACAACATAGGGAAAAGTATAACCTAGATACGTTATTAAATTTAATAACTCCAAACTGTACGATAGTAGAAACAGAAGGCTTAACTGAAGGTGCTGCGTGTACTGCATTATTAGCTAAGCAATATATTGATAATAGTAACCCGCTGTTCTTTGCCAATTCAGATCAGTTTGTTGAATGGGACTCAAATGAGTTTATGTATAAAATGCAGGAAACAAACGCAGATGGCGGCATAGTAACCTTTACTGCCACACACCCTAAGTGGTCTTTTGTTAAAGTGGATGAGCAAGAACTAGTAACCGAAGTAGCTGAGAAAGATCCTATATCTGATATTGCAACCGTTGGGTACTATTACTGGAAGCAAGGTTCAGATTTTGTTAAGTATAGTGAGAAAATGATTAGTAAAGACATCCGTATAAATAATGAGTTTTATGTCTGCCCGGTATTTAATCAAGCAATTCAAGATAGTAAGCAAATTAGAATCTTTCCTGTTAAACAAATGTGGGGTTTAGGTACACCTGAAGATTTGGATACTTTTTTAAAAAATAAACAAGATTAACTATTAATGAAAAAAATTTTATTTGATATAGGGGCTAATAACGGTAATCAGTGGCTAAACGAACTAGCAGTAGATCAAGAAAATACGTTTGTTTTTATGTTCGAACCGACACCCTACCTGTGCGGTGTAGTACTAGAAAAGTACAAGCATCTTAAAAACTGGATACTCGTAGAAAAAGCAGTGTCTAATTACAAAGGGACCAGTCAATTTAATATAGCAGGGCACGCAGACTGGGGGTGTAGTTCTTTAATGAGTTTTAGGCAAGAGAGGGAACAAACATGGCCAAGCGATAGAATAGATTTAAACTTCACAGATACTTTAGATGTAGAAGTTATAACACTTGCAGAATTCCTAAATGACAACCCTTGGGTAACTCATATAGACTATTTGCATATTGATGCTCAAGGATCAGACCTAAACGTATTAAAAGGTTTAGGAGATTTTATAGATATTGTAAAACAGGGGCAGATAGAAGCAGCATTTAACGCCCCTCTATATACCGATTCTCCTACCCATACGGAGTGTATTGAATGGTTAGAGGCAAAAGGATTTACAGCAGAAGTACGTAATGCAAACCATGAATGCGATATCTACTTTAGTAATACAAGATTTTATAAATAAAGATGTTATTAATATCACATAGAGGTAATATAGAGGGCCGGGTACCGGAATTGGAAAACAGTCCAAATTATGTAAGTCAAGCTGTATCCTTAGGGTATGATGTTGAGGTTGATTTATGGGTAGATAACAACCTCCTCTATCTAGGTCATGATAAACCTCAGTACCCGGTAAACGATCTATGGATAGCTGAGTTTTTTTATAGTTTATGGATACACTGCAAAAACCCGGAAGCTATAACCTACATGCAAGAAACCCACCCAGAGGTAAATTATTTTTGGCATGAAAAAGATACCTTAACGCTAACATCTAAAAATTACCTTTGGACCTACCCGGGTAAACAACCGGTTAAAAATAGCATAGCAGTAATGCCTGAACTGTATGGTGACGATATATCTGAATGCTTAGGGCTATGTAGTGATTATGTTAAAAAATATAAAAATGAAAATAATTTATAGAATATCGGACACAGGATACAGTAAAGTAAAACCAGCTTACATAAACAACGAAGCTTGTTTAAAAAATGCTATTAAAATATTTCCCTGGCAAGAACATGACTGGTCTATCATTGCTGATAATATTTCGGAAGAGACTAATGATATGATTCAAAAATATATTCCTAGGGGCCATATTAATTATGTTTCTGTTGGACATGGTGCTGGTACTTTTAATCTAGCTTTGGATGAAGCACTACAAGAACCAGATTGGCAGGTTGTTTATTTTTTAGAGAATGATTATCTACATAAAACAAACTCAGATAAAATTATTCTAGAAGGTTTGGAATTAGGGGCATCGTTCGTATCTTTATACGACCATCCAGATAAGTACATACCCCCAAGTCAAGGAGGTAATCCATACTGTGAAGGAGGGGCGGAAGATACTCGAGTTTATTTAACAGAATCAACTCATTGGAAAATAACAAACTCAACAACAATGACATTTGCAAGCACAGTTTCAACCCTAGTAAGAACAGAAAAAACTCTCCGGAAGTACACTCAAGGAAGTTACCCGGAAGATTTTAAAATGTTCTTAGATTTAAGGGAACAAGGTGAGCTGTTAATAAGCTCGATCCCAGGATATTCAACTCATGGAGAGACGGCTTGGTTAACACCCTTAACAGATTGGAGTCAAATATGATCTCAGTAATAATACCAACCCCGGGTCTATTTATAATAAACATAAAAAGGCATGGAAAAAATAACAGGTATATACAAAATCACAAACCCGCAAGGAAAGATCTACATAGGGCAAAGCATTAACATAAACAGACGCTGGTATGCATATCAAAATTTAGAAAGAAAAAGCATGGGATTAAAATTGTACAACAGCTTAAATAAATACGGGCCGGAGAATCACATCTTTGAAATTATAAAAGTATGTGAAGTAGCAGAACTGCGAGAGCAAGAAACCTACTATAAACAGCTTTATGATAGTGTTTTAACCGGGTTAAATACTAAACCAGTAGATGACCGGTATGGTCCTCATAGTCAAGCAACAAAGGAGTTAATCTCTAAAAAATGCAAAGATGTAGCAAAAAAAAGAATTTATACAAAGGAGTGGAAGGCTAATATGAAACAGAAAAAAACAGGGCATCCTTGTTACAAATCAAAAGAACGGAGTCAAAAGATAGGAGCTGCACATAAAGGCAAAGTAATACCTCAGGAAGTAAAAGATAAAATATACACCGAATCTTGGCGAATTAAAAACAAGGAAGCACATAAACACCAAATGAAACAAGTAGCACAAATAGATAAAACAGGTAAAGTAGTTGCAGTATGGGAAAGCATCACAGAGGCAAAAGCTCAGACAGGTATAAAAGGTATAAGTAATGTATTAACCGGCTTAGCAAAAACTGCAGGAAGCTACACATGGAAGGTTATTTAATATGAGCATAAGTGTAATCATACCTACATACAAAGAGCCTGAAGTGCTTGATGTTTGTCTAAAATCAGCCATCACCGGTCAGAAGTTAAATAACCAGATTATAGTAGTGGTTGATGGGTTCTACGAGGTTAATAGAGAGGTTCTTGAGAAATATAAAGACTCTATACAGATCTTAGTTTTGGAAGAGAATGCCGGGCTTTGTCGGGCAACTAACTTAGGAGTCTATAATGCTGAGTTTGATAAGGTTCTAATTGTAAATGATGATAATGTATTCCCAGAGGCATGGGATCAAGTATTACTTGAGCAGTATAAACCAGGAAGTGTATTAGCACCTAACCAAATAGAACCCACCCCTTCTATGTTCAGACAATTTCACATTAGAGATTTAGGTAGAGATCCTAAGACGTTTAACATAAACGATTTTTGGGAATATGATTTTAGTATTGCTGAAGATAAGACAGACGAGACTGGATCAACATTACCAATCTTCATGTCTAAAAAAGACTACTTGAGGGTAGGAGGTTGGGATGAATCTTACCCCGGTGCTTGGGTAGTAGATTGGGACTTCTTTCTTAAATGTGAATTATCAGGAATGAAGATGCTTAGAACTTATGCTTGTCACTTCTATCATTTCGTTTCAGTAGGCACAGAAGCTACTCCGGAAGAAAAACAAAACAAAGCAATTAAAGAACAAGCATGTCATGAATATTTTAGATACAAATGGGGGCAGTATGCTCAACATAACACTGCCAATAATTCAAAATTAATCAATTTATAATAATGGAGAAGCTTACAGGTCCAATCTACTTAGAACTTGTCTTCGATGAAGATGAAGATCTAAAACCAGCTTTAGAGCGTATATTAAAATCATCGGACTTTAGCGGTGTAATTAAAACAGAGGTTTACCCTAGACTGGAGTATGCTATTGAGCAGAACAAAAAAGAGTTTACCCTTTTCAGATTAACTTATTACGGAGCAGATTTAGTGTTAGAGAAAAAGTACTATAAGGATTTGCTGAATAAAGTACTGTCTTTATATGAGACAGAAGAGGATTATTTAAAATGTATCGAAATTAAAAAACTAATAGATATTTTATGATTTTTGGATTTTATAGAAAAAATGACAGCAGTAGGGAGATAGTAAAATCAGGAGAGTTTGCTGAGTTAAATCAAGCATTAGATTTTTTCTCTGCTATGAAAGGACTAACACCAGAAGCTTTTCTGGAGTTGTTTGTAATAATACCGGTTAAAAGAAGACAGGATGGAAGATTTTAATATCATAAAACAGACTTTGGAACAGGTCCTTAAGGTTAAATTTAAGGTAGTTGAGGCTAGAGAAGAGGAAATTTTCGATGAAGAGAAGATTTTATTTATAAAACTAATTAATCATTTAGAGAGACTAGAAAATCACGAACATAAACTCTTTGAAGATTTTAAAATAGACTTATCTACTATTACGGAACCTTATTGGGACCTAATTGCTGAATGTTTAAATTTTTCTTTTGACCAGGATGTACAGGAATTAATTTGGTGGTACATCCGGGATAGGAAAAATGCAGCAGGTACCGTACTTGCCTGGGAGGATGAAACCGGTACTGAGTATAAGTTTAATACGCCGGGAGACTTGTACGAATATATTATATTCAAGTTTGATCGTTGAGAATATTTTCGTATATTTAGGCATCAAAATAATTATAGTTATGACAAAACTTTGTAACAAATGTAGAGAAGAGATCCCAGCTGGACGCCTGAAGGCATTACCTGGGGCGACAACCTGTGTAGCTTGTTCATCCTCCAAAATGAAGAGAGCAGTTACCATTACAGCAGGAGCAGGAGAAGATACATACAATGATATTATCATTATAGAAGCTGATGACTTCGAAAAAGCTTTTAGTAAACAAATCAGGAATACATCTCCCTTCCAGGATGATATGGATACTGATCAGGCGTAAGTGTAATGAGTAAACCGAAACCATTGTCAAAAGAAATGATAGTAGCGGCTATGGCCCGGACTCAATCAAACCGGGCTGCTGCTAGATACTTATCAGTTTCCTTTGTACATTATAAGAAGTGGGCTAGGTTATACAAAGACGAATCTTCAGGATTATCCTTATGGGAGAAGCATAAGAATCAAGCAGGTACCGGTATACCCAAGTTTCTAACCGGTAAGACTAATGAACCTGCTTTAATTGATATTATCGAAGGTAGAGCTACTCCGGCATCCTTTACTCCGGAAAAAGTAAAGAATAGGTTTATTATAGAAGGGTATCTAGCCGAAGAATGTACTAGATGTAAATTAGCAGACAGGAGGGTTGTCGATTATAAAATGCCCTTGCTGTTGCATTTTAAAGATAGAAATAAAAAGAATTACCGCCTAGAGAATTTAGAGCTTTTATGTTATAATTGCTACTTTTACACAGTAGGGGATGTGTTCGAAAATAAACAAATCCAGGGAATGGAGGATCATGTTACTATTTATAAACAAGAAGAACCGGATTGGCAGTTAGATGAATACCATCTAGAACGGTTACGTGAACTGGGATTAACTGATGAAGAAGATCCTGATGAATTTATTAGTAGAATATGAAAAATAAAAAACACGACAAGGTAGTAGACAACAAGGAAAAGGAGAAGCGCAAAACTTTAGATAGACTTGCTACTCAAATCTTAAAACAAGACGAACATAACCAGAAGATGAAAGGATATGTTCTTAAAAAAAACCCATTAGATTTATTTTGAAGTTGCTTATTAAAGAGCAAGTTCGTATATTTAGCTTAAATTAAGAAGTTATGCTATACAAATTAAACAAAAATCTAGAATTAAAAAAAGCACCTTGGTTCTATAAACTATCCAAGTTATCATTTGTATTTAATCTTGGCCTTGTATTAGTTTTTATCTACGGATCATTCACACCAGTAAGAATAACTAAATACATAACCAAGTATGATACAATAACTGTACCTGAGGATATAAAATTAAACGATCAGGAGCTGGTTAAGGAATTAGTTAAGAATGATGTGATGCAAATCAATGTTGCTCTAGCTCAAGCAAAATTAGAAACAGGCTATTATAAGTCCAAAGTATGTAGAGAAAATAAGAACTTGTTTGGTATCAAATATCATAAATGTAAGTATGTAAAAAGCAACTTAAACAACCATGCCTCTTACCATACCTACAAAGATAATATTAAATGCTATGCCCACGTACAAAAAAGATACCTTCAGAACATAGATGGTAAGTATGCAGAGGCACCAGACTACATTCAGACTTTGAAAAAAATGAAATAAAATTATATGAGCAAGACAAGTAACAATTTAAAGTTAGCAGTTTTAAAAATCTGGTTAGAAGATTTAAAGAAAAAGCAGAAGCCTAAGAGAAAAACTTACTATGCCGAAGAAGAAACAGCAGAGTAAGAGAAAAATTTCTGAGACTATTCCTAACATGTTTGATAATTTAGAGGAAAGTTTTTTTAGTAGACCTTGCCTTATATTATCCAGATCAACTAAAAATTATGTGCATGTTAAGTAGCTTAGATGTTCAAATGATTAAAGAAGGAAAAAGTTATGACATTGAAGGAAAAATATAAACTAGGTAGAAAGTACCTAAAAGAAGGTAAATCAGAATTAGCAGACAGAATGTTTGATTTATGTATTGTACATTTATCAAAAGCAACTATTAACGGAGAGGAAGTTATAGACGGCGTCTCTTTAGATAGATGGAAGATAAGAGTTTGGACTCAAATAGAAAAAGCTGGCTTCCTTCCAGATTAATTCGTATATTTAGGCATGAGTGAAAAAAGAGGCTTTACTGGCAAACTAAAGTATGATTTTAATACCGCTTGGGTATGTGAAATTCTAATGAACGACAAATGGTTCCGTGTTATTGAAAGGGATTTTAGATCCTTCAACGGACCTAGAAGACTAACTAAACCTAACGCACCTGTTTTAGGTAACGTTCATGTAGGTAGTGAGACTTTTGACTATGAAGGTCCTTACTACTATTGGAATACTAATCAGCAGTATAATCCTAAAGATCATGTAGAGGGCAAGGTTATTCAGTTAGCAGACATGCAGAAGCTAAAAGCAGAAAGAACCTCAGTAGCTGGTTTATAAGTTGCCTCTTTTAAAAAAAGTTATTATATTAAAGTATGGATCAAAAAATATTTTCAGACGGTCTTGAGCTTGCAGACATGGGTTTTGCAAACGGCAAGGCACCCGGTTATCCATTCACCGAAAAAGAGAAATGGAGCATGGTTGACAGAGCAGAAGAAGCTTACGGTTTATTCCTAGATGCCTTAGGGTGTGATTGGAGAAACGATCCTAATTCCTCCGATACGCCTAGACGAGTGGCTAAGGCTTATGTCTTTGATTTATGGAAAGGTCGTTATGATCTAATGGACGATGTTACAGCATTCCCTTCTGATGGGTATGACGGACTAGTTCAAGAAAGTAATATACCATTAACCTCTATGTGTTCACATCACCACCAGACCATTCAAGGTACTGTTAGCATAGCTTATGTTCCTGGTAAAGAGGGTAAGGTAGTTGGTCTTTCTAAGCTGAATCGTATAGTTGAGTATTTTGGCCGCAGAGGTTCTATCCAAGAACAGCTTACTGTTGCTATTCATAATGCAGTACATAAAATCTGCGAAGGTAATCAAGGAGTGGCTGTAATGGTAAGTGCAACACATAATTGCGTATCTTGTAGAGGAGTAAAGCATAGCGGAGCTTCTATGCAGACAGCTAAGCTTTCTGGATGCTTCCTATCAGAAGATTCAGCAAGAGCAGAATTTTACAAAAATATTGAGATTTCAAATAAATGATTAAGATAGCCCATGAGTCTCCGACTGAATTGTTTTTTTACGTTCAGTCGAAGACTGATTATGATTATTGCCTTGTACACCTTTTAGAAGAAGATGAAACCTATAAGCATCTATTTACACAAGCCTGTAAGGAACGGGAGGTTATTCTAGATAATTCAATCTTTGAATTAGGAGAGGCTTTTGATATGAAAAGATTCTTTGAATGGAACAACCAACTTGAACCTACCTGGTATATTATTCCAGATGCTTTAGAGGATGCAAAGAAAACAATCTACAATGCTTATGTATGGAACCAGTTCCACAGGTCAACAGCTAAGGGTAAAAGCATTGCAGTAGTACAAGGAAAAACCTACGACGAGATTGTTGAATGCTACCAGACTTTAGATGAAAAACTAGATGTGGATATGATTGCAATCTCATTTGACTATTCTTTCTATGAGAAGTTAGTTCCTAATCCCAACAAGCTTGTTAGCTGGATGTTAGGCAGGGTTGCTTTACTAGGTATGTTAGAAAGGGATGGTATAATCAATAAAAAGAAACCGCACCATTTACTAGGATGTGCTCTACCTCAGGAGGGACTCTTCTATAAAGGTTATGATTGGATCTATTCAATGGATACTTCAAACCCGGTAGTGCATGCAATTAAAGAAGTGATGTACCCTTCACGCGGTTTGTTTACAAAAGAGTCGCAGAAACTCTATGAATTAATAAGCTACCCTGCCTCTAAAATTGACAAAGGAGTATTGCATTGGAATATTACAACCTTTAAAGAGTGGTGGCAGGGATGATCTGGCTAGTTCCTTTTTCTGTTCTTATATTCAAATATATTTATTAATATGGATAACTTCGATTTAAGAAAGTATTTAGCTGAACAAAAAAATATTCAAGAATTAGAAAAAGGGTCTAAGGAATTTGATATAGCTAAAACTTTAAAACTTATGTACGATATTGGGACAGAGCATATTAAAAGCCCTCAAGCAGCTTTAGTTTTTGTAGATGCATATAGAGCTATCAACCAGAAACTTCAGGATATAGAAGATGAAAGAAGAGTAGATGTTGCTGAACCACCGTCGTGGGCTCCTAGAGCAATAGCAGAGTAATAAACATTCTCGGAACCGGTTTGGGAAAGAACAGACTATTTATAATAGATGTTAGTCTATAAAATAGTTGATTTACAAACGGGAAACGGGTATGTAGGAAAAACAACAAAAACTGTGGAGGAAAGGTTTAAGGAACACTTAAAACTATTGCATCTAAAGAGGCACCATAATCCATGGCTGCAAAACATATATAATAAAGATCCGAACCGGATTAGCACTATTGAAGTATTGGAGGATGGTATATCTTGTTTAGAGTTTTTAAATGAACGAGAATGTTACTGGATAGAACAACAAGGTTCTTTCAATATAGCTAGAGGAGGAACTGGCGGAGATACTTTATCAAAACATCCAGATAAGAAACGTATTATGAAAGCGAGGTTAGAAAAGTACCCAATGAAAAAAGGAAAAGATAATCCGACATACATACATTTAACAAAAGAGCAGGAAGAGTTATTAGAAGAGGTGTGGAATAACTTAGAGATACAAGCTATAAAATTCCTTGCCGAAAAAACAAATATTTCAAGGCATAAGTGTAAACAGTACTTGCTTGAAAAAGGATATACAATACCTAATAGGCACGAAGTACAAAAGAAAATGTTTAAAAAAGGCCTTATAAAAGGGTCTCGGGACCCTAATCTTACAGATGAGCAAATAGAGTACGTAAAAAAAGCTTACGTCGAAGACTGGAAGTCCTGTAAACAAATAGGTGTAGAATTAGGCTTCAAAGGTGAAGAAACAGCTCTAAGGATTATTAAAGAAGCAGGTCTGTTAAGGAGTACCGGAGAGTGGACTACTTATAAGAATTTGAACAGAGGCAAGAAAAAAGAAGTATAAGTTGCATTTACACACATAAGTTCTTATAATAATATCAATATGAACAGTAATTATAAAAACCCTATAAAGTGGGTAGTTTTTTTTTTCGCAATCAGGTTCAGAAATAGTAGCACTATCGAAGAAGCTGGGTAGAGTACCTGATGTTGTTATAACTAACAATAGACCTCCCGAGGTACGTGCCTTTAATCCGGAACTAATCAGTACAGTTGATTTGATTCATCTAGTACCTAATAAACCAGATTTACTAGACTATGTAAGAGTACTGAAAGAGACTAACGCAGCACCTGCGGAAACCTTGATAACCCTACACGGTTGGTTAAGGATAATACCTAAGGATATAATCGCAGAGTATCCCTACATATTTAATGGACATCCGGGTCTTATTAGTAAGTACCCAGAACTGAAAGGAAAAGATCCTCAAAAGAAAGCTTGGGATTTAAATTTGAATACCTCCGGATGCGTCATTCACCAAGTTACAGAGGGTGTTGATGAGGGAGCTATTATACGTTCAAAAGAAATACCTATACGTAATTTAAGTATGGATCAGTTATTTGAAAGGCTGCATGAAACTTCTGTGGAACTTTGGGTAAGTTTTTTAACAAGGCATTTTGATCTTAGGAAATAAATTCATATATTAAGGGAATGAAAATATCATTTACAGGAGCTCAATCAACAGGTAAAACTACTTTACTTGAAGCAATTAAACAGAACCAGGAGTTCCGGTACAAGTATGAATTCATCGATGAGATTACTCGCCGAATGGTTAAGAAGGGTTTAAAGATAAACGAAGCCGGTAACGATACTACCCAGTTGCTTATAATAAATGAACATATTAAAAACCTACTTTACGAAAATGTAATTATGGATAGGTGCATTGTAGATGGTGCAGTCTATACCGACTGGTTACATTGGGAAGGTAAGGTCAGTAATTGGGTATGGCAATACTCTTTGAATGTATTTGATCAGTATGTAGACCGTTACGATATTATATTCTACCTTAAGCCTGAATTTGATATTGTAGATGACGGGGTAAGGTCCATAAATACTACTTTTAGAGACGGTATTGTAGAGACGTTTGAACGTTACATTAAACATGTTAAAACCCCGGTAGTAGTATTAACAGGCTCGGTAGAGGAAAGATTAGAACAATTTTATAATACAATAAAGAACCATAGTGCTACAATTGCGTGAAAACAGAGGTTAATTCTATTTATACTGAAATAAGCTCATGTATTACCTTTACTTAAAAACATCTCCACTGGGTTTAAAATACCTGGGAAAATTTACTAAACGTGTTAATAGGCCTAACTTTACAGTTTACGATTACCTAGGGTCTGGTAAAATATGGAAACAGCATATACAAAAATATAGACTGACCTCTAAGGATATCCAGACACAAGTTTTGTTAGAGACAGATGATTACGAAGAATTGAAAAAAGTTGCATTAGAGTATAGTATGGAATTACATATTGCACTTTCGCCACAGTTTGCAAATTTAGTGCCAGAAGATGGCGCCTGTCCGGTGAAGTACTGTGATTTTAGTAAAAGAGCGACACCGGAATATAGATCTAAAATAAGTCAAGCTTTAACAGGAAAGCCTAAATCCAAAGAACACGTGAGTAGAGTTGTAGAAACTAGAAAAACAAAAGGATACACGCCCTGGAATAAAGGCTTGGTACAGCCTTATACACGTACAGATGAAACTAAGCAAAAAATGCAAAAAAGCCACCGGGAAAGATCTTTAAAAATTTTTAAAGAAAAGTTGGACCCTATAATAGAAAATCTTATATTAGACAGTACACAACACAAGGGAAGAGATTTACAACGAAAATATAAACTAACATATGCACAATTTAGAAGAGCAAAAAAAGTCTATGGGTTTTGACAGCAACCAAGAAGCTGTTAAGTCCATAGCAGCAAAACACCTAGGGAAAGTAGGCGGAGAAGGGTACAAAGCAACTTACGACCCGGAATTGTTAGTAGCAATTCCACGTCATTTTAATCGAGAATCTTATAACATTAAAGAAGGAGACTTACCTTTTGTAGGAGGGGATGTCTGGAATGCTTATGAAGTTTCTGCTATCACTAAAAAAGGAAGACCGGTAAGTGGTATGATGAAAATCTACTACTCTTCTGATTCACCTTTGCACGTAGAGTCTAAATCAATTAAGCTCTACCTTAACTCATTCAATATGACTCCATTAGGGGAGACAGGTGCTGAGTGTGTTGAGATTGTTGAAAAGATAGTAGCTGAAGATTTAAGCAAGGCTTTGCAGACAGACGTTCAAGTAAGTTTCCATACCGGCAGTAACGACACAGAAGTTATTTTTGGATTGGAGTATGATTCTTTGAATGACATTATCGATCTAGATACAGTAGAGTTTAATACCTACCATTCAGACGCCTCTCAATTAAAGACCGGTACCCAGAATGAAAGGATTTTAGAATTAAAAATTCACTCAGATCTACTACGTTCAAATTGCAGGGTAACTAATCAACCAGACTGGGGGGATGTTTATATTCACCTAGTAGGTAAGAACATGCCTGACTTGCCATCACTAGCCCGTTATATTGTGTCACACCGTCAGGTGAGTCACTTCCACGAGGAGATTTGCGAGATGATGTTCGTTCACCTATTAGAGGCTTATGATCCTGAAAAGCTGATGGTTACTTGCTTATATACCCGCAGAGGGGGTCTTGATATTAATCCTATAAGAGCAACTCATGCAGATATGATACCAGGAGTATTTATAGATGTACATACCAGAAATGCAAAAACATTAAGACAATAATATGGGAGATTTAGTAATCGCAATTCTTGTACTAGGTATTATGGCAAGCACTCTTGCTTTTATACTTTGGTACTCTAACAAAACACGTCAACGGATGATTGATGAGATGGAAAAAAACCAGGTAGACTGGGAGGCAGATCTTGATGCTCAATATGAGCATAAGAATCCTGTTCCGGTCGAAGATGAGGAACCTAAAAAGCAAGCCACTATTACCGACATTATGGAGGTTTTAGAAAAAGCAGCTGAGGTAGCTGAAACAATAGAGATACACCAGCCGCCTAAAAAGAAACGACGCGGCAGGCCTAAAACTAAGAAAAATTCTTAAAATTTTCAGGGGAGTAGTTGTCTACTCCCTTTTTTGTTCGTACATTTAGGTATAATAGAAAGTATGAAACTATACACAGAAGAACAGATGAAATCGTTTTACGAACTTGGTAAATTTGATGGTATTGTAGCAAGAGAAAAAGATGTAGACGTAGAGATTAAAAACTATACCCCCATCGAACTACCAAGTGATGAGGAGATAGAAGATAAAGGTAAATGGGCATTTAATGATGCTGGACATACTATCTTTACCCATTATAACACAGTACCAAGTTGGGTAGATGGAGCAAAATGGATGCGTGATAAAATACAAGGAGGTAACAAATGAAAATCACGACAAGAGTAAAAAGTAGTTGGGTAGAATTAACTATTGAAAATAGTAGCGCAACAATCAATTACGACATTTGGAAAAATGAATTAGTTGAAGTTAAAGCAATGTTAGAAAATGCTATTGATGACATCAATCACATGATTAAAGAAACACAAGAAGGTAACAATGAGCAACAATAAACAAAGTATGAAACTATACACAGAAGAACAATTAAAAGAGATATATTTTAAAGGGGTACATAATGGCAGAATGCAAATTGAAGGAAAATGTAGCGATGAAATTAATTCATTAACCCCCATCGAACTACCAAGTGATGAAGAGATATGGGATAAGGCAGATGAAGAAGATAATAATGGAAAACATTACGCTTTTACAAGAGGCGCAAAATGGATGCGTAATAAAGTACAAAGAGGTAACAATAAACAGTACCATATTGAAAACGGTTCAGAAATTTGGAATGATACAGTTAATCCACCAACTGTAGAAGTGGTTTCTTATTGGGTAATGGAAGAAGACCAAATGATAGAAATTTGTGATACTTATGAAGAAGCTGTTGAATATATTAATCAATTAAACAAAAACAATGAGCAACAGTATTAATAGCTGTTGTTAGTTGTATAACATAATAAGAAAGAATATGGAAATATTATTTGAAATGCTTGCTACAATTTTTGCTTCAGTTAATGGTAAAGTAGCAATTTTTATAGGTATATCATTAATAGGGTTAATGTTATGCTTACTCTTGTAAAAAACGAAACATTTGCAAAATAGTAGTTGCTTGCTCTAAACAGAGTTCGTATATTTAGGCATATTAAAAAATAAGAGTTATGAAATTTTTAACAAAAGAAGAAATTCAAGCACAAGCACCAGCAGTAGCTTCAATGGAAGCAGCAACTAATGTATCTGGTAAGTACGTTCACGTTCCTACTATGGAATTGATTGATGACATGGAGAAACTAGGTTGGAAAGTATCTGATGTAAAGCAGGTAGGTTCTAAAAAAGGAATGCAAGCTTACAAGAAGCATTTAGTAGTCTTCAGAAACCCTGAAATCGTTATTCAGAGTAGTGACGGAGAAACTGTTTACCCACAGCTTCTATTAAGCAATTCCCATGACGGGTTATCATCCTTCCAGTTCCGTGCCGGGTTATTTAGACTGGTTTGTACTAATGGGCTAGTAATCTCAACTAAGGATTTTGGTTCTATGTCTATTCGCCATAAGGGATATTCCTTTGAGGAACTTAAAAAGACTGTGTTGGAGCTTGTAGAGAAGCTTCCGGTAACGATTGAGACTCTAAATAAATTTAGAGAGGTTACTTTGTCTGAAGAGCAGAAGGTTGAATTTGCTTTAGCAGCAATCGGAGTACGTTTTGGGGAGAATGGAGCTGAGGTAGAGGTTCAGGAGCTTCTAAAACCTATACGTAAGGAAGACGAGGGTAATGAACTATGGCAGGTCTTTAATGTCATTCAAGAGAAGCTAACAAGAGGAGGCTTCAAATATAAAGCATCTACTGGTCGAAATAAGACAGCACGGTCCATTAAGAACTTCAACAGAGACATTCAATTGAATGAGCAGTTGTATGAACTAGCAGAATCGTATGTCTAAATTGGATAGGGGCTTCGGCCCCTTTTTTTGTTTGATGGAGAGTAAGTTTAATCTAGTTGAAGAGTTGAGGCTTGGCTCCAACCAAGCTAAGGAACTTGTGTTTAGGGAATACTACGAGTACTTTATAAGCATAGCTATTAAAATAGTTCAATCAAAAGAGGATGCAGAGGATGTTGTTAGTGATTGTATGAATAAGATCTTTAATAAGGTAGGGCAATTAAAAGACCCTTCCCAATTTTTAAGCTGGTGTAGGTCTATTATAACCAGAGACTGTTACAACTATATAAAAGCCAGGAAGGTACATAGCGGTATAGAAACATATAATTCAGGATACCAGAGTGATTATTATAAAGCTTTTGATTTAAATTTAGTAAAGAAAGAGATTGAAAGACTATCCCCAGGGTACAGGCAGATATTAGAACTACATTGTATACAGGGTCATGATGGACTAGAGGTAGCAAAGATGCTAAAGATACATCCTGGAACGGTACGTTCTCAACTTTCTAAAGCCCGGAGAGTATTACAAAAGAGATTACATTATGAATACTGAAAGGTTGGTACTATAATTAGAAGTTCATATCTTTAGGCATGAAAGAAAAACATACACCTGAAATGAGACGAATGGCACAATTGATACGTCGAAAGATGCTACAAAAAAACCATGGTGCTAAAAGAACCTATAACCGGAAAGATAAAACCTGGAAGAAAGAACCATAAACCTAAACCTAAAAACAAACAGGAGAGTGGTTATAAGAGGTGTTATTAATATAATTCAGAGTATACAATATAAGATAATCTATGATAAAAAGAAAACCGTAGAGACAACCGTATAACTAGTAAACCGTAAGATAGTAAACTGTAGAGAAAATTGTAGAAGTAAACCGTAGCATAGTAAACCGTAGGAGAAAACCGTAAGATAGTAAACTGTAGAGAATGGGAAGTGTAGAAATAAGAAAAGGGTGTGTGGTGTTAAATTGAAAGTATTATGGAAAGGATATGGAATTAGGGTAGGTTGTGTAGAAAGAGTAGAGAGTATGTAGAGGAGAGTTTGGATAGAAATTACGGAAATGTACCGCCCCAAATTCATCCCCCATGAATCTCAAGGGTATAAGAGGTGGTGCCCCACTCAAGACTAGCCGGACTGTCCTGCTAAGACCCGGGGAGAGACTTGGGCAGAACCTTGGAGGACCTTGGAGAACCTACCCCGCAGGGTGGGGGGCGGACCGGGGGGAGTACCGCCGGGGGAACCGGGGGGGGGCAAGGGGAGAGGCTCCGGCCGCCGGGCCGGGGGGCCGGGGGTACCGCTAAGGGAGGCTGGGAGAGTGGTACCTGGAAAGGTACCGGAATGAGCATGGTCCAAACTACGTCTGATCTCTTCAACCCCTTGGGAGCCGCCCTTCGTACTAGATATTATCTTTCCGACACTCTAAATATACGAACTTTCTTTCAGGGGCCAAGCCTTTTTTTTATTTTGTTGATATTTATTAATGTAGGCTACAGAGACAGTAGATGTTACATAAGGCAACGAGCTTAGGGCACATAATAAAATAACAATCTCAGATTCATTAGAACCTACAGAAACATTGTATTAGACTTCGTTTAGCCACAAAAAATGCTTTGGATGGTTAAAATTTTTTTTTGTCAGAAGTTGGCGCTTCAGCCTCTTGTTCGTATCTTTAGGTATGGAAATGAAAGAATTTAAAGTAAATGTTGAGACAGTGGTTACTGCTGACATGATTGAGAACATTATTGTTGGAGCTTTAGAAGGTGGTTCTAACTATTGGTATCTATTGGGAGAGGGTATTCCTCCTTCTGATGGTACTCCTATTGCTGAGAGAATCCTTAATGCATTATTAAATGATTCAGATTACAAATTAGAAATTTTAGATTTGGAAGATGAAGAAGGTGAACCATTAGGGTATTTGACATTAGAAGGATTGCTTAATGCATTCCAGATTGTCTCTAAAAACTACCCCGAGCATTTTTACAACCTGCTGACTGGGAATGATGATGCTGAGACTGCTGATGTATTTTTTCAATGTGCTGTAATGGGGGAGGTGGTATTTGGGTAAATACTAAATTGTTTTAATTAGGTGATAACATGGACTGCTCCCGAGAGGGAGTGGTTCCTTTTTTACCCGCTTTCTCCACAGCCCAAACTACGTCCGATCTCTTCAGGTTTTTACCCCGCCCTTCGTACTCCATCTTTCCGACACCCTTAATATACGAACATTACTTTCAAAAGCCAACAGAAAAAAAAATTATTTTTTAGTTGCCTCATAAGCGGCTAGTTCGTATATTTAGGTATCAAAATAAAAATAAAGGTTATGCAAAAACAAATTCAAAACACAATCGAAAAGGTTTCAAACAGTTTCCCTTCACTATTCTCAAGAGAGGATGTAATCAAATTGTTAACAGACTTAAATGCAGAAATGCAACTTGAATCTCCAAAACCTCAAATTGAAAAAGAACGATTAATGGAAATCTTCAAAGAGGTTCTTCGGGATAAGGAGTTTGGGGATGTTGTTAATAGCGATGATATTGAACTCAGTTTGAATTATGATAATAGAATCGAAATCGAATCGGCTCCAGTTGATGAAGATTTTATCGTTGATACGGCGATGGACGCTTTAGATGCTGCTTGGGACGTTTTAGCATCTGCTGAAGAAGATTAAAAAAAGTTTGGGGGAGGGTTTGGTCTCTCCCTTTTTATTCGTATATTTAGGTATGGAAATAAAAAAGGTTATCGAATTGTTAGGTGATAAAATCTTCACCGTTACCTTCACAAAAAAAGATGGGTCTATTAGAGTCATGAATGCAAGAAGGGGAGTTAAAAAAGGAGTTAAGGGAGTAGGGATGTCCTACAATCCAACAGAAAAAGATTTAGTTGTTGTCTTCGATATGCAGAAGGAAGCATTTAGAATGATTAATGCTAAAACAATTTTAGAGATTAAAGCTGATAAAAAGGTTTATAAGTTCTCAGAAGAAGGATTATTATTAGAGGAAACTAATTGAAAATAATTTAGGGGAGGGTTGGCTCCCTCCCTTCTTATTCGTATATTTAGGTATGGAAAAGATGATAATGTATAAGGACTTAATCAAGATGGCACATCAGTTAGGAATCCACACCAAAGGACAAACTTACTCTACGATCCTCAAACACGTTCAAGCAAAGCAAAAAAAATAAAAAAACAGTTGCTTCCTTAGAAGCTTACTCGTATATTTAGGTATTAAAGAAATAAAGGTCATGAAAAAAGAATTAAAACAATTAGTAAGAGTATTGGAAAATTTCCAAGCCAAGTTGAATGCTTTTGATGAAGATGTTGTAAGGACTTGGAGTATTGAAAGTTTGTGTGAAGAGTTAGATGAATTGATAGCTCAAACAAATGATGAACTTTCGGATGAAGAGTAGAAAAAGTCTAAAGGGAGGGTTGGTTCCCTCCCTGCTTATTCGTATATTTAGGTATGAAAGAAGTAATAAAGGTTTCGATTAAAGTTGCTAAGGATGCAATCATCGGTTATTCAGATTCTAAAATAGCTCAATCAGAAGCTAATGATTGTTTTGTTAGAGCAGTTGCCGGAGCATTAGAAGTAAGTTATGATGATGCTCATGAGTATGTAGCAAAAGAATTTAACAGAAAAGACAGAGAAGGAACTTACGGAGTTATACCTACGTTAAGAAAGAAGCAAGAGATATTAGGCAGACGGATAGAGCAATTAGGAGAAGAAGGCAAATACGATTTAGGTAAGAGGCTTATAATGAGATATAAATGCTATGGAGAGATAGTAGAAAGAGAAATGACATTCAAAAGCTTTATAAGAAACTACCCAGAAGGAACTTATATAATGATTGTAAAGAATCATGCCTTCTGTTTAAAGAACGGAGTAGTAGTGGGAGGTAATTATTCTGATTCTGAACAATTGAGAAAGAGAGTATGGGCGGCGTTTAGAATATCATAGCAGCTTTTTTTTATTTACCATAAGGAGGGAGCCGGCCGTAGGGTTGGCTCTCCCTGTCAGTAGACCGTACGTAGTACCGTAGTATATACGTAGTACGTATGTATGTAGTACATCATCAATACAAGTGACATTATTATCACTATAGAGTATCGTACGGTATACGTAGGCCTAAGTAACGCGCAGAATTCCGACAGAATTCACTCTATACGGGTATATATTTATATTTAAACCCATAGGTAGTGCTTTTTTCCAAATCCCAAACCCATCATAGAATCCAGAACCCCCGGGGAAATTTTCCGGAAAAATTTTAGTCTATAAGTGATTATATAAGTATATTTTCGTATCTTTAGTTATGAGAGTGAAGTATATGCCTTTGGAGGAACTCCTAGAGTTAGAATCTAGAGGGTTTGTTACCATCTACACCAGTCATAGCCCAACAACCGACCAGGAAACCTACACCAAGTTAAACCTAAAGAAGTACCATACTAACTTTCAGGACCTTGCCTTCAAATACCGCAAAGTAAACCTAGGTGAAATCTTAGGTTTTATCGACTGTGAATACTATTCTGATGTAATCAGTCATGTCAATAAAGAAACTAGGTCTATTACTTGGATATACTTGTATGCTAAAGATATTTCACGTTTATCTTCTTATGATCTTTCACAATCAAAGGGCAAGTATGTTTACATATTAACAAATGAGGCATATCCTGATATATGTAAGATAGGCAAGGCAGTCAATCCGTCCGATAGGATCAATCAAATAAACGGTGCCGGAACAGTATCGGAATGGGTTCTTAGGTATGCCCTACCGGTAACAAACGACTATAAGGTTGAGAATCTGGTTCACCGTCATTTGGCTAATGTCCGTAAGGACTCCGACCAAGGCCATGCCCGGGAGTTCTTTGAGGTGTCTTTGGAGGATGCTATAGAGGCTTTGAATTACTACGGTAGGGATTTTTTAGACGGGGAGGCTATTTTTTATTAAAAAAAGCTTGCCTCTAGCTTTAAGTGTTCGTATATTTAGTCATATTTATATATGGTGGATCGAAAAGCACCGGCAGTTCTTTGACATATTAGAAAAAATTTGCAGATGTGGCGAAACTGGTAGACGCACTAGACTTAGGATCTAGCGTTGTAATGACATGGGGGTTCGATTCCCTTCATCTGCACAATAAGCCCCCTTAGCTCAGTTGGTAGAGCTTCTGATTTGTAATCAGACGGTCGCAGGTTCGAGTCCTGCAGGTGGCTCCAAAGTGAAACTTTTCCTACATAGGACGGATAAGCACCGTTGAAAGAGAACTTGGCTTCGTGGGAGTAGCTACCCAATGAAGTAATCATGTCCCAAGTTGTAATGTGATGGACCCTGCTCTATGGTGCACTCATAACAGGTGAACAGTAAACTATGTTCAGTCAAATCCACAACTACGGTGAGCGTAGAGGATTAGTTTCATTTAAATGGCGGATTGGTGTAATGGTAACATATTGGGCTCATAACCCAAAGTTTATAGTTCGAGTCTATAGTCCGCAACTAAACGTACTTAGTATCATACCATAAGAACTGCTACTAGGTCTTTTTACAACCTGTACCCTTGAAAAACTCGTATTTAAAGATAAGCAGGTTGGTTCCGAAATAAAAGGGTAAGAGAATAAGGAACAAAATAGTCAGGTAGCTCAATGGTAGAGCGGGTCCGTAACAGGAGATGCCGTAGCAAGTTCGATTCTTGTCCTGACTACAAAAAAAATTAAAAAATAAATGTTATGAAAGATTATTACATTGACAACAGAGAGTATTACTTATGGTGTATTGAAAATAATGTAATACCATATTGTTAAAATATAGTCAGGTGGCGGAATGGTAGACGCTCCGGGGAATGGACACCGGTTAGAAACCATGTTGCAGGTTCGAATCCTGTCCTGACTACAAAGTGTTGTTCCATTGAGAACGGAATGTATAAGAGTAAGACTAAACGTTGCTACAACACAGAGGATTTCTCACCCTCAACATAGTCAGGTGGCGCAATTGGCAGACGTTGTTCCGAAGTACAAGGAATGTAAAATGGGTTCATACTCATAGCATGCAAGTTCGAATCTTGCCCTGACTACAAATTCAGTTATCGGTGGGCAAGTCTGAATTAAAACAAAATCTTGCCCAACATAGTCAGGTGGCGGAATTGTTTGGCGCTGGGATAAAAACTGGGGCCTGAGACATTGGTAGACGCTATTATCTGAGACGCTGGGCGTGATTCTCGTTCGATTCGAGAAGTAGACTCTGGTGGGAGTAGGCGCAGCTCACTTACAGGTTCGAATCCTGTCCTGACTACACAGAGTTATCTTATAATTTATTCTACTCTTTCCAAAAACGGTATAAATTATGGCAGCTTGGAAAGACAAGCAATACAGTCAGGTGGCGGAATGGTAGACGCAGGTTGGTATTAAGTGTCGGTAATCAAGACGGGTGTATAAGCAATAGAAGCCCTGAGAGAAAAGCACACCTCATCACACAGGTTCGAATCCTGTCCTGACTACGGTTCTGTGCTGCCTAAACGTACAGGAGGATGTCAACTTTCCTCTAACAATAGTTGAGTTAGTCAGGTGGCGCAACGGTGACGCTGTGGAGTCGCTCTCTGCATTGATACAGGTTCGAATCCTGTCCTGACTACAAAAATACATCAACGTATTGGGGATCAAACCTCGTTAGGCTCTGGGTATTTTAGTCAGGTGGCGGAATTGGTAGACGCTCATAAAGTTGTGGAATAGCACTTTGAAAAGAGAAAGCTCACATTATAGTTAGAAGCTATTTATGGATAGTTGCAAATAATACAGGTTCGAATCCTGTCCTGACTACCAAAAAAAATCGTAGTACCGAAAGGGAACAATGTAGAAGGAACATCTACAGCAGGTTAAGCGATATCCTGTATTTTGGACTTTTAGCTTAATTGGCCAGAGCGTGACACTGATAAAGTCAAGATACAGGTTCAAGTCCTGTAGAGTCCACACCTTAAAACCGATTCGGGTTCGTGAACAAGGGAGGCCCGTTCTTCTCGTGCAAGAAAGAAATCACGTTAAATCTCCTCATTCCAGGTGGCGGCGGTGACCTGGTAATATTACCTCCTCGTCTAACGGCAGGACAAGTGGTTTTGGTCCACTTAATCGAGGTTCGAATCCTTGGGAAGGTAGCAATAGAGTTTTTGATTTTTGGACTATTTATATTAAATGGTTAACATATCAAAGCTTAGAAAATATCATTTCCTATACAAGACTACTAATCTTGTAAATGGGAAGTACTACTATGGAATGCATTCAACAAATAACCTTAAAGACGGTTATTTAGGCAGTGGAAAGTACTTATGGTATGCGATTAAAAAATACGGGAAAGAAAATTTTTACATTGAAATTTTAAAGTTCTTTGAAACAAGGGAAGCTTTAATAGAAGCAGAAAAGAAACTTGTAACTGTTGTCGAAGTTAATAATTCAAATTGTATGAATTTAAAACCCGGAGGTAAGGGGGGATTTAAAGACTCTAAACATAGGGAAGCTTTTGTTAATAGTATACCTGTAGATAAAAAAAGAGAATATGCATTTAAAAGACATAAACAAGGTGTTTTCGGTTTTAAAGGTAAAAACCATAAACCTGAAACTATTGAAAAGATGAAGTTACATAAAGGTAAACAAGCAAAAGAAAAGAATTCTCAGTTCGGAACAAAATGGATTACAAATGAGATTGAAAATAAAAAAATAAAAGTTACTGATCAGATTCCAGAAGGATGGAGAGCGGGTAGAAAAATAAAGTTGGATTTTAAGCAAGAAGTTCGTATAATTATAGCAACATAAAGGGAGTTCTTTGACATTTTAAAAACAAGAAAGGAAAAAACAAAATGGAAATTACATCATTCGTTTTAGGTATGCTTACGGTTACAGGTTTGGCAATTGCTGTACTTGTAGTTTTAGGTATAGTTAAGATTTACAACCAAGGCAAGAAAATTGCAGAATTAAAACAATCAATTGGATTAGTTGAAAACAATTCAAACGATTGGATTATGCAACTAGAAGAACAAATGTGCAGGAATTTTGATGACATTAGACGTGAGTATTCGTCTTATGTAGATTCACGTATTGACAGGCTTCAGTCAAATAAAAAGGAGGCAATAACTAAATAATCATTAACCCGTCAAAGAACTTTTCCTTTATTTGGACCTTTAGCTCAGCAGGTTAGAGCAGCGCTCTCATAAAGCGAAGGTCTCTGGTTCGAATCCAGAATGGTCCACAACGCAGTCAGATGCCCGTAGCTACGGTTTAAGGTCTATCATTAATTTGGTAGGCCTTTTTTTATTTTACTATTTATCAATGTTATGGCACCAGCAAAAGGAAAATCAAAAACCACTTCAGTTATTACCAGGATTGAAAAGCCTAAAGTACGTCGTCCAGGAGTTCATGCAAAATCTAAAACATCTAAACTTAAACAAAGTAGAAATTACAAGAAGCTAAATAGAGGGCAAGGTTAATTGCTTTCTTCTTATTTTATTCGTATATTTACTGTTATGAATAGTAGTTGGAGGATTATTGCTTTAAACCCTGATAAGAAGATAGGGGGTGTCTGGAGATTGAAAGATGATAAAAGGTTTTATTTAGGTGATTCTACTTCTTTCGGCTATATTGCAGAATTTTCAGTACGTAGTGGTTATATGTGGGCAAAGTGCGGTGGATCTAAAGTATACGGTATTCCAGAATTAAGAAGGTTTGAATACGTTCTTTTAGAAGCTCTTTCCTAAGATACTACCTATTTATATAAAAGCGCTTTTTTAAAATGAATAAACAATTTAACAGAATGCAGAAACTTGCCGGTATACTTACCGAAGGTTTATACACTACTCAAATGGATTTTGAATCTCCTGTTGCTACGGAAGGAAATGAAGTTCATGAGGAGGCGATGGATAATGTAGAGGGACCTATGCCCGAAGCTAGAAAGATGACCAAGGAGGAATTCAAATCTAAGATCCGTGAGATGATCTTGGCGGAAAGATCTCTTAGTGAAGCTAAGAAAAAGAAAGATAAAGAAGAGGATACTGCAGAGGAAGATGTTAATGTTGATATGGAACCTACCGGAGAAGAGGATGTTGATATGACTATGGATGTTCCACAGCCTGGTGATACTTCTATCGATATTAACGGTGACGGTGTTACTGATATTGATGCAGGATCTTCAGAAGCTAAAAAAGCCTTTGGTGATTTAACTGATGCTTTTCAAGCTGCTAAAGCTTTGGGAGATGAGAAGTTGATCCGTCAAATTGCAAACACAATTACATACTTTAATAAGAATATTATTCTAAAACAGGGTTAATCAAAATATCTGTGTTAGATTAAGGGGATATCTTAGGGTATCCCTTTTTTATTTAGGTTTTACGTTACTATCTTCTTATTTATATACAAACTACTATGAATGCTGATAATGTGTTTGGTCTGTTTGATTCTGAAGAAGTAGGCCCTGATGTTAAGAAGATTACAGATGTAACTCAATACCCTACTATTTTCATAAAGTTATTTGTTAAGTTTGTTAATAATATAGATCCTCTGAATGAGGTTATGGCTAAGACTTTGAAGAAGATGGGCGGTGATGCTGATCTTGAGAAATTAAAATACGCTAACAAACTAATATCAGTAGCTAGAGCTTACGAAATAATACAGGAGTTCGATTTCCAGGATAACACACACGTTGAAGCTCTCCTTGAGGAAGATGCAGAAGAAGTACTTGCTGCTTGTACTTATATGCTACAGGTACTTACTCGATATGAGGAATATGAAAAATGTGCTTTTATTAAAGATTTGAAAGATTTTATAACTTTTTCTCAAAAGAAGTTGCTTTTGTGATTCCCTGTTCCTATATTAAGAACATGGGGTTTGAAAAAAAAGTTTGAAAAGAGGTTGGATAAAAGGATGTAAGTTATTATATTAAGTATATGAGATATAGAAATCAAGTAAATGTTAAGTTAGATGTATTAGAAAATAATTTAAGGACATTAGAGCAGATTGTTCAAAGACAGTTACCAGTCAAGGAGTATTTAGATACTTTAGAGAAAACTAAGAAAATATTAGAAGATGTGAAAGGTTTGATTAGTATTGAACCAACCACTAATGATGAAATCTCAAACTAACCTAAATTAAAGTTATGAACTTAGCAGCAGAACAAATTCAAGCAAATTGGGAAGAATTCTTAGGGTATATTGACCGTTATATTGAATCTCCTAGAAAAGAGCAATTAACACAATTTTATTTAGACAGACAGGGTAGATTTATTTTGATGCCTGCTGCTAATACTACTAAGTACCATAACTGCTTCCCTGGCGGTTATGTTGAGCATGTTAATCGAGTAGTTAAAGCTTCTCTACATTTTGCAAAACTCTGGGAGAAGTTTGGATGTGATATGTCTACTTTTACTATTGAAGAATTAGTTTTTGCTGCTCTCAATCACGATCTAGGTAAGGTAGGTGATACTGAGAATGATTTATATATTCCAGGTCAAGATGAGTGGAGAAGGAAAAACCTAGGTGAAGTTTATACATATAATACCCAGGTTGCTTTCATGACAGTACCGGACCGTTCTCTATTCTTATTACAGGATGCAGGTATTAGGGTTTCTATGAACGAAATGCTTGCGATCAGAACTCATGATGGTCTTTATGATGAAGCAAATAAAGGATATTTAATATCTAGAGTTCCAGAGAGCAGACCTAAATCAGCAATCGTTTATATCTTACACCAAGCCGACTTAATGGCTTCAGTGGTTGAATTAACTATCAACCCAGTTGAACAACCAAAGTCAAAGCAGTTTGCAATCGCAAAAGAAACTACTCAAAAGAACCCAGTAACTCATCAACAACAAGCAAAAAATAAAGCTCTTTCAAATGTGCAAAGTGAAGGCTTAAAAAATGCAATGTCTAACTTTTTTGAAGCATAATGGGACTACTTGTAAGCATATTAGGGATACTTGTTTTAGTTTTAGGGTATACAACCTTTAACCTTTTACGTAAAAATGAGAAACAGGAAGATGTGCTTGCACAATACCTAACATACATGGATAACATATCTAAACAGATAGAATATTCTGATGTAAAGTTAAATCAAATAGACGCTAAGGGTATCTTTAAATCTGATGATGAAATAGGTTGGTTTTTTGAACAGATAAAGAATCTGCAATTACAGTTAAATAATTTTAAATTACTCGATGACGGCAGAAGCAAAAAATAAAAATTACTTTACTCATGATACTGAACTTGCTATTATAAAATATAACATAACAGAAGATCTAGGGGAACGTAATAAGATATACCGGGAAGAGATTCATTATCCGTTATTTAAGTTAACGCAGAACCTAATACATACGTTTAAATTCTATTATACAGAAGAAACAAATCTAGAAGATCTTCAACATGAGGTCATTACCTTTTTGCTAACCAAACTGGATAAGTTTAATCCTGAGAAAGGAGCTAAGGCATATTCATACTTTGGAACGATAGCAAAAAGATACTTGATTGCATCTAATCAGAAAAACTATAAAAAGAGGTTAGAACTACTATCATTAGATAGTTTAAATATCGAACAAGAGGATGGTGAATTCGTATATGGAGATACTTTAGATACCTCCGAGATTACCCCAGAGACCTTACTAACTCAAGAATTAGAAGATATAACAGAATTTCTAAACGCTTATATTGAGCATTGTACAGAGAATATCTACATTATATTTCCCAACAGTGATGACGCTAAGATAGCAGATGCTATTTTAAATCTATTTAGAAGAAGAGATAAAATTTCAATCTTTAATAAAAAAGCACTCTACATTTACATAAGGGAGCAAGTTGATATTAAAACTCCTAAGATCACTAGGATTGCTAACGAATTGCGAGATATCTTTAATAGAGAGTATGTTTTTTATCTAGAGAATGGGTATGTTAATTTCTAAAAGTCTTTAGTTTCTATTTATAAAAAATAGACTTACTATGAGCTTAGATAAGATTATATTCAAGAATAAAAAATTCTCAGACCTTCTAGAAGAAATATATGATAACCAGAAAAAGAAGGAAAAGCAGATTACTGGCCTGATCGGAGAACTCAGACCACTGGTTCAAGATACCGGAGACGCTACCTTGATTGTACCTTTAATCAAAGAGTATTTAGAAATAGGAGTAAAAAATGACGAACAGTTAATTAAAGTAGCTACTATTCTTCAACGAATCTTCCAGAACCAAGAATCAGGTGGAGAAGGGTTAGGTATAACAGAAGAAGAAAGAGAACAGTTAATGCAATCAATTGATACCTTAGTTAAAAAAGATTAATGTCAGTACTTGGTTTTGCAGCTATAAATGATGGAACTAAAGCATCTCTAGCCGGTAATAGCCAGGTATTAGATGCTTTAAAGGCTTCTAAACTTATTGCAACTGGGAGAGTACTTTCTGTGATCTTAGATGAGACACACCCAAGGTATAAAGAGTTAGGAGGACCTAAAGCTATCGGTGCAGTTGAAATTATAGACATAGCCGGAGGTACAGCAGACTATTCTACAACCTCTCAAAATCAAAACTACACAGTAGCTTATCCACTATACCCAGGAGTCAAAAACTATCCATTAATTAATGAGGTTATCTACTTAGTTTCACAGCCGAGTAAACAGACTCAAAATAAAACTACAGCATTCTCATTATACTACATTAGTGTAGTTAACCTCTGGAATCATCCACATCATAACGCAATACCGTATTCTGCAGGATCAACAACACCTCAGAATTCAAAAAATTACCAAGATGTTGCCGCTGGAAGTGTAAATAAGTTGACAGACTCTTCCGGCACTATTAAATTCGGTAATTATTTTAAAGAACGTACGGATATTAACCCGTTAAAGCCTTTTGAAGGAGATCATATACTAGAAGGTAGATTTGGTAATAGTATACGTTTAGGGAGTACCGGAGGCACTAGCCCTTGGTCAACAACCGGGGAACAAGGTAACCCTGTTATGATTTTAAGGAACGGGCAAGGTACTATTGCACCTGATTCTTGGACCCTACTGCCGGAAGATATCAATCAAGACCTGTCCTCAATTTACCTAACATCAACTCAGAGAATCCCTTTCCTGCCAGCGAGTATAAATTACTTTTCGTATAAGCAGAACCCTCCTGAAACTCCAAATCAATTCACAGGAAATCAAATAATACTAACCTCAGGAAGGTTACTCCTCAATGCCTCCGCAGACCATCTATTATTAAGCTCAGCTAAAAGTATAAATCTAAGTTCAAACTCATCTGTAAACATAGACACCCAGGAACTAGTGATGCAGACAGGTAATATTTACCTAGGTTCTAAATCAGCAAAAGAGCCTTTACTATTAGGAGATACAACTACAGCTCTACTAGATGATTTGATTTCAATAGTAAGCAAACTATTAGAAGCATCACTTCAAGCCAATAATGGAGGAGGTCCTATACCTAGTTTAAACAAAGCGGGAGCTGATTTACTAATTAGGTTGCAGAGATTACAAACCTCTGAATTAAAATCGAAGTATAATTTTACTGTATAATGACTCCGGAAGAACTAGAAAAACAACGTCAACAAGAACAGGCAAAAAGAGAGCAGTTTAAGAGGCGAATTAAACTCGCAACCTCTATCGCTACAGCCGGAGGAGCAATTGCAGTATCTCAAATCAAAGGTTTAGATAAAATAAATCAAACAATAAACGATAAAGTAGCATCCCTCCAGAGTAAAGCAATAGGCCAGCTATTAGTACTTGCTTCCGATTTAGGAATTGAGGGTTTAGAAACCGGAATACCTACACTACCTAACCTATGCCCCCCTGCTGCACTCCTAGATAAAGCACTCGCTATTAGAAATAATTTAGGGGATTCTATTAATATAACAGCAGCTTATATCAATACAGTAAACGCATCTTTAAGAATAATTTCAGACTTACTTAATGGAACTATCACAACACTAACTGCTTTAAACCTGCTAAAAACAGTAACATCAGTAGGAGTAAAAGTAATACCGCCAGGTGCAGTACCTGGAGCAGTTACAGCACTTCTAGCAGACTTAGATGATACCAGAACATTACTTACATTTAAAACAGACGGTACTCCAAAACTACCAGAATTAAAAAGAGCAGTTGAGATAGGATCAACATACATAAATCAAGCAGCTGTTACTCTAAGTACTATTATAACTCTCCTGGATTTTGTAGATCAAATTTTAATTAAGTGCGGTAAGAATCCAAATAATATAGGAGATCAAATCAATACCTTACTAGCAACTAAAAAAGCAGAAGATACAACATACAAAGGATTTACATTCAGAATAATAGAAAAGCCATTCTCCCCCACCGTTTCCCAGAAGATTGGACAAGCTTTAAATAAAGAAGGTATAGTCTTATTGCAGACAGCACCATCCTTTACTCTAGACCCCCAAGTTTTAATTGAGGAATTAAAATTAATAATAGATAGGGATAATCTTACTGCAGACCCTTATACACTGAATGATATAAGTCAAAGCATAAATAACCCACCGCCCCCAACTACTAAACAAACACCTACTAACCCTGCTGTAAATCAAGACGTTACCCCGCTAGGCTATGCTGGAAAGGTAGTAGGTGAAAAAGGGAACCTACCGGTAGGCAACGGATCTTTTGAAGAAGTATATCAATGGACTGGAGATAAGTGGGTATACGTAGAAACTATCAGCATTTAATATTTATAAACAATGGACGTTAAAGGACTTAAAAAACTCATTAAGGAAACTGTCAGAGAAGCTATTCAAGAAGAATTAAAGGATATCCTTTTAGAAGCCGTTCGTGCACCTAGGTTGACATTAGAAGGTACGCCGGTAGGCATCGGCGGATACGGTACTCCTAATCAAACTATGACCGAGACAGTCTTGCATAAAACCGCAACAACCCCTTCATTAAATACTAGAGAGCAGTATGCCTCTCTACTAAACGGTATGATGGAATCTAGAAACGGTAACCTAAATCTAAATTCAAATAACGCAATGTCGTTCGGAGCCAGTCAAGAATATAGACCACCAGCAACAATCAACACTGCAGGGGAAGGTTCCTCCTTACCGGCAGGAGAGGTTAACCTAAGCCAGATAATGGGCTTGATGACTAAAAAATAAATAAATGACCTTCCAAACTAGAAAGATAAATCCTTTAGATATTGACCCTAATACCGGGGTAGGAGTCGGTTTGGAATTTCAAAGTAAAGGTGTTTTTCAAACAACCTACACCACCCAACAAGCAATCAAGAATAACCTAATCAACTACCTACTAACCGGGCCAGGGGAGAGGTATTTGAATCCCAACTTTGGATTAGGTTTGCAAAAATACCTCTTTGAACAACTTACCAGTAATACTGAAACTAGCATTGAAGAAGATATTCAGACAGCAGTAAGAGAATATTTTCCATCAATTACTATTCAGAATCTAACCATTACACAAAACCCAGATACTTACCAAATTTATATTCAATTAACTTACGTTATAGGCCCTGTAAATTTAGGAGTACCAGATACTTTAGAAATAACACTAGGATAAAATGGCTACCAATAAAGATATTAAATATTTAAATAAGGATTTTACTACCCTTAGAAGCCGGTTGATTGATTACGCTAAAACGTATTTCCCAACAACCTATAACGACTTTACTCCCGCCTCCCCCGGTATGATGTTTATGGAAATGTCTGCCTACGTAGGAGATGTAATGTCATTTTACCTAGACAACCAAATACAGGAAACCTACCTACAGTATGCTCGACAGACTGACAATCTATTTGAATTAGCATATATGTTCGGATACCGTCCCAAAGTTACTGGGGTCGCTACCGTACCTGTTGACTTCTACCAGCAAGTACCATCAAAACTTTCAGGTTCAGTTTATATACCTGATTTCGATTATACTTTATTAGTAGCAGAGAATTCAACCATAACTTCTACATCGAATAATACAGTCTCTTTTTTGATCCAAGACAGTGTAGATTTTTCAGTATCATCTTCACAAGACCCAACTGAAATTACAATCTATCAAACAGCTGGATCGAATCCGGTCAGCTACTTATTAAAGAAAAGTAGACAAGCAATATCAGCCACCATTAATACAGTAACCTTTGCCTTCACTACTCCAACACAATTCGATATACGAACTATCACCGGGGATAATATTGTAGGTATTTTAGATATAGTAGATGCTGATGGCAATACCTGGTATGAGGTAGATTATTTAGGGCAAGATATGGTGTATAAAAAAGTTAAGAACACAAACCCTAACATACCAACTAATTCAGATCCCGATACCGCTTACACCTTAAAACTCGAACAAGTACAGAGGAGGTTCACTAGCAGGTTCTTAGACTCAGCAACACTTCAAATTCAATTTGGAGCAGGCACTACAGCAGACTCTGATGAAAATATTGTACCTAATCCAAACAACGTAGGAATAGGCTTACCCTTTGAGCAAAATAAATTAACAACTGCATATTCACCTACTAATTTTATTTTTACAGATACCTACGGTATTGCTCCGGCAAACACTACACTAACTGTAAGATACTTAACCGGAGGTGGAGTTCAAGCAAACGTACCTGCCAATGACCTTTTAACATTAGCAGCAACCGTCAATTACCAAGCAACCAACCTTAATACAAGCACAGCTAATACTTATAGAGCAACTCTAGCAGTTAGTAACCCATTAGCAGCATCAGGAGGAGGTTCCGGAGATACAATCGAGGATATTCGTCAGAATACTTTAGCAACATTCCCAACACAGTTAAGAACCATAACCCCAGACGACTATTTAATTAGAGCACTATCACTACCCTCCAATTACGGTACCGTAGCAAAAGCTTATATTGAACAATCAAAACTAGCTAACCTATTACCTGGAGAGACTCCATCCACTTTAGATCTTTACATATTAACTTACGATGTAAATCAAAACCTAGTAACTGCATCTGATACACTAAAACAAAACCTAAGTACGTATTTATCACAATATAGAATGCTAGGAGACTCTATTAAAATCAAAGATGGTTTCGTAGTTAATATAGGTATAGATTTTAGCATAACCGTAGATCCTAATTTTAATAGTAGTGAAGTATTATTAAGATGTATTCAAGAACTACAAAATTACTTTAAAATAGATAACTGGCAAATTAACCAGCCAATCCTGTTAAAAGATCTTGGAATTCTATTAGACAAAGTAACCGGGGTACGTACAGTTAAGACCTTAACTATTAATAATCTAGCTGGAGGATCAATAGGATATTCTAACTACGCTTACGATGTTCAAGGTGCAACCATAGATAACGTAGTATACCCTTCAATTGATCCAATGATTTTCGAAGTGAAATACCCAAGCACTGATATTAAAGGTAGGGTAGTTTCTCTATAATTCATATTTATAACAAATGGCTGTTTACAAACTCTTTCCTGAAAAAGACGCTACTCTGTATAGCGAGTACCCGGTTATGAATTCCGGTATCGATGAGATAATAGAAGCTACTACAGCAACCAATATAGCCGGACAACAAACCACCAGTCGATTTTTAGTTCAATTCAACCAAGCGCAAATTCAAGACGTATTTAGTAGCAAAATTACCGGATCCTATGATGCATACTTAAGGTTGTTTATGGCTAAAGTTGAAGGATTGGCACAAGATACTTTAATATACTGCTACCCAGTTTCAGGATCATGGGCTAACGGTACCGGTAAATACTTAGATAACCCGGCAGTAACCGACGGAGTAAGTTGGACTTACAAAATAACATCAGGTTCTGGAGCATGGGATACAATCTTTTCAGAAGGAAATGCAACTGGATCTTGGTCCGGAACTAATACAGGAGGGGGTAATTGGTATACTTCAAGTCTTTATGCTCAAAGTGCTTCCTTGCAGTATAGATCAACTTTTGACCTTAACTTAGAAGTTACTAATGTAGTTAATGCTTGGAGCGGTAGTATTATCGAGAATAATGGGTTTATAGTTAAACAAGAAAATGCTGCAGAATTTGACCCTAGCCGGAATGTTGAATTTAAATATTTTTCAACAGACACTAATACCATATACCCACCACAGTTAGAATTCAGATGGGACGACTATATCTTTAATACCGGATCATCTACACAAACTATTATAAATACCTCCAATATAGTTGCTACACTGCCCAACAATCCTGGAGTATATCAACCAGATTCTATTCAAAGATTTAGAATCAATTGTAGACCTCAATTCCCAACCAGAGTCTTTACTACCTCCTCCCTATATACAACTAATTATTATCTACCAACAGCATCATACTGGGCAATCAAAGACCTAGATACTGATGAGTTCGTAGTTGATTTTGACACAGTATATACAAAGGTTTCTGCTGATGCTAACAGCAACTACTTTGATGTGTATATGAATGGGTTAGAACCTGAGAGATACTATAAGATCCTAATTAAAACTACTATTGACAATAGTGTTAAGATTTTAGATGACGACTACTACTTTAAAATAGTAAACGGGTAATGAGTGAGCAAGTTTCAATATCTAAACAAGTCTTTGAAAGCCGACAATACCGTCAGATTATAGATACGAATTTTACACAACTGACTGTCGGAGATGGAGCCACAACAACTACTCCTGCCCCCTTGCCTACTGTTTCTGAATTTTTTGAGTATTATTCGGATTTATTTTTTCAAATACCAAAACAAGGAGAAATTAACTCACACGAATACTTAATACAACAGAGTAGTGAGTATGTAGGAGGTCAAGCAGTCAATCAAGATATCCTTGCTCTGCAGCAAGAAATAACAGCTTTAAGAGAAGAGAACTTGCAATTACAGGAACAATTACTTAACTTATCAAGAACAAATGGATAAAACAGTATACATTGAGAACATACCGTCTATTGAACTAGGAGGTCAAACATACCAATCCTCAGATACTGCATTAATATCCTCTTTTGATACTGAGAATGCTTTTGACTCTACAGTCAACTATATTGAGTATCACATATACAACGGGAATAAATTTCTTATTGATACTATTGAGAATCTAGATTCTTATAGGATTTATAACAACCAGGTTTATATAGATCCTGAGCAGGATTTAGAATCTAGGGTATTCCAACCAGGGCAATATTATAGCGTCTATAATTTCCTAACCCCGGTACTATCATCAAGCTTTCAAGAAACTTTTTACATCTCAGAAATATCAACAGATAGAACTGAATTAAGACTTGCAAGCACTGATATACTAGGAGGTGATATTATAGACAGTACAGAAGCACTCAAAACCTTAATAGACTCCTCACCATACTATCAGGATTTTTATTTAAATTTTGGCAATAATAATTTAGTTATTGCTAACAATATTTTATTAGATGATTCTGATCCGGAGAATATAACTGTTTTAATTAAGCTATACGAACCGCTTGCAGATTCGTTTCAATTAAATTCACAGTGTTGGGCTGTTCAAAAGATTGCTGAATCTTTAGCTTATCTTTTCAACGTACAGATGTCTTTTGATTCAGTAGATGAATTAATAAGAATTAAAGGACCCAACACAAACATACTAGCTCTAGAATCAGGTAATAAATCTACAGAGATTGTAGCAAGTTCTGATTTACTATATACTACTGAGGATAGTCTTAAAAATCAACTGCAGAGTTACTTACAAGAAGCAGGTAGTGATTTAAATATAGACTACTCAGAATATACTAATTTTGTTTTCTTCTCTAAAGCAGAAACCAGATTAGAGAATTTTTACTATAAACTAGGTTTAATAGAAGAGTATGCATATAGTGCTAGTCTATATACAGACACTACTAATTTTTACAATTCAGGAAGTTCAACATACTGGGAGAGCAAACTCAAGGAAGTTATAACCAACTTCGATGGATATGAATACTACTTGTATTTTGAATCAGGATCAACAACCTGGCCAAAATCAAACAGCACACCTCCATACACCAACTACCCGACTACATCCTCACAGGCAGTAGCATGGTTAAACACACAACTAGCAACTGCAAGTATTTACGATACTGAGAATAAAGACTCTTTAATAAACTCAGTACCTCTCTATATTAGAGAAAATTCTGACAACCTAAATTACCTACTATTTGTAGAGATGGCCGGACAGCATTTTGATGATATCTGGCTCTACATTCAAGCAGTTACTGAAAAGTACAACAATATTAATGGAGTAAATAAAGGGCTATCTAAAGACTTAGTAGGGATAGCTTTAAGAGATTTTGGAATTAAACTATACCAGAATAACTTTACATCCGATAACTTATACAGTACATATTTGGGAATTACCCCATCCGGAAGCCTGTTACCGTATACCGGCCAAGAATTAATAAATACCTACGTTACTGCATCAGCAACCGGTTCATTAATACCGGTAAATGACCTTTCTTCTGAGATACACAAGAGGTTATATCACAACCTACCCCTATTAGTGAAGAAAAAAGGAACGGCAGCTGGATTGAGGATACTAGCCAATATTTACGGAGTTCCAGCTTCAATCTTAAGAATCAATGAATTCGGAGGAAAAGATAAAAATACAAATACCTGGGACTATTGGCAGAATACTTTCGACTACAGTTTTAATACTCAAGGTATAAATTACTTAACATCTTCTTTTGCTGTAAATACAGCCTGGGGAGCTATTAATAATGTACCTAGTGCTGTTGAATTTAAGTTTAAAACCACAGGACTGCCAGCAGCTTCTAACTATTCTCAAAGTTTATGGGCCACCGATAAAAACGTGGGGCTAAGGTTAAAATACACCGGTACTGGATTAACCTCTGGATCATATTCAGGATCTATTGTAGACCCGTACTTCGAATACGGTTACCTAGAATTCTTCCCAGACATTACAGATTTAAATTCAAGTGCTAGTATTTACTTGCCGTTCTTTGATGGGGGTTGGTGGTCTGTTTTAGTTAATAAGAACTCTAATAGTGACTATACTCTGTATGTAGGTAATTCATTATATAGCGGCAATGATGGTAATACCTTAGGGTTTACATCAAACTCAACTGTAAATAAGTTAGGAAACTGGTCAGGAAGTGCTGTATCTTATTTCGGAACATCTTCTTTGAATGCAAGCACATTCTCAGGATCTTTACAAGAGATTAGGTATTATAAAAATGCACTGAGTCAATCAGTATTTAATGACTTTATAATGAATGGAAGTTCAATTGAAGGCAACGGTATAAACTCCGCACCGGATCAATTAATCTTCCGAGCATCTTTAGGAGGTGAGCTTTATACTAGTTCAATTTCAATACACCCTAAAATATCCGGAGAGTGGGTAACTACATCTTCATTCGCTTCTGACAGTACTTTTTATTTTAATACAACTCCGGTTTTTACTGCTAATAATTTAATTTCTTTCTACGATCAACCAGTAACAGGTATTAAAAACCCAGTTTCTGATAAAATTAATATTCAAGGTAAAACAGTATACGGAAACGTACTTTCTACTTTAACAACCCTACAGCAAAGCTATCCAGCAAGTTCATCATTTACACGTGACGTAAATTATTTAGAAGTAGGATACTCTCCTCAGAATGAAATCAACGAGGATATTACGGATTCAATTGGGTATTTTAATATCGGAGACTATATTGGAGATCCAAGGCAATTCTCATCCTCAACATTATCTTACCCTGAGCTAGATTCTTTAAGAGATTCTTATTTTGAAAAGTACAATAAGTCTTACGACTACCAAGATTATTTCAGGTTAATTAAATTCTACGATAATTCACTGTTTAAGTTAATCAAAGATTTTATACCTGCTAGAACTGCTGCAGCTACTGGTGCTATCGTTAAACAGCATTTACTAGAAAGAAACCGCCAAAGATCTGCTCAAATTACCTACTCAGAACCTTATTATACAGCATCAGTTACTTCGCTACCTAGAGACTATGAGACTGGATCTATCGGAGTATTTGATGGAGGGTCTGGAGGATCAGTTAATCAGTGGGTAAACATAAGCCAATCATACACAGCATCAGTTTTAGGTTTAGCAGGACTGGTAACCTTTATTGAATCCTCCGAGTATGAATTTTATAACGGGCAATATTCAGGATCAAATATTGAGTGTCAATTATCGCATTCTATCAACACTACACCGTTGTTAAATAATGTAAGTTCAAGCAGACTTTCAACCGTTTACGAAGATGTTGATTACAATTCAGATGCTTTAAACCCAACTAACCTACCATTCATACAATCAGGTTCTGCATTCAAAGCAGCTGTACAAGATTCAAATTATGCTTCCGGCAGTGTTTGGAATATACCAAGATATGAAGGATCAGAAAATACCGGACAGTACAACTACACTATTAATTTCCCGAGCACATCTATTGCACCAGGCTATCCAATAGATGACTTTTCAGAATACATTGCATACTTTGATTGGGTTGGAGGATCAGATCCACAGTACCCAGGTGGTGGTAATGTTCACATTATAAGTTTAATTAAAACCGACGGAACAGTAATTGGATTAGATACTGCAAACAAGAATTTAGATATTGTCGAGAAAATATTCAAAGCAGGTACGTCTCCTACAATATACATACAAACTTATAGTTCAATTGAACCCACTACACCAACCACAGTAGTAGAAGGAGGGGCCTTGTACCAAACAATTATGTTCGGTACCGGGAGTGATATTAGAGGTATTTCTGTAGAAAGTAACGGTAACAATAATGCAGTAAACGTTTTATTTACAACCAGTAGTATAAATACCCTAGTTGATAGTGCATCTATTGCAGGAGGGGATAATGGACTATACGCTCTGCAAACAGGTACAGCAAGTGTTGGTATCATAGATTTAATAGGAAGTATTTCCGACGGAGTAGGTATCTACAACAACACTCTAGGTAGTATAGCAGGGCAGAACGGAACTAGTTTATATTTCCCATACAGGGATTCTTTATTTCCTTTAAAGTATGGAGATTTTATTAGATTCGGTACAACAGGCTCATACAGTCAGAATAATATCTACGCACTCGATGGTACTTTCCAAGCTAGCGGCTTACTCCAAATAAAGCAGATAAATTTAGGACCATCTCCAGTAAGTACTTCAAGCATAGAAGTAACTCCTGTAATCACTGGACATATAACAGGGTCTTTACAAACACCGTTCAACGGAAGTTACGTAAACCAGAACTACCGTATCTTTAGAAGAATACCTAATGAAACTTTTATATTAATTCAGAATAAACCGGTAAACCCGGGAGCCGGTGTAATAGTACCACATAATTTTAACCCTAATTACGATCCAATACAATTGGCAAGACAAGTTGGTTTAATTTAACAAAATAACTATATTTATAACATATAACTAATTAATTAAAAACAGTGGGTTACCTTAATAATGCAGCAGTCACAGTTGATGCTATTCTAACTAAAAAAGGGCGGGAGCTTTTAGCTAGAGGAGACGGTTCTTTTAGAATCACTCAATTTGCTTTATCTGACGATGAAATAGATTATACCTTGTATAATCCTACACAACCTTCAGGATCAGCCTTTTACGGAGAGGCTATCGAAAATATGCCCCTATTAGAAGCATTTCCTGATGAAACTCAGATTATGAAATACAAACTTGTAACCTTACCTAGAGGTACTGCTAGAATGCCAGTATTGGATATCGGATATTCTGCAATCACTATTAAACAAGGTGCTAGTTTAGCAATCACCCCTCAGACTTTAAATTACCTATCTCAGACTTCCTTAATTGAATCCTCAGGTTATACATTTACGATTTCAGATGTGAGATTGTTTAACAGCTTCACAGGAGTAGGTATTAACACTCCGGATGTAGTAGCAGCTAATGCAACTACAACTATCGGAACCAATGTATCTAAGACAGTGATTGGAACTACTTTAAATTTAACAGCAACCACAGTTAATACTTTATTTGGCTCTAATACTAGTTTATCTGCAACCTTGCAGGTGATTGGAAGAGATTCTGGAGCAAGATTACAAATACCAGTAACAGTAACTAAAACGACCTAATTTATAACAGATGTCATTTAAAAGATTAGATCCAGAAGATTTTCTAGTAAGTGTTGATTCAATAACAGCAACTGCCTGGTCGACCAACTCACCGACCTTAACTCAGTTTTTCACTTCATCAACTACATCTACCAACGATTCTTACTACAAGAACGTATACCAAACAGCATCTGCAAATAGTGCAGCAGCTATTCAATTTGCAATAGCTTACGGAAACCTTAACGGATCCGGTAGTGTAAATTACAATGATTTAGTACCGGGTAAAACACCTACTAGAACAGTTTATGGACAGTACCGTAACTTAATCTACGGAGATGAAAACGCAACATTTAACTTTTCAGGAGTAACTGCTTCAGATTTCTGGGCATTATCTATTGAAAGATCTAGATATAAACAACATCTGCTAAAAGGTACTTTTAACCTACAATTAAAGAACGGAAGCTCTACTTTGGTATTAACAGATAATTCAGGTATGGTATCAACTGATACCTATCTAGATTGTGGTAGAGTATATCAGATTATTTCTGGATCTAACGGAATAGCATATTCAGGAACAGGAAACTCACTATCATCAGGATCTTATGGATTATTTCTACCAGATATTGCAACAATTATTTTAAACCCGTTAGCATTATCGCAATCAATTAATTTAGAACCTTCTAGATCAAATGACTCTGATGGTTTGAATATTAGTAGAATGTTCACAGCAATCTCCGGAGCTGCTTCTTTTCAACTAAATAGTGAAGAAACAGTGACCTCGGATTATGTTTATGTACGAGCTAGAAATGCTGAATTTAACTACTCAGAGAATCCATCATTCATTTCAGGTTCAACTGGAGATGTACTGTATAGTAATTTTATAAACTCACCACAGACGTATTTAACAACTGTAGGATTTTACAACGATACTAATGACTTAGTTGCAGTAGCAAAATTATCTAAGCCATTAACTAAAGATTTTACAAAAGAAGCATTAATAAGAGTTAAGCTTGACTTCTAAGAATGAATGAGTGCATTCAAAAAACTTTTAGCATCTGACGTCATAGTCACTCCCTTTGAGGTAAACAAAGGCTTTACCTTTGTAGGAGCTAGTCAATTGACAGCATCAGATGCTGGAATCAACAGATTCTTAGGACAAAACATTACCGGATTATTTAACCTTTCAGAAGCTAGTACTGGAGAAACTTATTTAGAATATAAAAGACTAATTTACAATTCAGCTAAAGAATTATACTACTCTAATACTATAGCAACAGCAAGTCTTGCTTTTACAGTACCGGGTTTAGATTCTACAGGTAATGTATTGACCGGACCAGTAAGTTCAGCTGGAAGATACGAAAATTATCTGCAGACTACTTTAACAGTTGAGAGGTACTTTCCGACCGGTTCAAACGATATTATAGGAGTAATTTCAATCCCATCTAAACTATATGGAGATAAAATACAACCAGGATCTTTTGTATTTACAGCAGAATCTGGCAGTGTCTCTGATGATGGGAATGGAAACTTAATTTTTAGCCTGGATGGAGCTTATGCTGGCAATATTATATACCAACATGGTTTGATTATTTTAACCAAAGATAATGAATCTTCCGGAGGTTCCCTATACGGAACCGGTGTATACGGAACAGGTATTTATGGAGGAGATGCGAATCCCTTTATAGAAAATTTTATACTCTCTGCAAATGTAACCTGCTCATTTTCAAGCTCAATTACACTTTTTGAAACTCAGTACAAATGTACTATCGACACCTCAGAGTTTAACTTTAGCTTAAATCCAAGCCTTATATCAGGATCAACCGAAGGCACAGTCTACGACTTTGCAACAGGTTCTTACTTTAACCCGTACATTACAACAGTAGGCCTTTATAACGAAAATCAAGACTTAATTGCTGTAGGTAAATTAGCAAAGCCACTACCCTCTAACAACACAACAGATTTAACAATACTAATTAACATCGATAGATAATATGTGGTTATACGAAGGCAATCCGGTTACAAGTCTAGAACAGCTTCCGGAAAATGCCCACGGTTTTATTTATGTAATCTATAAAAAAGATACTAGAAAAACCTATGTGGGTAAGAAAAATTTATTTAGTATTACTAATAAACCTTTAACTAAGAAGGAATTATTAGAAATAACAGATAAACGTAAATCTAAAAAAAAGCAGGTTATTAAAGAAAGTAACTGGTTATCATACTGGGGTTCTAATAAAGATCTTTTAACCGATATTAAAACTCTAGGAGAAGATGCTTTTGAAAAGCATATCTTGAAAGTCTGCTTCACTAAAAAAGAACTAACTTATTATGAAATACACTTTCAATGCGTCCTCAACGTATTACTACAAGACAGCTACAACGACAACATCCTGGGCAAATTTTACAGAAGGGACTTGCACCCACCTTATTAAGTTCGTATATTTAGTCGATGGTAAATCATCTACTAGTAAACTTAATGGACAGCCTTCTAGGAAAAGGCAAACCTACATCTGGGGATAATTACTCATACCACTGTCCTTTCTGCAATCACCATAAACCTAAATTAGAAATAAACCTTAGAGAGAATGAAGAGGGCTTGCATCATTGGCATTGCTGGGTTTGTAATAAAAAAGGTAAAAAACTAATTTCATTATTTAAAGCCGTTCAAGCACCAGATAATAAAATTGAAGAGTTAAAAGCTTTTGTAAAAATTTCCTACCATGAGGCAAAAGGAGTAAAAGTAGAAGCAATAACACTACCGAAAGAATTTATACCGCTATACCCAGCAGATAAGAATAATGTTTCAGTTAGACAAGCGTTAAGGTACTTAAAGGGTAGAAAAGTAAACGAATTAGACATAAAGAGGTATAATATAGGATACTGTGAAGCTGGACCTTATAGGAATATGATTATTATACCATCTTACGATGAGTTTGGGGTTCTTAATTATTTTATAGGTAGAAACTTCGGCCCGGCTGAAATCAAATATAAAAACCCTAAAGTCTCTAAAAATATTATAGCTTTAGAGAATACAATTAATTGGAATTCACCTTTGATAATATGTGAGGGTATGTTTGACGCTATTGCAATCAAAAGGAATGCTATCCCACTATTAGGAAAAACCATACCTGAAAAACTTATGAAGAAAATAGTATCCTCAGGTGTTAAACAAATCTTTGTTGCATTAGATACGGATGCTTTAAAACAGGCGTTTGAGTATTGTATAACCTTTCTAAACCACGGAAAACAGGTCTTCTTTGTTGACTTGCAAGAAAAAGATCCATCCGAACTAGGGTTTGAGGAATTTACAAAAACTCTCCATACAGCCGCACCATTAACCTTTAGAGATATCCTGGAAAAAAAATTAGCATTATGATAGAAAAAAATACAAATATCCGTAAAGATAAAAAAATAAACCGCATTGTAGAAGCAGATCCTACAGCCAGGCAAATAACCATTCTAGACTCTAGATACTACCAGAGAAAAGAAGGAGTCTTTTACCCGTCGGTAACTTACGTACTTTCACATTTACCTAAAGATAAATTTTTTGAATCCTGGATGAAAGATGTAGGGCATAATGCTGATATCATTATGAGAAGAGCCGGAGATGAAGGAACTCAAGTACATAATGCTGTAGAGGCTTACTTAGCAGGAGAAGAGATTACCTGGATTGACGATAACGGAAATGTAAAATATAATTTAGAAGTCTGGAAAATGATTTTAAAATTTGTTGATTTCTGGGAGACTCATAAACCCGAACTCATTGCTTCTGAAACGCATTTATTTTCTGATGAATTAATGGTAGCAGGAACTGGGGATCTAGTAGTAAAGCTAAATGATAAACTTTGGTTGTTAGATATTAAAACTTCAAATTCATTACATGAAAGCTATGATTTACAATTATCAGTTTATAGAAAAGCATGGAATGAATTATTCGATACAGAGATTGAAGAAACAGGTATCCTATGGCTAAAAGCATCTACCAGAGGTCCTGATAAGTCGGGTAAAAAGGTACAAGGAGATGGATGGCAATTGAAACCAACCGGAGATAAGTATGAAGAAAACATTACACTTTTCAAGCATTTATTTGAAATTTTTAAAGCAAAAAACCCAGAATTAAAACCTTATAGCGAGTTACTGCCTACATCGGTCAAGTTAGAGTTATAACTATTTATATTATATAGTATATGAACATCGATCAGATAACAGAACATTTAATAAAAAACCTACTTCCAGAAAACCTGACCCCCGTCAGAGAAGTAGGAGAAGGAAGTAGTAAAGCCTTCCCAGCTATTAAAGAACATGACGATGTCGATTTAGAAGATGGTTATCTATTCGGTACAACTGTTTATAGCTTCACTGATTCTAAAGATCAGTATTATACTGTTATATTAGAGTACGAAGGATTAGAAGTCACAGTCAGTTTTACAGCAGACGAGTCTTTTGAACAAACAAACTCTAATGAACTATATGCTGTTATAACTACAGTTTTCCAAATACTTAAGCAGGACATTTCACAATCACCTAAAAACCTTGTAAATTTAATTAAATACACCCCAGCATCAACGAAAGGAAAACCTGGACAGAGTCAAAAAGGAGCAGACCAGAGAGACAGAGTATATCAAGCCTATTTTAAGAGAATGTTCCCAAATGCAACAGTAGAAAAAGAAGGGCCAGATACTGTTGTATATCTAGAAGAATCATATAAAGGTAAAAGAACAAACGACGGGGCACCGGGTACCTTTAAAGCTAAAATTACTAAAGCTTATGGAGGGCCTGTAACTATTGAAAAAGCTAAGAAGTTTAAAAATAGAGAAAATGCTACCGCTCATGATAAGCGTCAGGCAAACTGGTTTATTAATTTTCATTCTAAGAATGAAGGGTTAAACGAAGTAGGGGATGCATCTGCATCTAAGTACGAATGGGAAGAAGTTGATAGAGAAGGTTATTTTACATATGTTCGTTTTATAACAGATAGTGAGACTGAGTATGATGTAGATCTTGAAACTATGACATACACTCCTAAAGATTCTACATCAGGTATCAAAGCAATAGGAGTTGAATTCTCAGCCAAACCGAAAGATGCTGAGTTCCTGGGCGGTTCATCTAACATAGTAGTTAATAAAGGTGAACTTTACAAGGTAATGGCTACTGTATTAGATATCATTAAAAAATACCTTAAAGAATTTAAAGCCCAGGCTATTATTTACACCCCCTCTAAAAAATCAAACGAAGACTTCGGTAATCAAAGAGACCAGGTGTATAAAGCTTTTATTAGTAAAGCATTCCCAGAAGTAAAATTTGAACAAAAAGGAGATATGGTGGTTGCTATTTTACCTAGCACTACGTATCTTACGATTGATGAAGTAGATGACTTACAGGAAAATATAGAACCAACAGAAACCTCAGGTAAGGCAGCACCTTACGGTTCAGGTTACAAACCTCTAGAAGAAACACTTGAGCCGTTAATAGCAGAACTGACTAAATACATGTATGAGGAAGGTTTACCTATTGATCCTGCACCTACTGTTGAATTCATAGAGGATGAAGTAAATGCACAAAATCCTTTAGGGAGAACCGCTTATTATGATCCTCAAAACCGGCATATTGCTTTATACGTAACTAGTCGGCACCCTAAAGATATTTTAAGATCTTTTGCTCATGAAATGATTCATCACATGCAAAATTTAGAAGGACGTTTAGGTAATATGCCAAATACAGTTAATGTAAATGAAGACGATCATTTAAAGTCGATAGAGGAAGAAGCCTATAAACTAGGCAATATTTATTTTAGAAGTTGGGAAAATAATAAAAATAAAGTAAAATGAGATACATATACGAAAACGAAGAGGAATTTGCAGCAGGTGGTATTTTAATGGACCGTGACCAGGTATTAGTTCCAAAAGCACCGCATACAGTAGAGGATGTAATTAAAGCTATTAATACTATAGACTACTACGGACCTTATATCTCAAATATGAGAAGTAGGAAAGTATCAGATAAAGACTTAGAAGCACATTTCGGACCCAACTCAGCTAGAGCTAAAGCAGCTTTAGAAAAAGAAAGAGGGGAGAAATTCCCAGTTAAAACCAAACAGGCTATTGATGATTTTATTAAACAAGGAGTAAAGAAACCAGATTTAATAAATTATGACCTTGAAGATGGAGAACTTATTTTTAAAGTAGAAAGAAACCTACAGAGAGGAAGATTACGCAGTATAATTAAAACCGTAATGGATAATGCTGGTATCTCTTATAAGTTGAGAGAAAAACAGGAAGGTGAAAAGAAGCGACTTAAAAAAATTGTTAAGGAAGCTATTGACAAAAAATTAAAATAATGTCTAACGAATCAGTTTTGAAAAAACAATTCTCATCTTCTGACCTTCAGAGAATGAGAAACCTAGTTCAAGGTAAGACCGGAGAAAAGACCTCAGTCTCTGCCGGATACACCAAAGACTACATTGACAGAAAAGAAGGTGATATCTGGGAGGAAGATGGACGTCAATGGACTATCAAAAATGGAGTAAAACAGAATATATCAAAACTACAGAAAGCTCGTGAATTAGGTAAAATGCCTTTGTTCTGCCCGGAGTGTAAATCCTTAATGAAGCACCGGTATGATGAGCAATTTTACCGAATACACAACCATTGCTTTGATTGCCAGATCAAGTTTGAGACTAAATTGAAAGTAGAAGGTAAATGGGATGAATACCATACCCAAATACACAACTCAGAAATTGATGGAATAATAGACAATTATGAAATGTGGGTTGATGATTTAATTAACGAATCTAACGATAGTTTCATGTCAGAGACCGGAGAGCTGGAATCATGGTCCAAAGTAGATAAAAGTAAAGTTTTACAACAGAAAGAAGAAGCAATTGAGTATCTTACAAAGTTAAAGAAATAAAGCTATTTATTAATATGACAAACTCTTTTAACATGTCAGACTGGAGACGCAAATACGTCTTAATGGCAGAAAACGATAACCAGTACCCAGATTACAATCCAGACAAGCATAAGACCTTAATGAGAGGTGCTATCGATTATGAATTAGAAGGTGATAATATTGTAGCATATTTACCGTTTGAAGAAGAACCGGAGTACGCTGTGAAAATGACTTTCCCAGTATCCCGTCTAGAGCAGTACTTAGGAGATGAAATCGAAGATAATGAAGCTTTACAGGCTTACGATTCGGATAGAATTGATAGATTCTTCCACGATAAATGGTCTGGGCTATTTGGAAAATACCATAAAATGGCTAAAGAAAGACCTGAAGATCCTTTTTTAAAAGGTAAGTTTAATGAAACTACAGAAATGGATCTTATGGAGCAAGTCTCAGGAGAAGAAGATCTAGATTTTTATATGGATAAAATTATAGGCCTGGCACAAAAAGCAAAAGACACTTGGAGTAAAGATGATAGAATGGAGTACTTCCGTGCTATTGAACAGGCTGTTAGAGATGCTGAATTTTTCATTAAGACACTTCCAAGATATTAAATAATGCCACTTAAAAAAGACTTAGGACAGTGGATCACCCACTTTAAAGATTCAGACGCTCCTCAATTTAAAAGTAAGTCTGAAGAAGAACGTAAAAATATGGCTTTAGCAGCTTTTAGAAAAAAATACGGTAGCCTGAATGAAGCTTACACAGATGCTTCTAATAACGAACTAGCCTCTTTTGTAGGCGTACTTCAAAATCAAATAGGAGCTGAGAAGGACCCTAAGAAACTTGCTATGCTTAAACAGGATCTTGAAGACGTTAAAAATGAACTCAAGAAACGAAAATCTTTAAAAGAGGCTAAAGCAACTCTTTGCGGTAGATGCGGACACAAACACGTTAAAGGAACTCCTTGTCCAAGGCCTTTTAAAGAGAATCAAGAGATGGACCCTGTTGATGTTATCACGATGGATCTTCCTTTGTTCTTGAGAATGCTTGAATTTGCAAGAGAAGATGCATCTCAAGACATGGACCTACATGATGTGACTGAGAAAGCAAACATGTTAACTAAAGAGAAAGACATGTTAACAATGGAAGATTATAATGAGATTGTTAAAGCAGCAGAAGAAATTGATGAAGCTACCGACTATATGAAACGTAGAAAAGCTCAAGATGATTATGCTACTAACAAAAAAGACAAACCTAAAAAGCTACATACTGATAACCCTTCTGGTAAAACAGATTATATGAAACGCCGTGAAGCTGATAAAAAATCACTAGAAGAGGAACTTAGTGAAACTTTTGCCAAAGAGTTTGATGATAACCCCTCTTTAAAAGGCGGTCAGAAGAAACTACCGGATAATTTGCAGAAAGCAATCATAGACAGAGCTTCAAAGAAAATGGAAGAGATCACCGTAACTGATGATCCGGATGCTGCTGAAAAAATCACTAAGACTGGACAAGAGGTAAAACTTGTACCTAAAGGAACCATAAAAGAAGGTCGTGAATTTGACTACGAAGGTTCCATGGCCCGTACTCAACTTTATTCAATTATTAAGAATGCAAAAGCTCTTTTTGATCAAATGAGTGACGGAACTCAATTACAGGGGTGGGTACAGTCTAAATTAACTAAAGCAGAAGATTATATTGATGCTGTTAGAACTTATTTAGAAGGAGAGGCATTAACTTCAACCACTCCTTTAATGGTAGCTGAGCAATCAATCTCAGATGAAGAAGGTGCTAACCTTAGTATAGGAGACGTGGTTAAAGCTGGAGATGGAGGGATTTACCAAATAATCTACTCATACGGAGAAGGTAAACCTTTTCTAGTTGCTTTTGATTTAAAAAAGAGAAAACCAACTAACTTGAGGAATAGAGTTTACTTTGATACTGATTCTATGATTACTAAAAAATTACACAAAGTATTGCCCTTCTCTGCTACCAAAGGCGGTTTTATGAAATAATATTTAAAGTATGAATTTAGGTAGTATTAAATCTTTAATAAGACAAAAAGTCGAGGATAAAATGAAAAACTTAGGAGTAAATAAGTACTCCGAGTTTAGGTTACTAAACAGAGTACCGGAACTAATACCTATCTTAGAGGATTTATTAACTAATAAATTTAATTACTTTGTAAAAGATGTAGAATGGGTAGCCCCTAAGCCGCCAGAATATAGAGTACTTTTGGAAAATGGACAGTATTTTTACTTAGCAGACTATGGAAGATCTTGGGTTGCAACAGTAGAAGGTAAACGTTACTACTTACTAAACCTAGGAGAATCACAAATGGCAGTAGAAGCTGTTGCAAGGATTCTAAGATACGGTGAACCAGTTAACCCGGAAGATGTAGGGCCATTAGAGAATACAGCCGGAACAGACATGGAAGCAGCTCTAGATCAGGAACCAGAAGCACCAGAAACAGAAGAAACCCCAGTAGGAGAAATACCGAGCGATTTATTATAACCTTATAAGTTGCTTTTTAAATAAAAAGGTTTTATATTTAGAATACATGAGTACTGAAAAAGTTATAACTTCCGAAGTTACTGATAGAATAGTTACTATCGAGAAGTTGCTAGAGATCTACAGTATCGATTTAGAGATATGGGAGATTGAAAAACAAGTAGTAAATACATGGGAGGTAGGAGCAAAAGATCCAAGCGGTCAAATTGTAACCACTCCATTATTTCAGGTTAAATTATGGCTTAAAAAGAAACAAGCAGCAAGTGACTTAGCTCTTATTAGAAAACAATTTATCGAAGATCTAAAAGACCTAGCCCCGGCTGTTGAAAAATATAAGTATAAACATGAAGAAACTGGAGGGAAATTACTAGAAATTAATATTTTTGATTTACACTTTGGTAAAGTAGCCTGGCATGAAGAGGTGGGAGAAAACTACAATATTGAAGTAGCAACCTCACGATTCAATAATGCTATAGATTATTTTATAGACCTACATAAAAATCATAATATAGAAAAAATCTTATTCCCAATTTCAAATGATTTTTTTAATTCTGACAGGTCTCACCCGTTTAACTCTACAACTAGCGGAACTCCTCAAGAAGAGGATACTCGTTGGCAGAATACCTTTAGAAAAGGTAGAACTCTGCTTGTAGAAGCTATTACTAGATTATCCCAATTAGCCCCTGTAGAGGTTAAAGTAATCCCGGGTAACCATGATTATGAACGTAGCTTTTATCTAGGAGATTCTTTAGAAGGATGGTTTTACAGTAACAAAAATGTGACCATTGATAATAATGCAAGCCCAAGAAAGTACTATAAATTCGGTAAATGTCTTATAGGACTTACACACGGTAACAATGAAAAGACAGCCGATCTACCTATGATTATGGCACAGGAAAATCCTGAGGCTTGGGCTAAGACTTTTTATAGAGAATTCCATTTAGGTCATCTACACCATAAGAGAGAAACTCAATTGAAATCAACCGCTGAATACCAGGGAGTAATCATACGCCATATGAGTTCCTTATCCGGAACCGATAGCTGGCATCATAAAAAAGGTTATGTAGGAGCTAGAAAATCAGCAGAAGCTTTTCTATGGGATCCTGAAACAGGGTTAATAAACCAGACTTACTTCAATATTTAATATTGATGAGTACTATCCTTTTAGAAGACTATTTAGACGACCTTTACAAACTAATAGAGCAAGAAGATACCGAACAGCAACCGGATCAAGCTTCTGAATTAGGTGATAAACAAGCACCGGCAGAAATAGATACCTTAACTAAGGAACAGTTGCGGTATGTCTTAAAAAATAGTAAAGGTAAAATCATGACCTTAGTCTTTAAAAAGAAAGATGGTACTATGAGGATGATTAATACCCGAACAGGGGTAACAAAAAATATTAAAGGAACAGGTCTTGCTTACGACCCGGATAAGTATGGTTATGTTATACTTTGGGATCTGCGCAAAGGAAATTATAGAACAGTTAATATAAACACTGTAACTTTGCTTAAAAGTGCAGGAAAAACCTATACTATAACTGAAACCTTAGGATGGAAGCCTTTAGTATTTAAACATGGGGGTGTTACTCTAGAAGGGGAGGCTGCTTGGAATAAGTGGAAAAGATGGGCAGATTTAAATAGAAAAGATGATTTTTTATACAAAGTCTTAGATTCTATCAAAAGGCAGGGTTATAAAGCTAGTGCAAAACAACAACAAGTACTTGTCAACTGGTTCAATAAGAAAAGATAACTATTTATAACATATGTGCAGCTGCGGATGTAATACCTGCGATACAGCAACCAGAGGACCTCTTTTGAATGAAGCTATTCAGAGGAATGGACTTATCTCAGAAGGTATGATGTATCATACAACTACCAAGACTCCTCTTTACGAAAATATTTACCGTTATGGTTCTAAAAAATATCTTGAACTTTTTAAAGAAGCTAGGTATCTGTATTCTAGAAACCTTATCGATGTAAACGAAACCGATGAAGAAATCCTAGCAGAAACAGACCTCGGCGAGATGGCCCTGTATGAAGGACAGCAAGTACCTTTAGATTTAATCTTAGAAGAGGAAAATCTCGAAGAAGCAGATAAGAAAAAAACTCCTCAATTGAATAAACCTAAAAGAGGCGGCTCTAAAAAGTTTTATGTCTATGTAAGAAATCCTAAAACTAAAAAAATTAAGAAAGTATCTTTCGGAGACACTTCCGGATTATCTGCCAAGATTAATAACCCTAAAGCACGTAAGGCATTTGCCGACCGTCATGATTGTAAAAATAAAAAAGATAAGACTAAGGCCGGATACTGGGCATGCAGACTTCCAAGATATGCTAAACTTTTAGGGCTTAAAGGATCTTATTCAGGCTTCTGGTAATATGGAAAACATTCAACTCCTTATAAGAAAAAAATTAGAAGAACGCAGTCTTAGAGACTGGGTCAAGGAGAAGTGGGTCCGTATTGATTCTGACGGTGATATTGCCGGACCCTGTGGTACATCAAAGAACAAACAAAGACCGGATAGATGCTTACCTCAAGCAAAAGCTCAATCTTTAACTAAATCTGAAAGAGCAGCTACTGCACAGAAAAAGAAAAAAGCTTCTAGACAATTCGTTTCAAATACTAAAAAAGCAAGAGTAACTGAGATCTTACAAATACTAGAATCAGATTATTCCCCAACAAATAAGGAATTATGGTCTAGAGCAAAATCAGCTGCTAGAGCAAAATTTGATAAGTACCCATCAGCCTATGCCAACCTATGGGCTTCTAAATGGTATAAGAAAAAAGGTGGAGGTTGGAGAAAAAAGAAAAAGAAAAAATGATTAACCTAGTAGATATATTAAGTGAAGCAGAGGTAGCTAAATGCCCTGCACCTACTCAGAACATAGAATTAAACCTTGAGAATAGACAAAAGGCAATCAATGAGTATGGATACGGTCCATTAAACCCTAATGAACCTAATGAGAAGTTCTGGCAAGCTAAAGTTGAAATGTGGAAGCTTGATTCTGCAGAAGAAGCTAAAAAATCACTTTGTGGAAACTGTGCTGCCTTTGATATTACTAAAAAGACTTTAGATTGTATTGCTAAGGGTATTGGTGATGATGAAGGTTCTGAAGATCCGTTTGATGTTATTGAGGCCGGTAAACTAGGGTATTGTAGGTTCTTGAAGTTTAAATGTGCTGCTGCTAGAACTTGTGATGCTTGGGTTGTTGGTGGGCCAATAACAGACAAAAAAAATGATAAAAAATCTTAAAAAATGGTTTGACCATTTAATTATACCCCGAGAAGAACTTAGTAATATGCCTATCTGTCCGTTTGCAAAAACGGCTATTAGTACCGGGCAATATACCGTAGAAGAAACTACTTTAGATACAATACCCTTTCAAGCAAGTACTGCGAACGTACAAGTCTATAAAGTCTGTATTTTTTATCTAGCTAATTATGAGGAGTATGAAATAGAAGCACTGGAAGTTAAAACTAAAATGCTTAACCGTACTTTATTACAAACCGGTAAGGTCGTTTTAGATAACGATCCTAGAAACCCGTTTGTAATAAACGGAGTAACAACCACTTTCCCGGATTGTTATTTATGGATAGTTCAAGACCTAGTAGACTTGACTTCTAAGTCAAACAGTCTTAAATTTACAGATTATTATAAACACTGGACTCAAAAGCAAATAGATGAAGTTGTGACATGGAGAAACCTTACAGAGATATAGAAGTAGGAGAAAACTACGTTATAAGAGAGTTCAATCAGAATATCGATCCGATTGAACTTTTATGGCACCGCGACAATGAAGACCGTATGATTGAAGTATTAGAATGCGGTGAAGGTTGGGGATTTCAATTTGATGACGGACTTCCTTTTGATTTAGAGCCAAGTACATCTATATTTATACTAAGACACGATTGGCATAGAGTTATAAAAGGAACAGATAGGTTATTAATAAAGATCAGTAAATAATGAAAGACTTACTATACATTGTAATAGGGATAGTTGCAGGCGCTTGGATATACTCAAAATACTTTAGTAAAAAGCCACAATCTCTACCAGACACTTCTGTTTATGAAAACAGGATAGATTCTTTACAGAAAGCTATTATAGCTGATAAAGCTAAACTTACAACTTATGATTCTATAGCAACAGCTCAAGAAACTAAGATTGCAAAATTGAATAAGAAATTACAAGATATAGCTGATGAAGCTGCTCAACAACAAAAACAACATGAAGAAGATATTCAGCGTATTGGCGCTATGTCTAATAATGACATCGCCTCTACATTCGCAGAAAGTTTTAAATGATACCTGCTGTGTACCTTGCCAGGCATTGCGCAAAGCTCTGATAATGAAATCAGAGAAAGAGTTATTAGAGAAGAAACTTAAAAATACTAGAGATACTATCAGTGTTTACTCTGAAGCTTTACTTGCTAAAGATACTATAATAACAGCACGAGATAGTTCTATTGCTGTCTATATCCGTAATGAAGGGCGTCATAATGAAATTATAAACAATAAGGACTCTATTATTACAACATACGGGCAAGAAATACAGAATCAAAAGAACCAAAAAATAGGTGTTATTATAGCTCTAGTAATAACTATTCTAACTTGGACATTAACTAGTTTATGAGTTCACCAGACTTAAAACAAATTATTCGACAGGAATATGTAAAGTGTGCTGTAGATCCGGTGCATTTTATGAAAAAATACTGCTATATCCAGCACCCACAACGTGGTAGAATCTTCTTCCAACTGTACCCATTTCAAGAAAAAGTATTAACTCACTTTCAAAATAACCCATACTCAATCGTTTTAAAATCAAGACAGTTAGGATTATCGACTCTTGCTGCTGGATATTCACTATGGTTGATGCTTTTTCATAAAGATAAGAACGTACTAACCCTAGCAACTACTCAAGCTACTGCCCGGAACCTAGTAACAAAGGTTCAATTTATGTATGATAACCTCCCAACATGGTTAAAGATAGATGCAGTAGAGAAAAACAAATTAAGCTTAAGGTTATCTAACGGATCTAAAATTACAGCTAAATCTTCAAACTCGGATTCTGCCCGTTCAGAAGCAGTATCGTTACTACTAGTAGACGAGGCAGCCTTTATTGAAAACATTGCAGAGACATGGGCATCAGCACAACAGACACTTGCAACAGGGGGAGGAGCAATTATACTTTCAACACCGTATGGTACCGGTAACTGGTTTCACCAGACATGGGTTAAAGCCGAACAAGGAGATAATAACTTTTTACCGATCAAACTACCATGGTACGTTCACCCAGAGCGTGATCAGACTTGGAGAGATGCACAAGATGCTTTATTAGGAGATCCAAGACTTGCAGCACAGGAGTGTGATTGTTTATGGGGCCCGACTCTAGTCACTGTACAGGATATACAAACAGGAGAAGAAAAAATAATATCTTTAGAAGATTTATATTGGGAATTACAAGAATGTGACTATTTATAATAGGAAGACCTTCTTGAGCATTATGAATCAAAGTCAAAGAACAAAAAAAAGCTGGGAAAAAAGAAAACAGGAAATACACGCTGCAGGAGTATACACTCGACAAGAAACCGTGGAGAAATTAATGCAGGACGGGTATTACAAAACACTTAAAGGTAAAGCTAAAAACAGGACACTGAGTAAGGAGAATAAAAAACTGTTTAACTCAATATATAAACACACAGAGGAACTGGAGAAAACCTTTAGAGACCAGGGAGCATATAAAATTAACTACAGCTTTTACTATAGGATTTTATTTTTAGTAGAACACAACTCAAACTTAGACCAACTAAAATGTAAATGCGGTAGAAAGTATACATGGACAACCTACTGCAGGCACTGCCCAGAATACAAAAAAACATTTGCAGGTAAAAAACATACAGAAGGTACAAAGCTAAAAATGAGAATATCGGCATTAAACTACCTAGAAGAAGCTAAAGGGCAGCTGATGCCAAGGTATAATAAGCAAAGCATTCCTGTTATAGAGGCATACGGTAAAAAACACGGGTATAAATTTATGCATGCTGAAAACGGGGGAGAGTATTTTATAAGAGAGCTTGGCTATTTTTTGGATGCCTATGATCCTATTCAGAATATTGCTCTAGAAGTTGATGAGAAACATCATTTTAACAACAATGGGGAAATAAGAGAACGTGATTTAGAGAGACAAAAACAAATTGAAAACCTACTAGGGTGTACCTTTATAAGAATAAAGCATGATAACACTTTATAAAAACCAGAAATATAAAATAAAAACCCCGGATGGGTATCAATTTTTCGAAGGAATAAGACGAACAACTAAGGATAAAGTTCTCATAGTTGAGTTTACAGACGGCACAAAAACAGAATGTTCGGAAGAGCATATCTTTGTAGTTGGTACGGAACAAATCCTTGCAAAAAATTTAAAACAAGGTACCAAACTTAGTTCAACAAAGGAGGTAGGCAGTGTTAGAGCCGGGGGAACTTCTAAATTTTTGTACGATCTTGTACAGGTAGGTACAGAACATATCTACATAACAGATGGATTCGTGTCACACAACTGTGATTTTGCTACATCTGGAGATACAGTATTCTACGGGGAATACATGGAGTTCTACGAACAGACCTATATGAAAGAGCCCCTAGAGAGAAGAGGTGTAGATAGGAATTTATGGATATGGGAACCTGTAGATTACTCTAGAAGCTACATGGTTATTGCTGACGTAGCAAGAGGAGATGGTAAAGATTATTCTGCTTTCCATATATTAGATATCGAGAACAATACACAAGTAGGAGAGTATAGGGGACAATTACCCCCTAAAGAATTTGGACACCTTTTAGTAGGGGTAGCCACAGAGTACAATACAGCACTACTGGTAGTAGAAAATGCAAATATTGGATGGTCTACTATTGAAACTATTTTAGAAAGAGCTTATTCAAACCTATACTATTCTCCAAGATCAGGTAATGTTTCTGCAGATTCTTATTTCGATCAATATGATCAGAGTTCAAACATGGTACCTGGATTTACTATGAATTCAAGAACTAGACCGTTAGTCATTGGCAAATTTCAAGAATACTTTAATGAGAAAGCTGTGATTATACAGTCTAAACGTTTAATGGAAGAGATGAAGGTCTTTGTTTGGAAAAATGGACGAGCAGAAGCACAAGGAGGTTATAATGATGACTTGGTGATGTCTTTCGGAACAGCTATGTATGTCAGGGATACTGCTTTAAAGTATAGACAGCAGGGATTAGACCTAACACGTAATGCCCTTAATAATATAACAGTTACAAAAGCACCGCATCAAGCCGTTTATATGCCTACAAATTTTCAAAATCCTAATCTAATAGACAACCACAAAGGAGGTCAAGAAGATATTTCTTGGATATATAAATAAAAGTAACTGGCTTTCTTTCCTATTTATACTTATATTGTTGATTACACATGGCAGATACCAGTATACTTAGCAGACTACGTAGATTATTTTCTACTGATGTTATTATTAGAAACGTCGGAGGAGAACAACTAAAAGTTGCTGACACCAATCAAATTCAAATGTCCGGAGAGTTGGAAAATAACTCTCTTTTTTCTAGATACAATAGAATATACACGACATCCCCAACATCCCTCTACGGATACCAATCATCATTTAACTACCAGACTTTAAGAACCCAATTGTATTCTGAGTATGATGCTATGGATACTGATGCAATTATTGCTTCAGCTCTAGACATTCTTTCAGAAGAATCTACCTTGAAAAACGATATGGGGGAGGTTTTGCATATCCGATCTACAGATGAAAATATTCAAAAGATTTTATACAATTTATTCTACGACGTATTAAATGTTGAATTTAATTTAAGCTGGTGGATTAGAAATATGTGTAAGTATGGAGATTTTTTCTTAAAATTAGAAATCTCTGAGAAGTTTGGAGTCTACAATGTCATTCCTTTTTCTGCATTTAATATAGAAAGACAAGAAGGTTACGACCCAGAAAACCCAATGAAGGTACGATTCAGGTACGACCCTGATGGACTTGCAGCAGATACTTATGGATATTTTAAGCTACCTAATCAAAACGATAGCAAATCCCTTTACTTCGATAACTATGAGATAGCACACTTCAGATTACTAACAGATATCAACTTCTTACCTTATGGCCGTTCTTATATTGAACCTGCTAGAAAGTTATTCAAGCAGTATACCTTAATGGAGGATGCAATGTTAGTACACAGGATTGTAAGAGCTCCTGAGAAGCGTATTTTCTATATGAACGTAGGTGGTATCCCTCCTACAGAAGTAGAGAACTTTATGCAGAAAGCTATCTCTAAGATGAAACGTACCCCTTATATTGATCAAACAACCGGTGAATATAATCTTAAGTATAACATGCAGAACCTTATGGAGGATTTCTACATTCCTGTGAGAGGTAATGACACTTCAACTAAGATTGATACTTTAGGGGGTTTGCAGTATGACGGTATAACGGACGTTACATACCTAAGAGACAAGTTATTTGCTGCTTTGAGAATTCCAAAAGCATTTTTAGGTTATGATGAGAACGTTCAAGGTAAAGCAACACTTGCTGCTGAAGATATTCGCTTTGGTAGAACAGTAGAGAAAATACAGAGAATCATTACTTCAGAACTATATAAGATTGCTTTTGTGCATCTATATACACAAGGTTATACAGAAGAGGGGTTGACTAACTTTGAAATTTCTTTAACTACTCCATCTATTATTTACGACCAAGAAAGAGTAGCTTTAATGAAAGAAAAAATGGAGTTAGTAAACTCTATGATGGATTCTCAACTATTCTCTTCTGATTGGATTTATGATAATATATTCCACTTAAGCCAAGATGAATACGCAGAAATGAGAGACCTTGCTCTACAAGATGCTAAACGTAAATTCCGTATGTCGCAGATCGAAAACGAAGGAAACGATCCTTTGGAGACTGGTAAATCTTTTGGAACTCCACATGATATTGCAACAGCTTACGGCAAAGGTAGGGTATACGAGAGACCAGGTAACGTACCGGATGGCTATAATGAGGACGAACCTACTTTAGGTCGCCCTAAAGAAAAAGCATCTCATTACGGAACTCAAAACGACCCTCTAGGTCAGGATAGAATCGGCAAAGTAGGTATGAAGACTGATGACCAGCAGGGATACGGTAGAGATAAATCAGCACCATTTGCTATGGAAACAAAGAAGCATTTCTACAAATACCAGAACATTTTAGATTCTATGACAGAGAAAAAAGTATTGCTATTTGAAGCAGAAAAAACAGCAGAGAATATGCTGGATGAGAGTCAATTAAGAGAAGAGATTTAATACTATATTTATTATAAACCATACATTGATGTCAATCAAGCATTCAAAATACAGAAATACTGGACTTCTTTTCGAACTGCTGGTGAGACAGGTTACTTCTGATACTTTAGAAGGAAAAAAATCACCCGCAATCAACATACTTAAGAAATATTTCGTTAATACTGAATTAGGTAAGGAGTATCGTTTATATGAACAGTTAACTTTACGTAAGTCTTTAACAGAAGCTAAAGCTGAGATCATTATTAACACTCTAGTAGAAGCTTCAACTAAGTTGAAAAGAGCTGAAATTAGAAAACAAAAATATAACCTAGTTAAGGAAATTAAAAATAACTACGATTTAGAAAATTTCTTCAAAGCTAAGGTTAATAATTATAAGATTTATGCTGCTCTGAACAACTTGATTGAAAATCAGTCTTTAGAGGATGTAAAACCTTCGGCGGTAATCAACAACAAACTTACATTACTAGAACACTTAACCGCCACCCCGGTTAAACAACCTGTAGATGAGTTAGTAGCAGAATACAAAACCTACAGTAAGGATGTACGCATCTTGACTTACCAAATGCTTTTAGAGAAGTTTAATGAGAAGTATGATCATTTAAACACAAAACAAAAAGAAGTACTTCGCCAGGTCATTAATTCAGTAGACAACACCGACAAATTAAAAGACTATTACAATAGCCAAATCTTAGAGATACAAAAAATATTAGCAAAAAAACAAACCACAGTAGTTAATGAAGTAGTAAAAATTAAGCTACAAGAAGTGAGTAAATATATCAAGCCATTAGAAAAGACAGAAAAACTAACTAATGATTGTGTAATCAACCTATTACAGTATTACGAACTACTTAACGAACTTTAATTATGACTAGAACTGAATTCAAACAAAAACTCAAGGAAATGATTAAAGAAGAATCAGCTTCCGGTGCTGCTGGAGGGTATAGTACCCCGTATGCATTCAATCCAAATAAGAATGCTCAAGGCACTTCCCGTAATTACTACTTAAAGATGGGTTGGAAATTAGTTAATAAAGCTAAAACCAGAAAAGCAGCTAAGGGAATGGAGTATAAAGACCTTTGGAAGTAATTATTAGATATTTATAACATATGAAAAGCCTACAAAATAAATACAACCTTATTAAAGAAGGTAAAGGCAATAAAGAACTATTCTTAAAAGAAGCAAAAGCATTATTTCCAAACGTGGTTACTAATGCCCTAACCTTTGATCAAGCCATTCACAACCTATCAGAAAGAGGGATCATCTCTGAAGCTTTAGTATTTGGAGGGATTGCACAACCAACCACCCCGGACTGGTTTAAAGTCTTTAAAGAGAATACCGGCGATGTAAAAGCCGAACTCAAAAAGACTGATAAAGAAGTTGAAGAAGCTGAAACTAAGGGGTTTGACTACAAGGATAAGAAAAACAACAATAACATTTCAACAGCTGAAATTTTAAGCGGTTACTATGTAGAAATGAAAGACCCTAAAAATGCTGAAAAGACTGAGACTGAAATTAAAGCAATGGTGTTCAAGAATCTTGAGAAAGATCCTTTACATTATGTAAAAGAAGGTCAATTCGGTGTTAAAGAATTGGGTTATAAAGATGAAGCTCCTGGTTTAGGTAAACCTAAAGAAGTAACAGGTAAATACAAATCATCCGGAATGGAACCTGTTAAATTAAACGAAGCAAAGCATAGTGATGAAGCTGATCTAAAAATTTACAAATCAGAATTAAAGATGCTTACTAAAGTTAAACCAACAGGAGAAAAGCAATTAAAGAGAAAAGAAGAACTAGAAAAGAAAATTGCTGATTTAGAAAAAAAGGTAACAGAAGTGTTTTACGGAAGCTCTGATGGGGATTATGATGCCCAGGAAGAGGACAGACAAATGGCCTACTACAACTACGATAAAGGGCTAGAAGCTTACAGCGAAGGAGATTATTTAAAAGCAGATAGGTACTACACAGCTGCTTTAAGATATGGAAGTTACCTAGGTTGGACTGAACAAGATTTACCTCCTTACGGTGATGATATGAATGAATCATTAAACGAAGGCTACGGAATGTCATTAGCAGATGCTATGAAACAGGCATATGAAGAAAGTCTTAATGGATACGTGCAACACGTTGAAGATAATGGAGATGGCACTTTTAAAGTAACAGACTGGTATGATAGTGACAACACAGTAGTTAGTTTCGAAGATGGTAGAAAGTTTAATGATAAGACATCAGAATATGAATTAGGGGAAATTGATATTACCGGAGTTGCAGGATCAGATGAAGAAGATGATTGGAGAGAAGGAGCTAGAGGTGTTAGACGTCCTAAACCAAAACAAGAGACTTTATCAGAAGTTAAAAGAAAAGCAGTAGAAAAGCACCTTAAGGAAATTGAAAAACTAGGTGAAATTGCATCTGTTGCTCATAAAATTCAAAAAATTAACGAAAAAATTGAAGAACTTAACAACAGACTCACTATGTCAGAAGGTGATGATGTTAAGGAAATAGTTGATAAAAAAGCTGTAAAAGAGATTCAAAAAGATATAAAACTTTACGAAAAGAAAAAAGCTTTCTACGAAAAAATGCATTCTAAGATGTCTAAAAAAGCAGGAGTAGAACCTATGGAAGAAGAAGTTCCTATTATGGAAGCTGATGATGATAAGCCTGCATTTAATGACCCTGAGGGTGATATGATTCGTAATGCAATGAAAAGAGACACTGGAACTAAATTAAGACCCTGGTCTGAAATTGTCAAAGACATACTAAAAGACAAAGTACCCGGAACAAGTAAATAATGAGTAAAAGTCTACTTATAGAAACTATAGCCTTCACTCCTACCCCGCTAAAACTTAGTGAGGGTAAGGGTGGTTCTGGGCTTCCTTTAGTTGAAGGTATTTTAGCTACTGCCGAAGTTAAAAACGGCAATGGTAGGTATTATAGTAAAAAGATCTGGGATAGAGAAATTAACAAGTATATGGACTCTGTTAGACAAAATAGAGCCGTTGGAGAATTAGACCATCCTGAATCCACAGTTATTAACCTTAAAAATGTTTGCCATAACATCAAAGATATTTGGTGGAACGGTGATCACATAATGGGCAAGATTGAATTACTTCCAACACCATCAGGTAATATACTACAAGCATTAATTAACTCAGGTATTACTGTAGGAGTATCTTCTAGAGGAATGGGATCGGTTAAACAAATGGGAGAGACTTTAGAAGTTCAAGATGATTTCGAGTTGCTTTGTTTCGATTTTGTATCTACCCCATCTAATCCAGGATCTTGGATGTACCCAAGTGGGAAGCATACTATGAATGAATCTTTAAATATAGACAGTGAAGGCTACGTAAAAGCTAATGAAATCATTCGAGAAATCCTCTGTGCACATGGCAACTGTCCATTATTTTAATAGAACCCTAGCATAGTTTTTCAAAGTCCGCCTATTTATAATAGATGGAAAAAGTATGCCCTACCTGTAAAGTATCAAAATCTCTTCAAGAATTTAGTAAGAATAAATTAAGGAAAGACGGCTTACAAAGAGAATGCAAGGTTTGCTGCAAAGCAAATCACGATAAACACTACTACTTAAAAAAATCACCAAGCCGTTTTAAAACACCAGATCTCCCCGGACACAAAACTTGTACAACCTGTAAAGAAGTTAAGGCATTTGAAGAGTATAGCAAACTGAAAGCAGGAAAGTATGGGTTAGCAGCAAAATGTAAAATCTGTAGCGCAGCAAGTCACGATAAATGGAGACAGGGGGCAGGTAGAGAATGGGAGAACATATACGTTAGGACTAGAAAGAAAAACGACTCTAATTACAAAGTAAAAGCACTGCTTAGGTTGAGATTACTAGACGCAGTAAAAAGACACACAGCCGGAGGAAAGGTTAATAAAAAACACTCAGCAGTAGCCTTACTAGGCTGTACAGTAGAGCAAGCAGTTGAATATTTAGAAAAGCAATTCTTACCGGAGATGAATTGGAATAACCACGGTAAAATCTGGGAGATCGACCATATAAAACCTTGCGCTTCCTATAACTTAGAAAACCCGGAAGAGCAAAAAGAATGCTTTAATTATAAAAACCTTCAACCTCTATTTATAACCAGTAAGATTGCACAAGAGTATGGGTACACAAACTACAGAGGCAACAGGAATAAATTAGATAAGATATTTTAACCCCTCTTAGGATAGTATCCTTTGATTGACCCTCCCCTAAAAAAGGAGGGTTTCTTTTTTTGCAAAAAAGTACCATATTTATATTTGTATGTAGTATTCTCTAATATACTACCCTATCAAAAAATACACCCTTTATTACGCTCCTTTTATTAAGCGTATTTCCCAAACAAAAATTATTATTAGGAAAAAATGTCAAACAGAGATTTGTTAAAAGAAGCGATTGCTGATGCAAAAGCTGTCAAAGAAATCGCTATTACTAATGCTAAAGCTGCATTAGAAGAGGCGTTCACTCCTCATTTGATGTCAATGTTCGAACAAAAACTAACAGAGATGGAAGATGAAAGTGAAAAGAAACACTCTATGGAAGAAGAAATGCACGATGACGAGCATAAAGACACCATGGAAGAAGAATTAGACGAGGACTTGGAATTAGAAGCTTTATTGAGAGAACTTGAGGAAGCAGAAAAAGAAGAGTCTGAAGAAGAAGAGGAATCTGAAGAAGAGGAAACCGAAGAGGGAGAATCTGAAGAAGAGGAATCTGAAGAAGTAGAACTAGACTTTGATGAAATGGAAAAGAATCCTGAGAAGTTTACTGACATGATTGAAAAGATTGTTGATGAAGTTATCGACGAAATGATCGCTGACGGTGAATTAGAAGGAGGACATCCTGGAATGGAAGATGAAGCTGGTGCTATGGAACCTACAATGGATGCTGAAGAAGAAGCTGGTGAAGACATGGAAATGCCTACAATGGCAGAAGCTAGAAAATCTAAACACTCTAAGGTAATGAAAGAACAGGTTAGTGCTGAAACTTGGATACAAATTATAGCAAACTACGGAGGGTATCATTCTGAGAAGGTAAACTACGAGACTGAAAGTTTTAAAGGAAACACCTCGGAAATGAAAAACAAAGTACAAACTTTGATGGATAATGAACAAATCAGTGAAGGTATGGAACTCGACTTTTCAGACTCTAAAGTAGTTGCTTTCACGAACTATGACGGCGAGTTTGTATTTTTTGTAAAGAAAGATGCATTTCCCGGCCCGGTAGATGAAAATTTTGTAGATGCGGTAGAAGAGTATGTATATAACGGAGGCATGACCGAAGCTAGAAAATCTAAACACTCTAAGGTAATGAAAGAACTTAAAGAAGCTCGCACTGCTTTAAAAACCATCCAATCAGAATTGAATGAAGTTAACGTACTAAATTCAAAACTTCTTTATGTAAACAAGATCTTCAAAGCACAAAACTTAACAGAAGGTCAAAAAGTTCACGTTTTAGCAGCATTCGATAAAGCTGAAACAGTGAAAGAAAGTAAATTGATTTATGAAACTTTGAAAAATAACTTAGCTAAAACAGCTACTGCTAAAAAGAAAGAGTTTATCAATGAATCAAAAAGTTTTGCATCAAAATCAGTTGGAACTTCGCCAAAACAGCCTGTGGTGGAGACTAATCCAATGGTAGAGAGATTTAAAAAACTTGCAGGCTTATAACAACCTATTTATAAAAACACACATTTAAGAAATGTCAAACGTACAAACATTACTAGAATCTGCTAACCCATGGCAGTCTTTGCAATCTGACGCTGCTAGATTGGCAAAAAAATGGGGCGCTACTGGCCTTTTAGGAGGCATCAGTAACGAAACTGAGAAAAACAACATGTCAATGATCCTTGAGAACCAAGCCAAGCAGTTGGTTATTGAGCAGTCTCAAACTGGAACTGGTGCTAGCTTTACTGCAGGTACTGGTGAGCAGTGGGCTGGTATTGCTCTTCCTTTGGTAAGAAAGGTATTTGGTCAAATCGCTGCTAAAGAATTCGTTTCTGTTCAGCCTATGAACCTACCTTCAGGTCTTGTATTCTTCTTGGATTTCCAATATGGAACTACAAAGAATCCTTTTACTGCAGGTAACTCTATGTATGGTGATACTTCTGCTAACTTCGGTAACACCTCAACTGGTGCTCTTTACGGTGCAGGTAGATTCACCTACTCTACTAACCAGTTCTCTGCTTCTGGTGTAACTGCAACTGCAACTTCTGCTTCTTTTGCAAGCGTTAATTTTGACTCAGCTTATTCTGCTTCTGTAGCAGCTGATGAAATCAAAAGATTGACTATTGCTAACATCTCCTCAGTACTAAGTGACTACGATTCATTAGCTGTTAGAGGCTTCTTGATCAACTCAGGTTCAGTAACTGACGGTAAAGTATTGCAAGAGTTAACTAAAATTAACGGAACTTCTCTTGAGTTCTACGTAACTGCATCTACTGCACAGATCCCAACTTTGAATGGATTCACAGTATTCTACAATAAGTTGACTAAAGACAATGCAAGAGGTGATTTCGAAGCTGGTGCTTCTTACTCTACTCCTAACGCTGAGTCTGAATCTACTATCGTTATCCCTCAGATTAACGTTCAAATGAGATCTGAACCTATTGTTGCTAAGACTAAAAAGTTGAAAGCACAATGGACTCCTGAATTTGCTCAAGACTTGAATGCATACCATAGCTTGGATGCTGAAGCTGAATTGACAGCTGTAATGTCTGAGTACATCTCTTTGGAGATTGACATGGAGATTTTGGATATGTTAATCGAGTCTGCTGCTGCTGGTACTGAGTACTGGTCTGCTGCTAACAACAACTTCCTAAACGCAGGTGGAACAGCCTTCACTTCTGCAGGTGTTGATGCTGGTGGATTCTACAACAGCCAAGGACAGTGGTTCCAAACTTTGGGAACTAAGATGCAGAAATTGTCTAACATTATCCATCAAAGAACTTTGCGTGGTGGTGCTAACTTCTGCGTAGTATCTCCTACTGTTGCTACTATCTTGGAAAGTATCCCAGGCTTTGCTTCTACTTCTAACGGTGACGTTACTGTAGCTAGCTATGCATTCGGTGTACAGAAGATGGGTCAAATCAACAACAGATACACTGTTTACAAGAACCCTTACATGAAGGAAAACACCATCTTGATGGGCTTCAAAGGTAGCCAATTCTTGGAAACTGGTGCTGTATTTGCTCCTTACATTCCATTGATCATGACTCCTTTGGTGTATGATCCTGATACCTTCGTTCCACGTAAAGGTCTTTTGACTAGATACGCTAAGAAGATGGTCAGACCAGAATTTTATGGTAAAATTTACGTAAGTGGCTTGAACACTTTGTAAGATTAACCATACTAGTCTTCATAAAGAGCCCGGCGAAAGTCGGGCTTTTTTTATATAATAAAGTTTTTTGTTAGGCAGTAATATCATATATTTATTATTAAATAATCCCCTTAGCGTTATGGCAAGACAGAAAGATAACACTCCGGTTGAATGCAAGCTATGTTCATTAATAATACCAGCAAGCGGTATGCCAAGTCATTTGCAACATAAACATAATAAACTATCATCAGATGAATACGCATTAAGATTTGGAGAATTCAGACAAAAACACCTTAAGCAGCAAATTAAAAAAAACACCAGTACAGTTATTTGTCAAATCTGCAACAATGCTATGGTGTCTCATAAGCAATTACTACACCACCTACATACTCATAATATAACATGGCAAGAATACTACATTAAATACTACTTTAACGGTAAGCATCCAACCTGTTCTTGCGGATGTGGTGCAGAAGTAAAACTCTTGCGTCATGGAAAAAATGAAAAAGGTGAATCTGTCTTTGCAAGAGAAATGCTCCCCGGACATTGCAACCACAAGCCTGGTTATAGACACAACACCCCTGAGCAGAAAGAGACTATGCGCAAGGCAGCTATTAAAAGAATGGAGGAAGGTAATCTAGTATTTAACAATGGGCCTACACAGTTAGAAGAGCAAGTAGTATCATACCTTCAAACATTAGGCATAACCAACATAAAACAATCAGATCGTGAGATTTTAACAGGTCTTGAAATCGACATCTACCTACCGGATTACAACCTTGGGATAGAGGTTAACGGAAACCGTTTTCATAGTGATCTGTTTAAAAAGAAAAACTACCATTTAAAGAAGACAGAGGAGTGTGCACGTAAAGGCGTTAGGTTGCTTCATATCTGGGAATGCGATTTAGTAAAAAAGCAAAGCATAGTATTTTCGAACTTAAAATCAATTCTAGGGAAAGTAGAAACAAAGATTCATGCCCGTAAATGTGTAGTTAAAACACTAACAGCACAGCAAACTAATATATTTCTACAGGAAAACCACCTTCAAGGAAGTACAGTAGCAGGGGTTCGTCTTGGATTATTTTACGGAGATCGGCTGGTTTCTGTAATGACCTTTTCAAAATTACGTAGAGCAGTGGGTATGAGTCATAGACAAGGTAGTTACGAACTCGCTAGATTCTGTAATGAAAAAAACACAGCAGTTGTTGGAGGTGCTTCCAAATTATTTCAATATTTTATACAGAACTACAGCCCAGAATACATTCTTTCTTTTGCTAACCGGGACTGGAGTATAGGCAACCTTTATGAAAAACTAAAAATGACTTTTAAAGGGTACACCCCCCCGGGTTATTTTTATGTAAAATCACAATATAAGTATAGCCGTTTTGCTTTTACTAAGCATAAATTAATTCAAATGGGATACGATCCATTAATGACAGAGTATGATACTATGACACAGCAGGGTTATTTTAGGATATGGGACTGTGGTAACTTAAAGTATGAGTGGAGTGCTATTTATCATTAGGAGAGTTATAATATGACAAGCGACCATTACAGCGCAGAGGTTTTTAAAGAAAAAAGAAAACCTAAGAATCCAATTAAATTTGGAATCACCTTAAACGAAGAGCAAAAATCAGCCAAAGCCCACATGTTATCTAGCGATATTGTGGCAATCAAAGGCCGGGCCGGATCAGGAAAAACCTTACTAGCTGTTCAGACAGGGTTAGATATGTTATTTAACCGTGATGTTGAGAAGTTAATCATTGCCCGTCCTTATGTAACTGCAGGAGAGGATATTGGACACTTACCCGGAGGTGTGGATGATAAACTAGCCTACCTTACAGCCCCTGTTTATAACATAATGTATGAACTAGTAGGTAAGGATAAGACTGATAAACTAGTGTCTGAGGGGTCTGTCCAGGTTTCTCCCTTTGGATTCTTAAGAGGTAATACATTCACCAACTGTTTTGTTTTAATTGATGAGGCACAGAATGCCACTATGAGACAAACTGAATTAATGATTGGCCGATTAGGTATTCATTCTAAGATGATATTCTGCGGTGATATGTCACAGTGTGACTTAAAAAATAAAAAAGACTCCGGGTTTGATTTCTTTTTAAAATTAGAACCACAAGTAGCCGGAATTAAAGTGATTACTTTAGAGCAAAACCACCGTCACCCAATAGTAGAACCAACATTAAAAGTATTTTCAGACTACAGAGAATAATGCCGCAGATACAGCTTATATCAACCTCAGGATCAGTACCTACCACCACTCAACTGGCTTTGGGGGATATAGGTATTAATTCATATGATAGTAGGGTTTATTATAAGAGGTTTAGGGAAAATTCACAGGAAGTAATTCCTTTGAGTAATGCTTTGGCTTACGGCCAGTGGCAAAACAACACTACTTTAAGCGGATCTCTCAACACGTCTCAATCATTTCAGTACGATACAACTGATTTAGTCTATAAAACCTACTTAGAGCCCCCTAGTAAACTTTACGTAGAAACATCAGGAGTATTTAACATTCAGTTTTCTGCACAATTAGAAGAACCCGGATCAGGGGCAGCAGTTATTTACATCTGGTTTAAAAGAAACGGAATAAATATACCAGAATCCGCCACGGTAATTGATCTAGCTAATAAAGGAAAACAAGTGGCTGCCTGGAATTTTATGACTTATCTAAACGCTGGAGACTATGTAGAACTTGTTTGGCAATCAGATAATGGCAGTACTCAAATACTTGCAACAACAGCCGGGGATAGTATACCGGCTATACCTTCAATTATTACAACAATAACACAAGTTCATTAAACTGTCATATATTTATAACAAACACGTTATGGAACATACAAAATTAACACAGGAGGAAATCTCCCAACTACAAGAGGTAAGACAGCAGTCACAGGCTTTAGTTTTAGAATTAGGTAACTTAGAATTAGCTAAGATTCAACTTGAGAATCGCTACGATGAACTAGTAGAATTCTACGATGACCTAAAAAACAGAGAGCGTGAACTAGGAAAAACCTTATCAGATAAGTACGGAGACGGTACTATTGATATTGAAAAAGGGGAGTTTATTGCTAAAGACTAAACGTAAAACTTTACATTCTTATAACATTAGGGCCTCCAGGGCCCTTTTGTTGTTTTTGAAATATTTATAAGAAAATATGTCTGCAGGAAGATACTCTCTGTATATAGAGCAAGGAACCACGGTTAATTTTGAAATTCAGTATAAAGACGTTGCCGGAAACCCGGTAAACTTAACCGGTTATGGTGCTCGAATGCAGATTAGGCCTACTGTAGAGTCATCAACAGTATATCTTACCTTAAGCAGCAGCTTACAGCCTGATGGAACAGGGCTTAGTATGTCAGGGTCTGCACCGTATAAGCCACTATCCTCTGGGTCTATTGGGGTTTATATTGCATCTTGTACGTCCTCGATGTTAAATTTTACAGACGCTGTATATGACCTAGAAATTTTTGTACCAAATGGAACAGACTGTCCCACTGTAACCCGTATCTTACAAGGTCCGGTTAGACTCTCTAAAGAAGTAACAAGATGAACAACATAGTAACTACCGATATTAATACCAACGTTGTTGTAGTAACATCCCCAGGTCCTTCCGGACCTGCCGGACCTGCCGGTCCTCAAGGTAATACCGGTACTGTAGAAGCCAATTCCGGATTCCTAGCCACGCCTTTCTTAAATGTATCCGGTGCAATGTCAGTTACTGGATCAACAGCTTTTACAGGCAGTGTTGTTATTACAGGATCTTTAACAGTTTCTGGATCTAACACCTTTACTAATACTGGCCCGGCTATTTTTTCAGGGTCTGTAGATGTTTCTGGATCAGTAACAGCAACTTTATTCTCAGGATCAGGTGCCGGATTAACAAACATCCCTGCTGCAGGAATTACAGGTTTAAATTTAAATAGAATTGCTAGCGGATCAGTATCAGCTTCAGTATCACCAACAGGCAAGGCTTTTAATTTAATAAAAAGCAACACCTCTCTTTTTAGTATAGACCAGTTCGGTAACGTTTCTGGTTCAGGTCTTTACATCTCAGGTTCTACTATCTACATAGACGGTCCAACAATCAGGTTATACGGTAATGCTACATTAAATGATGCAGCTATTACAACTACTGCAACCACAACTACCGATAGAATTCAGTCAGGCACTATCACAGCCTCGGTTGCTACCCTAGGCAATGCATTCACTTTACAATCTGCCGGAGTTACTTTGTTTAAAGTAGGTACAGATGGTATATTATCAGGATCAGGTGCTAACTTATTTGATATACCTGCCTCTGGAATCACAGGACTAAATCTTTCCAGAACAACTACAGGATCAGTAACAGCATCTGTTAATGTAGGCACTACCAACTTTCAAATCATTAGCGGATCTAGTAATTTACTATCTTTAGATTATACAGGGAAATTAGCTGTTAGTAAATCAGTTAACGTTGGTGTACCTACATCTAATAACTGGCAATCTGGTTTGAATGGTTCTTACTTCAACAACTTTACATCAAACACAGATGTCTCTGAGATGTTAAGGTTTATAGCAGGTTTATTAAGTGCATCAGCACCTGATGCTTCTCCTAATACTAGAACTTACGGTGGAATTTCCGAAACTATAACCAATAGCGGCACTACTACTGCTCCTTCAGGATATGTTCCTCAAAATTCTACAACAGCCGATATTATCTACATAGTAGGTAAAGGATTTGCCTCTACCGGTAGTACTATATTCTCCGGTAAAACAATCTACAATAATGCTTCTTACGGTATCTCTTATAGCAGTACAGCAGGTGGATCTACAATAGTTTCATCTTCTGCCGATGCTCAGTTGTTTGGCCTAGGATTACTTTCAAGCGGTAATGCCACTCCGTTTAATGTTTCCGGAACTATAAACTGGTTCTACTCAGATAATAACTCAGAAACTATAACCGCAACCTCACAATCACAAAACCTAGTATCAAATAGCTCATTTGGAACTTCAAATGGGGTAACTATAGCAAGAATTAATACAGTAAATCCAGCAGTTATTCCTCCTGCTTACCAGGATGGTAAATTTACTACAGTATTTTCTTCCGGATTATTCAACGGAGGTAGAAGCTTTACAAGTGTAAGTTCTTCTGGTTGGTACCATATTAGTGCCTCTATTACAATTGCAACCGGAAGTTCAGACTATAGCCCTGCTAGAACAGCAGTAGAGAGAATATTCTGGGCCCCTATCTCTAGTATTAGTATTCCTACCCAGACAATTACATTCTCAGGAGTAAATAATAATGCATTAACTGCAACCTCAAGATCACTATCTGGTGCTCCTTACCTATTGACATCGACATTTAACTTTGGAGTTACTGTAGAAGGATTATTTAATCCAATGTATACTGCAGATTCTGCTATTGCTTCTGTAACCGAAGTAGATTCTTTAGTAACTTTAGGAGGTACAACCAGTATTTCTACCTTAGCTGCTTTAATACAAACAATAAACGGTGTTTATGACTCAACAGGTACAGTAGTTAGATCAACAGGCATAGTTCCTTTTGAAACCGATATTGCTAAAATGACCGGCTCTGCTAACTTCAGTGCAGGAAATGGAGGAAATACCAATATTGCCACTACAGGATTAGGAATAACATCAGTTGTTTTGACTCATGCCGGTAAAAATAGATTAGGTGCTTCAACAACAGGCACTCAAACTATACCTTATCATACTGCTGGAACCTTTGGTCAACCAGCATCATCTGGGTCTATGGCATACTATGGAAGAACATCTCAAACTTATGATGGTGGTTCATTAACAGGACAAACAGAATCATTTACAGGTGAGGCTTATCGTATACAGTTAAATGATAACGTAACTACATTTACAGGAAATGCCTGGGATAATAGTTTTGGATTATATAATTTAGGAGGTAAGGATCTTCAAGTTAAACCAGGTAACCTAGTAAGACCAGGAGGTACTTACGGATACTGGTTAACTGATCCTGATAACACTCAAGAGTACAAATACTATATTAGAAGATTCCAAAGAACATCGGTATTAACTTCATTTACCTTGAACGTAGGTAAGACCTTAGTAGCATGGGATGATACATCAACCAATAATGCTGTAGCTGTGGGAATTATTTTCGAATCAGCTAAAGGAGGTGCTAGTAACTGCCGATTATTTGACCCTGTATATGCAAACGGTTCTCGAGGTGTAACATTCTCAGGTGCAACCGTAGGAACTAATCCATTTACAAGTGCTCTAGATTATTATGGAGCAGGAGGAGCATTAGCAGGAACTACCTACACAATTACAGTACAATCAGCAACTAACATGGTACTAAATGGTACAGCAGGTTCAGATGAGATTTACGTAATAATCCGATATAAAGGAGACCCATCACCAGTTACCTCTTTAACAGTATCTGGTACTTAATATTTATAACAAATGGCTATCGATCCAATAAAAAAATCCAGTAGGCTACTACAAAGTAGACGTTATACATTAGATACTTTAACTGATGGGCAGGAAGCATTCACCCAGGTACTTGATTTAGGATCAGGAGAAATCTACTCAGAGACTAATCTAATACCTTCTGCTTCTTTACCTTTTTCAGGTAGTTCACAAGCAGGAGCTACTTCCGGAGTATTAAAATTCTGGTATAGACAAAGATTAACACGGGGTGTTGAAAGTGATGGTAGACAGGTTTGGTTCTTTTTAGAACCATTTGCAGCAAGTGCTGACTCACAGACTATCCAAGCAACACAGGTAACTAACTTCATATCTCCTAAATACTCAATTCCGTCCTTAGCGGCAAGTAATACTGAGATTTCAACTCCGGGGTATCTAACCACAGTTAGAACTTCGATCAACGGAGTAACATTTTCAGACCCTATTAACACTAACTTTTACGCTTTTGATTATAAAACTGGTGTTTTACAATTTAGTTCATCAGCAGTAACACCAGTATCAGGAGATGTTTATATTTCAGTTTACCAGTACACAGGTAGAACCCTAGCATCAGATGCTATATTAGGATACTCAGGTTCATTCTCAGGATCTTTTCAAGGCAATGGAGCTGGATTAACTAACTTACCAGCATCATCAATTGTAGGTCTAAACCTTACTCAAATAGCTGATTCTCAAGTATCAGCAAGTGTCTCTGCAACCGGAACATCTTTTACAGTATCTAGTGCAAGCATTGACCTTTTAACAGTTAATAACCAGGGTCTAGTATCCGCTAGTTTATTCTCAGGGTCTTTTGTAGGTAGTAGCAATACAACAGGATCTTTTAGAGGAATAGGTTCAGGATCATTTTCAGGATCATTTCAAGGTAATGGAAATGGCTTAACCAATATTCCTGCTGCATCAATTGTAGGTTTAAATTTATCTTTAGTATCTACAGGATCTGTAACAGCATCTACAGCACCAGACGGAACAGTATTTCAAATTACTTCCGGATCTAGTACCTTACTATCATTGAATAGCCTGGGGGATCTAACAGTAAGTGCTTCTGAATTCATAGGAAATAATTTAACAGCTGTTGGAAATGCAGCAATTACAGGTAGTTTATCTGTAAATGGGGTTACTGCTTTAAATAATAATTTAAATGTTGGTGGAAATACAACTTTTCTTAACAGTGTAGCTCTTACAGGATCTTTAGAAATTTCTCAAAATTTAACAGTTCAAGGAACTGCGTCTATATCTTATCTTCAATCGGTTACAGGGTCAGCAAAAATAATTGGAGACGCTTTCATTATCCTAAACTCAGACCTGCCAGCAGAGAGATATGCTGGTCTTATTGTAATTGATAGTGGATCAAGTGGACAAACAGGATCATTCCTTTATGATGCCGAACAAGATCACTGGTTTTATGATTCAACAGCAGAGGGATACGCCTCTGGGTTTATAGCGGGAGCTAGAGCAACTAGAGACAATATAATTTACCCTAATAGGTACGTTATAACTAGAGGAGATGGTGGTAACCATATTGTAGATTCAAATATTTACTCTACTGGTTCTTATGTTACTATAAACAGAGGTGATACCGGTTCAAAAATTGCTGAAATCGATATAGTAGGTTCAATGTTAATAACAGGATCTACTTTATTACCAAGCCCGGATGGTGCTGTAAGCAGTAAATACGCTTTAGTCACTAGTCAATCAGCATGGCATAATAATGTAAATGTTGGATACCCGACTTCAAATAACTGGCAGACAGGTCTAAACGGATCATACTTTAATAATTTTAACGCCAATTCAGATGTATCTGAAATGTTAAGATTTATTGCTGGACTATTAAGCGCATCAGCACCTGATGCATCTCCGAACACTAAAACTTACGCAGGTATTTCCGAAAATATTACCAACAGCGGCACAGGAACACCAGCATCAGGATATGTACCTCAATCAAGTACTGAGACAAGTATTATATATTTAACATCTAAAGGATTTGCATCAGCAGGAACTACTTTATTCCCAGGTAAAATCATCTACAATAGTAGTGCGTATAACATAACATACACCAGTACAGCAGGTGGATCAACCATTGTATCATCTTCTGCAGATGCCCAGCTGTTTGGATTAGGTTTATTAACCAGCGGAGGACCTACTCAATTTAACGTTTCAGGTGCACTTAACTGGTTTTATTCTGATAATAATTCAGAAACAGTTACAGCAACCTCAGCATCTCAAAATTTACTTTCTAATAGTACTTTTGGAACAACCAGCGGTTTAACTTTAGGAAAAATAAATACGGCTAATCCGGCTGTTATTCCTGCTGCTTATCAGGATGGTAAATTTGCAGGTATTTTCTCCTCTAACTTGTTTAACGGAGGTAGAAGTTTCACCAATATTAGTTCTTCTGGTTGGTACCATATTAGTGCTTCTATTAGAATTGCTAGTGGTAGTTCACCATACAGCTCTGTTCAATCAGCAACCGAAAGAATATTCTGGGCTCCTTTATCAAGCATCAGTATTGCAAATAACACCAAGGCAGTAGGTTATGCAGGTTTCCAAGCTTTAACAGCAACCTCAAGATCATTATCAGGTGCTCCTTATTTAACAGCAGCAACTTACCAGGTATCTTCTTCTGTAACTGGCTTATTTAATCCGATGTACAGTGCAAACGTAACCATTGCCCGTCAAGGTGCAACAGGAAACGTTACTTTGACTAACGGAGGTACAGGTGCTACTCAAGCAACCATAAATGCAAGTGGTTTAATATCATCAGCAGACACAGTTTATGATTCAACAGGAGTTACTGTGAGAGCAACCTCAACAATTCCTTTTGAAACTGATCTAGTTAAATTAACCGGTAGCATCTCTTTAAACATAGGAACCGGTACTAACATTACATCAACTGCCTTATCACCAACAACCTTTGCAATTGATACTTTCGGTAGAGACAGATCAGGAACCGAAGGTAGTACTTTAAATACACAGACAATTTTGTACCATACAGCGAGTGCTTTTGGACAACCTGCATCATCAGGATCTATGGCATACTATGGAAGATCACAAGGATCTGATACCGGAACATTGACCGGCACTTCAGAACCATTCACCGGAGAGTCTAACAGGGTTCAAATTACAGATAAATTCTTATCAGGATCTTATTCTGCTGCAGATACCTGGTCTACAGCATTTGGATTATATAACCTAGGTGCATTAGACCTTCAAGTTAAACCAGGATTCCTAGTAAGACCGGGAGGAACCTATAAGTATTGGTTAAACGATCCAGACGGAACTAAAACCTACAAATTCTATGCAAGAGCATTCCAGAGAAGTTCAGGAACTGCTGCTAACAACCTAATCTTAAATTTAGGAACTACATTAGTAGCATGGGATTCCGCAACACCTGGAGTTGCGGCAGCAATTATATTTAAATCTTCGGGGGTAATTAATTTTGCCACTCCTAGGATATATGATCCTACACAATTAACTTCTAACTTAATTAATGCAAGTATTGCAAATGACAACCAGAGAAATCCATTTTCACGTAATATTGCATTGTATGGAAATACCGGAGGTAATTTAGCATCAACAACATACACAATACCTTTAAGGGAAGCAGACGGTATGATCTTAAACGGAACAAACCAGGACTATATTGTATTAGTAAGGTATACCGGAGACCAGGCACCAATCACAAGCATAACAGTATCATATTCATAATAGAGAAAGATGGCAATTGACAAAATAATAAAATCCAACCGACTCCTACAGAGTAGACGGTATACTGTAGCTTCTTTGAGTGACTCTCAGGAAGCATTCACCAGTGTATTAGACATAAATTCAGGTGAGGTTTATACTCAGACTAATTTAATTCCAACCTCCAGTCTTCCTTTTTCTGGTTCTACTCAAAGCGGGTCTATTTTTAGTGTAGGTGGTGAGCCGATTCTAAAATACTACTACCGTCAAGCAATGACACCATCAAACGTTGTTTCTGGTAGTTTTACAGATGCATTTTTCTTCATCGATCCACCTCCAGGAGGGACAGTAACTCCTCAGTTGTTACAAAATGGTCAACAAAATAATTTTATTTCCGCTAAATATTCTGCCCCATCACTAGCCAACTCGGATGCCGAGGATTCACCCCCAGGATATAATGCTGTTGTGTTTATTGCTGGTGTTAAGCAAAATCCAGCAAATTACCAATTTGACTATAAAAACGGTGTACTTGAATTTTTAACATCCCCTCCAACCACAGGACAAGCCGTTACTTTAACCGCATATCAATATGTTGGTAAAACTTTAAATACTTTAATAGCAACAGGATTTTCAGGTTCATTCTCAGGTTCCTTCCAAGGAAACTCTACCGGAGTATTTACCGGTACAGGATCAGGTTCATTCTCCGGATCGCTACAAGGTGCAGCCACTTTAAATAACCTAACTTTAACAGGAAGCTTTAACCACACAGGTAGCTACAATCTAATAGGAAACATTACCCAAACCGGTAGCTTCAACCAATCAGGTAGCATAAACGTAGTAGGTGCTATTATTTCTAACGGAATTAACGTAGTAGATAACGCTATTGCAATGGCAATTGCATTAGGGTAATATTTATAATAAATTATGCCAAATACTTTTATAAATAGAATTTCAGGCTCGATAGGTGCTACAGAAACAAACATTTATACTACACCTATTGCTACAACTACAACTGTAATTGGTGTTGCTGTTTCAAATCGTTTACAATCAAACATACTAGTAGATGTTAAATTAGTAGAATCAGGCAGTTTAAACACAGCATTTTTATGTACAGGAAGTTTAATCCCTCCTGGTTCAAACATAATCCTAGTAGGCGGTGAGCAAAAAGTAGTATTGGAAACTGGTGACCGTTTGACTCTAAGATCAAATGTTGCTAGTTCTGCGGACATAGTGTTATCGGCCCTTGAAATTAGCTAATAGAAAAGAATGAAATATACTGGACTAAATCCAACTGATGTAAATAAGGTCGCCAGCGGTTCCTTAGGGGTCTTTGTAGAAAGTACTCAGGTAGGAACTTTTGGAACAAATAGTTTAGTTGTATCTGGTTCAACAACCTTATCAGGTTCCTTAACTAATATTGGCCCACAAACTCAATCAGGCAGCCTAAATGTAGTAGGGAATACTCTTATAACCGGTTCTTTGACCGTTGTAACTGGTTCCTCTATTGAGTTACAAGTAACAGACACAGGGGTAAAAATAGGGAATGCTACTGGAGATTCTCATACCATTACCGGTTCATTAGGTACAACAGGTTCAGTCAATATTCAAGGCAATACCGGACTAAACGGAACACTTTCAGTAACTGGTTCTCAATATACCTCAGGTACTACCGATGTAGCAACTATACAAGGTTCTACCTCCGATGGTACTTTACTCAATATCCTAGGTACATCAGGTCAGTTATTTTCTGTAACAGACGGATTATCAGGTTCTTTATTCTCAGTAAATACAATTTCTGGTTTGCCCGTAGTAGAGGCATTCTCTGATTTCTCATTTGTAGCAGGTCAATACGGGGTTAACAATTTATTTGTTAAAGACGGTAAGGTAGGTATCATGACGGGTACCCCTCAAGCTACTTTAGAGGTTGCAGGTGGTGCTATTATAGGTGGTGATACTACAATTAGTGGTTCTACGGTTATTACAGGATCTCTCACTATCCCACAAGAAGGTGAAACCGATCTATTAAAAGTTGGAGGAACTACCTCTGCCCCTACATTACTTGTAGGTACAAATAATAAAGTAAACATAGGTACTACATCCTCAGTCTCAACCTTAAATGTAGCAGGTACAACAAACGTACTTACAGTTGAAGGTACTACAGTTGAGGGTAATATGTTTGATGTATATGGCCCCTCAGGTCAATTATTTTCCGTTGTAGACGGGTTATCAGGATCGTTATTTAGTGTAAATACTATTTCCGGCGTTCCGGTAATGGAGGTGTTCTCTGACAATACTGTCAGGGTAGGGCAATACTCAAATCCTCCTTTAGTAATTGCAGGTGCAACAGCTTCTGTATCAGGAACTCTAAATGTAAATTCAGGTAATATTAACGTAACATCAGGATCAGTTACAATATTTAAATCCGGTTCTAGTCTTTCAGATTCTTTATTTGATGTAGAAGGTGCACAGGGTCAATTATTCTCTGTCATAGATACATTCTCAGGATCCTTAATGTCAGTAAATGATATTTCAGGATTTCCAATCTTGGATGTAAGATCAGATGATAGTATTACAATGGGTACTTTCGGATCAAATGCTTTCAGAGTAGCAGGCACTAATGTAAGTGTAGGAGTAACAGCATCAGCCGTACCAACAACCACAGGTTCAGACGGCGAGTTTAGATTCGGTATAGTAGGCGGAAGTGCCTTCATGTATGTTTACCTAGGCGGTAAATGGAGATCAGGTTCTTTATCGAACTAAGGTCTTTCTCCATATTTATATTAAAAACACATGGCTTATGTTAATGGAAATAAACCCATTGTAACTAATGGTTTGGTTTATGCATTAGATTTTGGGAATACTAAATCATACACTTCAGGAAGCAATACTGCTAGGTCAATAGTTTTTGATCCTGCAGGTACAACTACTGTTACAGGTTCTACTGCTATACCAACCCTAACTAATGGAGTTTTAAATTTTACAGGCTCTCAATTTGTAAGAAGAACAGGTTCACTTTCTGTTTTTGATTCTCAAGGTTCTTTCACTGTCCAAATAGTAGGAAAGGCCAACACACCAGGCAACTTATTTTCTATTAATACAACCTCTGGAAACCTTGCATCCAATGTAACTCCATCAAGTTCGGTATTTGGGTTTAATTTAAGTTCTGGAGATTTTTCTAGAACATATAGAGGATTTACATCCTCAAGTTTGCAGCATGTAACTTACCGTTACTCACAAGGCAGTATTGATATTTTTCTTAACGGTATTCCGGTTACTGCCTCTCAGGCAAATACTGCATTAACAACCACTGCAATTTCAAATGCATTATTTATAAATTCAGGTTCTAATTTCTTTTCAGGCTCGGTAGCTCAATTTTATGTTTACAATAGGGCATTATCTGCTGATGAAATCTACGAAAATTACCTAGTTTCCGCTGGTAGAAATAGTCTTCCGACAATTCCTAAACCTTATACACAAGACGAGAACGTATATAAATTTTTACAAACAACAGGAATAACAGATTTAGATACAATATCTGCTATTGATACTTTTGTTTCTAATCTAAAATCAAATGGATTATGGAACAAAATGACAGCCATTTACCCATTCTTAACCACTAGTACTGGTTCACAAGCAGTGAATCTGAAAGATCCGGGGGTATTAGGATTGGGACTAACAGGATCATTTTCTGCCTCCTCGGCTGGTTTAACGCCATCTAGTTCAACTTCTTTTATAGAAACTCAAGGAGTAACTACAGATACTTTATATCCAACAGTTAATACTGCTTCATCTCATATCACTTTATTATCATATGATGTACCTAAAACTAGTTCATACCCTGCTGCTATAGTAGGTGGAGTTGGAGCTTCTGGAGGTGCTATTACTTTTGCTAATGGTAAAGTAATACATACCTTTACTTCTGGTTCCGGATCTTTTATACCATTACATGCTTCTTTAACAGCTGTAGAAGTATTAGTAGTAGCTGGTGGTGGTGGAGGCGGTAGAGGTGAGGGAAATAACTATGGCGGCGGTGGTGGCGGAGCCGGTGGATTAATTTACTCTTCATCATTCTCCGTTACTCCTCTTACTACATATACAACAGTAGTGGGGCAAGGAGGAGCTAGTGGGTCTGGAAGTTCTACTTCTGGATCTAATGGTGAAAATTCACAATTCGAAAGTATAATAACTTTAGGAGGCGGCGGAGGTGGAGCAGCAGGATTATCTATACCTGGTAATAATGGTAATATTGGTGGCTCCGGTGGAGGAGCAGGAGCGGGGCCTGGAGTTCCGCATATAGGGGGGTCTGGTTCTATTGGGCAAGGTAATAACGGAGGTAATGTAACAATTACTGTTGTGGGTAATGGTGGTGCAGGTGGAGGTGGTGCTGGTGGTAACGCTCCTAATAGATCTACATATGGAAGTTTTTCACCTGGAGGGGTTGGATTAGTATATTCAATATCAGGACAACCAGTAACATACTCTGAAGGAGGTATAGGAGGGGGATTTGTAGAAAATTATGGATTTAATGGATTATCAAATAGAGGTTATGGAGGTAGTGGTACACGATTTGGTACTGCTGGGAAAGGTGGTTCCGGCGTAGTAATAGTATCTTACCCAGCAATTTCCGGACAAGGTCCTAACAGTGGATTTTTTATAACAGAAGATGCAATATCAGGGTCATCTAACTCAGAATTTTCAGGAGGTATAACAGGATCAGGAAATATAGGATTTTTAACTGTATCAAGAACAGGTTCTAATTCTTTCTTATTAAGAAAAAATAACGACCAAACAGTAATCAACACCCCATCATCAGGGGCTTTTAATTTAGATTTATATTTAGGAGGTGCAAGTTTAGCAGGAGCAACTTCTTCCTTAGGTAACTCAAATACAAGCATATCCTATGCCTCAATAGGGGCAGGTCTAACAACCACCGAGGTAGCAACATACTATAACCTAGTATCACAACTACAAAACAACCTAAAAAGACAAAATACTTTATTAGATAATTTTTCTGGGGCAGCAGCGGCTTATTCTTTAAGAAGAATAGGACCTTCCGGTTACTTTGGACCAGCCATTAGGGTAAGAAGGGATTCCGACAATACATTAAGGGACATTGGATTTACCTCCGATGGACAATTAGATACAGTAGGACTGTTGGATTTTGTGGGAGTGACTGGGTCTGGGTTTGTACAGACTTGGTATGATCAGTCTGGGAATGGTAGAGATGCCACGCAAGGAACAACTACTAGACAACCATTTATTGCAATTTCTGGATCTGTTACGGTAAGAGAAAATAAACCAGTATTTCAATTAGATAATGCTACTCAAAAACACTTAATTGCTCCTACCTTAAATACTTTAATAGGAGGAAATAGACTTTCATTTTTCACCGTTGTTCAAGATGCAGGTTTTACTGATATGGGAGCTAATGCAACCTCTGGAAACAACGGATTTATGTTAAGAGATTTTAGAACAGCTTCACCGCCCGGATTTTGGTTACCTCAATTAAATACAGGCAATTCACCTCTGATAAGAGATACAATATATACTGGAAGTATAAAATCTGTTATTTCTATTATATCCAATGAAAGTAGTTTAACTACTTATAATAGACTAGATTTTAAAGGATCTGTTGCTGGTAATTACACATTTAATAGTACAAATAATTTTTTAATAGGTAGTATAGGTGGAATTGGAAGTTTTTACAGTGAGGCTAGAATATCAGAAATTATATTATATAATACCGATCAAACAAATAATAGATTATCAATATCAACAAACCAATTCACCCACTATTCAACTTCAGGTTCAGACCCAGACTATCAATCCTTCATAACAGCCACAGGTATAACACAACCAACCCAATCGGCTGCCCTAGAGACCCTAGTATCGGATTTAAAATCATATGGATTATGGAATAAAATGAAAGCCATCTATCCAATGATTACCGACAAAAATAACAGACTGTCTGACTCGCAGACCTTAACCAACAACTGGTTTCAGATTTCTAGTTCATTGACGGTTTCATCCTCGGCTGCACCAGACGGTTCAAACACCGGATTCTTATTCAAGGAAACTGCAACACCCACCGGGTCATTCACTGTAGTAAATAATGGAGCTAGTGCTTATACATTCTCCGGAGATGTTACCGGAGATAATCCAACCTTAACTCTGGAAAGAGGAGTTACTTACAGTTTTTACTTAAATGCATCCGGACATCCTTTCTACATTATGACAGGATCTGGAGCATATACTGTTGATGGACAATACAACATAGGTGTAACCGGGCAAGGAACACAAGTAGGTACACTCACTTTTACAGTACCCAATAACGCACCAGATACCCTGGCTTATGTTTGCCAGTTCCATGGATCAATGGCAGGTACTATTAATGTGATTAATAATACAGCTCAGCATTACATTACTAGAACAGTAGTTAATGATGTAATATCAGGCTCAGAATATGTAGTTTCATTCCATGGAAGATACTTAAACAGACCTTGGATGGCAGTCAAAACTGATGCCGGAGTACAAGGATGGTTTAATGTTCAAACAGGAACAACCGGTTCCTTTACCGGGTCAAATGCTACAGTAACAGCAGTATCAGGAGGATGGTACAGGTGTGCATTATACTTTACAGCCTCTGAGGCTACTGCACCTAGAGCAGCACAGTTTCATCTGGCAGATGCCGACAACAGTCTTTCTTATGCTGGTAATACAGCCTCCGGATCTTATATCTGGGGTGTACAATGGGAGAATGGAAATTTGTTAGGTCCTTACAGAGTAACTTCTAATGGATTTACTACCGGGTCAATGCTGGATCAAATGAAGTTTAATTTGAAAAATCCGGTTGATACTGATGCTGGGTTTAGATTGACTTACAACGGCAACTGGAATCCAGGGTATTCAGGAACTAAACCTGATGGAATTACAGCGTATGGAAATGCTTTTATTAGGAACAATGCTATGAGCAGTTCATCCATACACTTGTCTGCTTATAGTAGAACTAACGCTACCGGTACTGATGGTGCTATAATAGGAAATAGTACAGCTTATTATAATTTGCTAAGGTTAAAAGATTCAAGTAACAACTTTAGAGGGGGTATTAATGCTAGTACTTTAAACACTGTTTCAAATCCAAATTCAACCGGGTATTATATCGGGTTAAGAACATCACCAACTTCAAATAGATTTTTTAAAAATAATATTCTATTAGGGATTTTAACAGATAATGTTGTAGTAGATTCAAATGATCCTATATACATTGGTGCTATTCACCGCTCAGGAGGAGCTACTTTCTACGACAATAAGGAGATTGCATTCGCAACAATAGGAGACGGCCTAACCGACTACGAGGCCAAAGCACTCTACTGGATAGTACAAAAATACCAAACCACACTTGGAAGACAAGTGTACTAAAATATTTATAATTAAATAAATGGCAACCCAATATTCAAATAAACCTATAGTTACAGACGGTCTAGTGTATGCACTGGATTTTGGAAACCAAAAAAGTTATGTTAGTGGTTCTGCTACGGCCAATAGTTTAAAATACGAAACCAATCCTACATTTGTTACTGGGTCTACATCTATACCAAATTCTTTATCTCCGGTTTTATTTTTTACTGGATCACAATGGGTAGAAAGAACGGGATCATTTAGTGTTTTTAACCCAAACGGGATTTTTACTTTATCAATAGTAGTGAATGCTATAACAGCAGGTACTCTAGTTTCACAAACATCCTCTTTAGGTAATCTTGTCTCTAACGTATCCCCTACATCCTCTGCTTTTGGTTTTGCAAACCCCAATTACACTAGAGGAATACAGGGATTATCTGCCACAGGACTTAATCATCTTACATATAGATATTCTTCAGGAAGTCTGGATATTTTTTATAACGGTACTTTGGTTACAGCCTCACAGGCCACCATTTCCTTACCCACCTCATCCGTTGTTGATGAATTTTATATAAACGGTAATAACGGTCTATTAAACAATTTCTCCGGATCATTGGCAGCTATATCGGTTTATAATAGGGCATTAACTATAAACGAAGTACAGAGCAACTATACTTTATCTAAAATAAGATACGGACTAACTCAAGAACAAAATTACACTTTGGATGAAAATGCTTTTCTGTTTCTACAATCAGCAGGCATCACAGACCCAATCATAACAGGCTCCATAGACACGTTTGTCCGTGGTTTAAAAAGTGCCTCTCTATGGGACAAGATGATTGCCATATATCCTTTTGTAGGCACAGGATCAGTTGGGACAAACCTAACCGGATCACACCGTTGGAATCTTAAAGAGCCGTCTCTAGTAACATACCCATTATCATTTACAGGATCTTGGAATGGATCTACTTCTGGTTCAGCACCCTCAGGCTCAAATACAAATATTTCTACCCAGGTAACACCATCAACATACTACCCATTTTTTAATACACAGTCTGCCCATATATCAATTCTATCTTATGATACCCCAGTATCAAGTTCCTACTTGATGGGAACAGAAGGAACAATAAATACCTCCTCTTTTTCCATTTACTATAATTCAGGATCTCAATCAGGATCTATAACCGGTTCTATAAATAATGCACCACTTTACGGAATACCATCCTCAGGTCCCCTAGGACTAATCACCGTTTCTAGAACAGGTTCCAATAGTCTGACTATTGCCCGGAACGGGGTTACATCCTCGTTTGCCGTACCGGCCTCCGGTGCTTTATCAACAGGAATTTATTTGGGTGCAATAAATAATAATGGAATAGCATTAGGAAATTCACCGTTGGGAATTA